GAACCATCTGGAAATGAATCTGGATTTGATGCCATCCATTCTTGGAACATCTCATCACTAGTTCCGTATCTGGCCTTCTCTCTCAAATCCTGAGCATCCAATAGTGCTTGGTTACGCTCTCTCTTGTTTCTCTCTTCAACTCTAGATGGCATCATCCTATCTGCGAAATCAGAGAGCCTACCTTTCTCCACCTCATTGAACCAATCCTCTTTCTTGATTCTGATACCAGTCTTCTGCTCCTCGTCATCATCCTCTTCAGGGTCAACTGAGAACTCCGGCTCATCAGTGGGATTCACTGTTGGTGGCTCCGGTGGTGGAGCAGGTGGCATTCCCATTGGTGGTGGTGGCATTCCCATACCATCCATCGGTGGGGGCGGGGGCATAGGGCCACCCATAGGTGGTGGCGGCGGTGGTGGCGGTGGCATCTCTTGCATCGGTGGTTGTTTCAATACGTCTTCCCATCCCATCTAGTTCAACCCCTCAAAGCAATATGGACAACAGACTGTAATCGCAGTGTTAATTCCTAATTTCAAACAATCGCACTTCATGCATTCACCTTCATTATGCTTCTCCAATCTCTAACTTCTACATCTGCACTGGTCTTCACTTCATCATCTCCTTCTTTCTCTTGAGCCTCTGCTTGCTGGGCTTCTTCCTCTTCTCGCCTCTTCCTCTTCATGTAGGCCGAATCCTTGTGTGGTTCCCAACCTGCTAGTTTCGCCATGTGAGCCATCTGCCTCCTTGACATTGTAATGTATATCTTCTCGATGTCATTTGGTATTCCACCCAAGTCCTTCTCTATTCTCTTAATCAGATTGACTTCCCTCTGATTGCGAATTAGAATAGGAGTTTGCTTGATTGAAGAAGCGGCCCTAGTCGTAGCGAAGTTACCAGAAGGGGTCGTGAATTCCTCATGGTCTACCATAAATTTGAACATCCTTGCAATCTCAGCAATTTCCAATGCCAGTTTAGCAGAACCCTGCCCATGAATGGGAATAGGGGTATTGGCATCTAATTCAAAGTCAAGGCTCTCCAAGTCCTTAATCGCATTCTTGATTATCTTATGTAGGCTCAGAGAATTCCGACCAACGATGTTTCCCTCTCCATACATCGCTTGCCACATAGGGGGCTTTGCCTCTCCCTCGCTATAGGAATACCATCCACTGTCAACTGGTTTCAAATCAGCATCCTTCCAAGCGTTCCGATAACGACAATACTTCTCCGTCATGTAATGACCATAGACCTTCTGATAATCACCAATAGTCCCATCCTCGTCATCCCAATTCCTCGGCTCAGTGAATAGGATGTTAGCCGCATTGCCACTACCCGCTTCGGTGTTGACGCTCCACTCATCCATCTGCTTGTCGAGTGCTTTCAGTTTGTCAAGATGGCTCTCCTCGTAGTCCTGTGTCCTGAACAATTCACCGATTTCATCCATCGCATCCATTGCCTCTCTAGACCAAGGTTCAGCATTAGGGCCACTGTTCTGTGCTTGCCGTCCTTTGAAGCCCTGATTCCGAACCATGTCATACAGGCTCTCACTTAGTTTGTAGTTACCAATAGTCGCACCCTTCAATCCCTTCGTGGCTCTCTTCCACTCAACCCAATCCTTGGTGAACAGTTTGTAGTTACGCCGACTGTGCAACTTATACTTCCCCAGAGCCAATGTGACTCTATCCTTCTTGAGTTTCTTCTTAGCCATTAACAATCACACCCATCGGAACACCCGCACTTCTTACACTTCGTCTTTCCATTATCCCATAGAGTCCCTTCATCGAAAGGCTTCTTCTTGGGCTTGATTATGTGAATACCAAAACTAGTATTGAACAAATCACCAGTAGCACCACCAGAACTCATCACTGCCCCACTGCTTCTTAGAACCGTGAACCACCCATCTCCCTTGTCGCTCCTCTCAAGTTTATCTTGCCAAGACTCATCATGGAAATCCACCTCATCAGTGACATCCTCCTGTGGCTCTATCTCCTCTTCAGCCATCATCTCCTCTACTCCACCCATTGAGAACAACTGCTCGGCATCCATAGCAGATAAGGTAGACAGGAACGCATGTGCAATATACGCCTTGCCGATGGGACTCTCCAACAGTTTCTTGTAAGACGCTCTGAATGCGCTCTTCTCCTCTGGCTCTAGAGTGGACAACAACTCATCTGGAATGTTCGCGGAGGCATTGTGAGCAACTGCCTCAAACAAATCCATCTCCTCCAATTGGCCCATAAGACCCGAATCGATGTTCATGTTCTTAGGGTCATACTTGTTCAAGTCCAGATGGAAGTCCTCCTCCTCTTCTTCTTCATCGTCTTTATTGCGTATTTCCTCTATGTAGTCGTGAACCTGTTGCATTGCCAAACTAAGAGGCTCCTTGAGAATGGCATTGGTAGCACTCTCCTGTTCATCTATTGTCATGCCCTGATACTCAGTGGGGTCATTCACATCAGACTCCACATCTTCAGGCGCGTGTGGGTTATCCGAATATGGCTTGGTCATCCTCTGGCTCTTCGCCTTGATTTCCGACAACGCCGTGATGTTCTCATGTGCGAATTGAACGGCAGAATCCATTAATCCCTTATCGCCAATCTTGGAGAAAATATCGCTATACTTCGTCCCTTCGACAATCTGCAAGATATCCAAATTCCTAATCACATCAGGCATCTTGTCTTTAGAATCCTCTACCATCTCACCGACCTCCAATTACAGACAACACTTTATTCTTCTGAATCATAGCATTGACCTCACCTTACTGTTTATCTGTTGCCACCCTTCCTTCATCAATTTGGTTAATAGAGCGTCATCATACACACTCCATTGCTCGGTATCTTCGATTCCTTGGAGATACCACGGGTCTAATTCAAACAAGTAACTCATCTCATACCAATCCTCATCAAGCCTCTTATGCTTACTCTCAGTTCTCATTCCAGTGGTAATCACTGTAAAACCAAACCGATTCCTATCAGGGACATACCTAGTAAAACCAAGTAAGTCCCAACCTTCCAAATCGGAGATAGATTGTTCCCATTCCCCAGTCTTACCAGTTGCCGTGTTGAGCAGTTCTAGGAACTTACATGCAACTGATTCTGGAACACCCTCCATGAGTGCTTCTGTGTCAGAGCCTTCAAACTGCGCACCACCAATTGTTTCATCTACAATATGGAGATTACTCAGGTTGATGTCAAAAACCCCTCCCCTGCCTATGTGTTTCATCTTCTTCGGAATAGGCTTGCCCCCTGTCCCAGATTCCCATCTTGTGATGTAACTATCTTCTATGGTGATTTTATCCCCTGAGTCACTGTGTAGATAATGGTCGTAGACACCACCGAAATACTCATCCCAAATCGATTCAGCCACTTTCAGTGATTCTGATTTAATGTCCTCCTGACTATTCCCCCATGTGTCCAAGACACGCTTCATCTTCTCACGACAGCCAGACTCCTCCTCCTCTATCTTCTTGGGCTTATTTATCCTAACCTTCTGCTTAGGAATGTTGATTTGCAACTTTAGAATATCGAACCAATTCATGGAATGACCGCCTTTATCTTATCGTAATTATCAAAGTCTTCTTGCTCTTCGTTGGGTCTGGCTCTCGGTGGTGGTGCTACTGTTGCAGTATCAGGCTCAACTACATCACCAATTCTGAGGTATACTCTTAGTAGATACAGTTTTTTACTACCGGAAAACACATAAATTAATAGTCTCCCTCTGTTTTCCATTCTATTAGTTAAAGCCATATCGGATTTAGCAAATTCAACTTCAATCTCATAATCGTCAACTTCTGCTAATCTCGACATGTTTCCGTGTTTTTCCCTGACTTTAGGAAACTTCCCTCGATAAGTTACTCCCCCATCAGCATAGTCCTTATTGTTGGCTTCCTTTCTCAACATTTCAATTATTTTACATGCTACCTCTTCAGAAACTTCATCCCACTTTTGATAGTAGTAGTTTCTTCTATTCATACCTTCAATATATTTTGTGAATGGGCCATATGGTTCATACACAGAGCCACTAGGAACAATACTTTTGACCTTCTCTATGAAAGCACCCAACCTCTCCTTGCAATCCTCCTTAATCTCAACCTTCTTTGGCTTCTTCATGCTAACTATGCTCTTAGGCACAGAGATAAGTGGCTCCTTCAGAATATCGAACCAACTCATGGAAACACATCCTTAATTTTATCCAATATCTCTGACCATCTTTCTGAGGTTAACGGTTTTGCTCCCACATAATTTATTTCACAGTTATATGGTGGATTGGTTATCTTCATCAAAGGCATATCGTGAAAGCGTAATTCATCATCGGTCAAATTACTATCGAGATACGCCACATTTCCTTCGGCCCAACTTATCATAAATCCCCTCGGAGGACTGTTCATGGACATGGCTTGTAGAATTTTACATGCATACTCTTCTGATATATTGAAATCCTGCACATAGCAATGACCACCATCTTTTTCAAACAATATTGTGAAATCTGACTCATTTGCAATAATAGGAAAGACATCCCAAAGGAACTTCTTGACTTTCGGTAGACATTTATCATTAGTCTCAATCTTCTTAGGCTTCTTGATTCTAACACTGCCTTTGGGAATAGATATCAAAGGCTCCTTGATAATGTCAAACCAACTCAACCTACCGCCTCCTTGAACATCCTGTCACATTCCTTGAAGACCCTAGTGACTTCTCTCAAGTTAGCAGTCTCTACATCTCTTGTTCGACCACCGAAGGGAGTTGGGATGAAAAACTTCAGAGAAATACCAATCGACAGTTGAGGTGTCGGGCCTTGTGCATTCTTGATGTAGACCTCCCTATTCCACAGATGGACTGTAGGGTTTCTCCCATATGTCTCTAGTTTAACACGCGAGCCAACTGTCCATCCAACGAGTGTTTGCTCAGAAAGAACCTCTCCATTAGAAACCGCCTTCAGATGCTTCAACGCCTCACAACATATCTTTTCTGGCAACTCATTGATATCAGCATCGGAACCTGCCCCACGAAGATAGCCTATTGCACCATTAGTCGCATTTCCGCGCAATTCTTCTGGAAGCCATGTTCCCACCTTCAGTTTCCCCCCATGTCTACCATCAGCAATGCTATATGAGGCTGCATCTGGTAATTCCTCCGTTCTAACACGTTCTGATGTCCACTCTGAACCGTTAAGTTTGAATTCCTTGTCAAATAATGGAGCATTTAGCACTCTCTGGGCGATTTCCTTCAATTTCCTCTTACAATCGTCCTCTTGCTCTATTTTCTTCGGCTTTTTAATCCGAATCTTCTGTTTTGGGATGGAAATTAGCGGTTTCTTGAGAATTTCCGTCCAATCTGCCATATTCCCACCTATTTTTCGGAATATTGGCTACATCCGCCCTTCGCATTGACGGTAATACTGTCCAAAGTGCAATTTCCGCCCTCATTGTGCATACAATCCCTAGCAACACATAACGCAACCTTGCATTTCCCCAACTTTGGCTTATCGGACTCATAGTCAAGCCACTCCTTGCCCTGTTTCTCAGTTTTCAACTTCTTCTGCCAATCCATCTAGAATACAACTCCTTGGTTAAACATATTTTACCACTCTTTTTCAAAAAAATACCCGGAATTTGTTTGGCACTTGCGATTTTTTTTTTCATCAATTTGTTCTATTCCCAGAATAAGAATGTAATAACATTTTATTCCAATTGTTTTTATCTGTGCTTATTCCTCCGTCTAATTATCATAGCGGATAACTATAAATCACATTATATTATTGTATGAAAGGCGAAATTTTTCCAGTTTGAATGCAGTCTGCATTAATCAAGGAAAAAAAATTTCACATTGCAAAGCCATATGGTTGTGAACTTTGTGGAAACCCCGTTGAGGTCGTCACTCCTCCTCGTCAACAAGTGGCTTCAACCACTCCTTGATGAGTCTCTCGTCCCACTTCTTGGTTCGCTTGTCTAGGAAGCGTTGCTTCCATAGGTCATACCTTCGCCAGTGGGCCTTTTGCATTCCGCTTCTGTCGATAGCGTCACCGTTAACCCCGATGATGGTTGTCGCGTGTCTCTTGTTCCAACTTGTTCCCATTATTCTTCCTCCTTCTTTGCCTCAATCCTCTTGATGTCTTCTGGTGTGAGGTAGTCACCAGTAAAGTCCTCTTCATCAAGATAAACCACGTTTCCGCTTGTGTCAATGTATGCCTCCCCACAGCATAGTTCACACCCGCACATTGTGGATAAATCGCACTTGATGTTATAGTGGTCGTAGTATGTCGTAAATCTTCCCATTATTCTTCCTCCTTTGTCCTCAATCCTAACCCTTTGTATGTTAAGGGGCTTGAGAATAGACTAGTTGTCTCTCTCGCATTCAATTCTCTCATCAAACTGAGTCTGAATGTCCTCTCATTGAAATTGTCGTTAGTCTCCGATAGTCTCATTATCATCCAATCGGTTTGCTCCTCCGACAAGTCCATTTCTACCATTAATCCAACCATCCAGTTGAAGTGTCTCCTCTGAAATGCCACGTTCTTCATGATATATGCCAGACAGTCTCACCTATGAGGTGCGTGATTCAAAGTATCCTTACCATATGGTTGCACTTTGGGCTACCCTATAGAGGGGTTAGTGGTGGGTTAACCTCGCACCCCGTTGGGTGCATGAGGTCTTGTCACTAGTTTACTGGATTCCTCAAGTGGTATACCCTGAATCCTTACCTCTTTATCGAATGTGTGTGTCCCGAAAGGTCACTTACTCAATTGTCCTCCTTGGGAGGAATCTGGCATACAAGTCCCTTGTCGGAACCGTCCCAGATATAATCGGCTTTGTCGTCACTCTTTAGGTGAGCATTGAATGCCGCATTCATACGAAGTCTTGCCGCGTCAACCATAGTCTGTGCGAAATCCGCACCATCGGTGAATAGACCGCCGCCACTTCTCTTGTTGCGCACTAGATACCTTGACATCTGCTCACAATCATCGAAGCAAGACTCTAGAGCCTTCTTGATAGTAGCGAGTTCTCCGTCACGGAATGACTGAGTTTCGTCAGGCATTGCGCTCTTCTTTCCGGTAGTGAAAGGTTTGTCGGGTATGTCCGAGAAGCATGTTCGGATTGCACTGTATAGTGCAGTCCTCTTGCTTGGCTTTGCATCGCCAGCCTTCACCAGATTGGGAACTGATAGCAACTCAAGGTGCGTATCCTCCCAATCTTCGTGGTTAGTAAACCACAGTTCAATCTTCGTCTTTATTGCATTCCATTTGTCATCTGTCATTTCTGCCATGTGTCTCTCTCCTGTTAGAGTGTGTCTTTCGGGACAACTATTACTGACAAACCACCCTTATGAGGGTATGTTGACAAAGTATCCTACCATATGGTAAGCATAACTTTGTAATGACACCTCATAAGATGTGCTGGCTACCATACTATTGTCCCCCTTGGCCGGAGGGACACGGTAGTGGCTGAATGTGACCTTCGCAAGGGGTCAAAGGCACGCAACCTCCCTGTAGTGGGGCAATCGCACCTAGAGATAGGAGCCGTTGAAAGTCGGGATTACTCCTGATAGGTTACGCGGTATCAGCGGGTTAAGATTTGCAATTACAAAACTGTGAACCTTGCGCCCATGCGGATTAGTGGCTCTGGGAAACCAATCCACTCTACCACCTTCAATTCCACTGGAACTGATAGGAGTGCCAAGAGACTAGCAAGACGAATGCTCTGTAGACTGAGAAGTGCGCAATCAGACTAGGGTGAATCCGGAATACACCCCTAGCCATGAGTCGGAACTAAGACTTAGCAACTTGCAACGATGCTCTCCTCTCCTCCTTGACGGTTCCAGCACAATTGAACAAGGTGTCCACAAAGTTTACCACCATATGGTATGGCACTTTGTCGCCCATACCCTGAAGGGTGTGTTGGCTTACCCGACTTCTTAATGCTCTATGTATTATCAGATTGCTCTGTGCATATCGGTTACGGTTTTGGGCTACCACCTGTTTATGTAGCCTCGCCAACTTGTAATCACTCCTCCTCACAACTCTTTGCGTAGTCTCTCTTGATATCATCCCACAGTCGTTGCTTCATACGGTTCTTCCACATCGTATGTGACTCTGTGGTAACGTTGGCTGACCAATCTGCGGCTTGTAGTCTGCCACAGAACTCAACGGTGAACCAACTAGGTAGGAAGTTGAATATTCCCGTAACGAGATTAGTCATTTGTATCCTATCATGGAACTTCTGTGGGTCATCTACTCTACCCACACAAGCCGCCATCGCTAAGACACCTATGCCGAAACTGTTGATGAAACTAATCTCCTCACTAGAGAACCCCTTGTCAGGGCCGTTTACTATTCCAACTATCAATGGCATCAGAGATTCATCTCCCTGAATGCTCGTAGAGCGGCTTTCAACTCAGCAAGTGACTCAGCCAAGTCATCGCCACGAACCCTTAGACTCTTGATGACGATAACATGGTCTGAACCACTCTTGGAGTGTCCAACTTCCAGTTCATACTTGTATGGTTTCACATCTTCTCTTACTACTGCTCCATTCTTCACTGTGTAATCTGTCATATTCACTCTTCCTCCTCGTTCTTCCTCTTCTCGGCTCTAACTCTCTCGATAATATCAGGAGTGCATTCACTTCTGCTCTCACTGATGACATCGAAGTGGCAACCAATCTCCGCATTGTCGAAAACTTCGGTTTCCCAATCATTGAGTTCCCTCAAAGACTTCTCAACAACGTGTTGTATCTTCCCCATTATTGCTAGTGGGGCATCTACGCACTTCTGCTCAATCTTAGCCTTCCTTGCGACCTTCTCTGATTGCCATGTGATGACGAATTTGAGTTTTGTCTCATTGTAGGTGGTGTGTAGTGTGGCAACTACCTTCACATTCTCATCAACTGTCTGATGTGGGTTGTAGTATTTGAGGCAGTAGTCGTAATCAGTGTGAATTAGGTATTCTCCTCTTGGCCCCTTCTCTTTCTCACCACTCTTGACCTTCGATTCCTCATACATGTGAATATCCTCGTATGGGAATGCCTTCTGTAGTTGCTCCTCTGCTTTCTGGGCATCGCTCCTATACATGAAATCCATGACACCAATCTTACCCATCATGTCAATCATGTAGGATGTTTCCCTATCCTCGTATTCTTGCATTCCGTAGTGGTGGTCATCCAAATCGCTACTGTATTTGTTGCATGTTCTGACACCACTGGTGAACAGTTTAGTGTTCAATTGTGGCATCTTCTCACTTGTCGTTCTGTCGTAGGTTATCTCGTATGTTCTTACATATGTCAACATGGTAGTAGTTACCCTTGCAGACTTATGAGGTATGCTGAGCAAAGTATCATACCATATGGTTCGGAACTTTGTGGGAACCTTGATGTGTCTGGAGGAGACAACATCACCGACTCAGTTTCCCTCCTGAAGGAAGGACACTAGAGTGTCCGGTGAACCATCCCAGCCAGCCTTGCTTGCTGAGATAGCGTTTCGGCGCATCTGTGCGACTATGAAAGCCACCCATGCGTTACCGTCATCAAAGACGGCTTCCTTGCTCCTTCCGTGTGGAAGGATAAGGCCCCTGATTGAGGGGTGAGCATCGAAGACGGAAGCAATTGCCTCAATCTCCTTGCTTGCACCCACAAAGGAAGTTAGCGCATCGCCAGTTAGAGCGGATGCCCTACCGACTGGTGCGCCATCGAAGTCCTCTAGCATGGTCTTTATTGCCGAGGACACCTTTGTCTGTGCCGTTACGTTGTTGTCTCCTTTTCCGAGCAGTGTCCTGCAAGTCGAGGCAGTCATCTTGTCGACTGACCCTCCATCCAAGAAACTGTTCACGGTTGTGCTGAACTCATTCCAATTCTTCATTTCTGCCATATCATTCTCTCCTGTGTTGGTTGTGCCTCCTCCGAGACAATAGTATGGGGGTTGGAAGTCTTATGAGGTGTGTCCTCAAAGTGTCCCTTACCATATGGTAGTATCTTCGCATTAGGACTATTCAGTCGGAGGTGCAGTTTAGCGGAGGGCGTCTTTAAAAGGGTTTGAGGGTGACTACTTTTGAGAATCTGAGACACTCGGAAAGTGTGTCTTATTCTAATTGTATACTTAACTGATAATACTCACCTGTGTAAATTAATTGCTACCAGTATAGAGAGACTTTTCTCTCCCTCTCTATCTGGTATGCATATTAATATAATATAATATATAGAATAATCAATGATATACTACTATAGAATATCAAGTATGAGTAGCCCTAGTCAGGAGTATATGAACTGACAGAGATGCTTCTCACGTTTCTCATTTGTATGATAAACTTCTTTTTGGGGGTAGCCCTAAGAGAATGGATAGTATTTCTTATGTTTATCATTTATCATTATTATCATAATCTCTCTCTCTCTCTCTCTCTCTCTCTCTCTCTCTCTCTCTCTCTTGCCCTAGCGGGCATGATAAACGTGAGAAATGAGAAACGTCAGTTGGAAATCGGAGGACTGGATGGCGGAGAGGGGAAGAATAATATCTCTCATTCGATGAGAAAGGTGTGAGAAACATGGCATGGAAGAAAGTAGAAAAAGATGTGAAGAAGACAATTGACGAATATCATGAGATGGCGAAGGACAACCATCTTGAGGAGTATGTCCCTAGTAAGTATCTAAGCACTCTAGGGAACAAGGCTCATGTGGGTGACAACCCATTTGAGGGATTAGCGAAGAGCAGTAGGAAGTGGAAGAAAATGGCAAATAGTCAGGAAGAAATAGAAGCAGTATTAGAGGAAGTCAAGAAGTTGTTATTGGCGAAGAATGAGCAGTATGGAGACTCGGCTTTGAGTCCCAATCGTATCTTCTCCAAGGCATCTACGGACGAGCAAATCAAGGTCAGAATTGACGACAAGTTGAATCGCCTAATGTTGGGTAATGATTCAATGGAGAGTGACGATGATATCATCAAGGATTTGATTGGGTATCTCGTATTACTCCTAGTCTCTCAAGGGAGACAGGACTAGCACTTCGGTGCGACTCAGATGAAAACGTGATTGACTAGAGTGGCGATAAACCTTAGCGGGGGAAGTCATTACTACACAAGTAGTCTGTTAAAACAGAGTTTGGTAAAGTAAAAAACAAGAAGAGATAGAGTTCAACCCAAGACGTTAATGAATCGGAGGTAATCTGATAACACTTAACGATTGAGAACACATCTGGCGGTTAGGTAAGCCGCTGGGCATTGCGCTATAAACCCCGAAAGGGAATGCAGGTTATGTGCGGTTGGTGAAAGGTATTAGTGAATCAGAAGGGGTAATCATTCCCTTTCGCACCGAGTCATAGGGATTCGTTCCCCTCGTTACACATCGGCATAGAACGTTTGTTTCTCTGTAAAATAAAATAAGTGATTAATATGACAGGAATAGCAGTAAGAAATGGTGGAGCCTTTGACGAATATGATGAGGATGAAGTTCTCATGGTTATGTCATTGGCTGAGTATTGGCAGATTATCAACCGACTCAAGGGGTTGGATGATAGGATGAATACTATGAAGAAAGTAATGGGGAACCTTGTGAATCAGGGATTCTTCATGGAAGCGAATGAAGTGATGGAAGTAATAGAGGAGGAAGAGTGAATGGACAACGTTGAAGAATTGAAAGAAAAACTCAGAAAGTTGGAGAAATTTACCTTGCAGAACATTATGGATATTGAAGATATGTATGAAGAACTCAAGGGATGGCACAAGGTTAAGGCCTATATCCTTGAGAGAACATCGATAAATATCCAACATTTGACGAAATTTATGGAAGAGAATGTTAAAGATTCAGGGGTGATTGATAATGGATTTAGAAGATGATTTATTTTTAGAAAGCGATGCTATTGAGTTCATCAATAGTTTCAGGGGCCAGTATATACTAGGCCAAGCACTTAGATGTGCTATCGATGCGATGGAGAAGGTGCAACCTGTATGGAACAGGGAACCTAGTAACATCGCAGACATGAAGTGGATGCTTGAGAATGGCACAGTCGCAATGGGACTTGGTGGTGTAATGAAGAAGCATCCGCTCTACGACTCACACTTTTCCGTCAGAGTAGACGGAGAGGAAGTCGCGTCATTTGAGGACGAGAAGGATAACGGGAATATCGCTATTGAACTTGCTAAGTTCTTAGACGATAAACCGAAGCAGATAACATGGACAACTGTAGACCCAAAGTCCAATAAGAAGAAGGTTGAGGTTGTGTATGAGATGTGTCCAACAGAGAGACTCTCAGACGCACCCAAAGATGACGCACATTACCACTCACGGACTATCTATCCAATGGACGATAGTTAGTGATAACACGGGGTTTGCCAAATAATATCAGGAAAAGGTTATGCAATGTTCACACATTTCTGGAATAGTGCCAGTTCTTTCTCTTCTGTCAGCACGAACCTGATTCCCCAACAAATAGCGATTTTTTTCTAGACTATTTTCCTCACGGAATTGTGTCTGGATTAGAAATAGATAACCTAGAATAAAGGATGAGGAAGCGCGAGGCGTTTCACCCGTGAAATTTCACAGGGGTCACCCGTGACCGAAAATTGTGGTCACAAGGAACGTGTCACCTTCCTACAAAAAAAGAGATTAAAATAAATGTATAATAAAGAGATGAATAAAATGAATAATATGATAATTAAATTAGTAGCGAGTGGATTAACTTCCACTCTATTGACTTCAATGGTTGCAACGTGGTATGTGATTCAAGAATTCCTTGGAGAGCAGATGGCAATGCAACTATTGATTCCGGCATATGGCTGGTCGTTGCTCACATTGTGGGGTGACGAAATAAAGGACGCACTTCGTGGTGAGACAATCGATGAAGTGAAGGAAAGACTTGAGGAGTTCAATGAGAATCCAGTGGAGACAACGATTGAGTTCGCAAGCAAACAACTACCAAAATATAACAAGTGAGAAAGATGTTAGCAGAAGAGAAACTATGGAAAGAAGAGGGAATAATATTGATGCGAGGAAGGAACTTCGCACCGATATTCCTGAAGAGAACTAAACTATACACGTTGAGTCGTGGTGATTTGAAGTCATTACTTCAGTTAGCGTTGGATGAACTGGCTATCCTGAGATACAGGAGAGGAGTCAGTTGGCTTCAGGATGATGAACTGTGTTGTTCACCATTCGTGGATGAGGAGAACTACGATGAACTGATGAAGGAGACTTGGGACTACGAGGATAAGCCTCCCAAGAATATCACCTATGCAGTTGACGAAGTTAAGCAAGTAAGAACACCGAGAGGTGAATAAAAATGGGAAGACCAAAAGGAAGTAAAAACTTTGGTAGGACTCCCTTTAATGAGGACACTTGGAATCAAGTTAAACATTGCAAGGTTTGTTACCAACCTATGTTACTAGTCGATTGGGCAAAGAGATATGGTCGAATTGCTGGTAGAAAGGATGGATGGCTTGGTAACATTGAAGAAGAGAACAGAATAGGTGTTGCGATTCGTGAAGGGAAGTCGATATGTGACGACTGTTCACCATCACTATACCGAAGCGTGCTTCTAGAGGAGAAGAGAGTATTCGTTGATAACGAGTTTGTTAGGCAGAAGTTAATCGAGATTCGTGAGTATCTAGGACTTAACAAGAGCGATACTCCTTCGACCTATGACGGTTGGGATTTCATGCAACTAGTTTGGGAAAACATGAAAATTGGTGGTATTCAGATTGAAGGCCCAATGCAAGAACTCTTTGATTATCTCAACACCACGAAGTATAGTTCGATGATGAACTTCTGGGAGAAGAGGTCAAGGTTTGGTAAGTATTACAAGAAGCCTAACCATAGACAGAAGAGCCAAGACACTAGACCCGTGAATATTTCTATGTTCATGTGGGTGATAGACCAAATGTTTCCTAATGAAGTTCAGAGTTGGCCTGTTTGGAAACTCAAGCGAACAAGCAGACAGGCGTTGAAGACTTACGGTGTTATCTCGGATGACTCGGTTCAGATAAACGAACCATCGCTATTCAAAAAGATGGTATCAGAGATATACGGTGGTAATCCTACGTTTGACGATATGAAAATGTTAGGAAGTTATAATAAATACAAAGAGGTTCTTTTGAGAGAACATCCGTGGTTACCAGCGTATCCCAGATTGTATATTGGTGGTTTTGAAGGTCAACCTGACCCTCTTTACGAATCGACTTGGGCGTTCATAAAAGCGTTCCAAGAACATGTTTGTGACGAGTTGATTATGACTGAATCAGACTACAAGATAGTTTGTGATTCCAACACTAGGAATGGTCTATACAAAGAAGAGATAACAATTGAAGATGGAAGACATTGGTTCTTCAATTATCTTCTACCTGAACTTGATGTCTACATCACAGTAGAGGATTTCCCATTTAACAGTAGTAGGAGTGATTTAGAACAAGTCATAAATTTGACTGCCGATGAGATATATCATATTGATGGTGGAGTTAGCAGAGCCAACAAGATTGCTCATGCAATCTCTAAGTTGTATGACCCGAAGACTAAGACTACTCTTCTTGGTATTAAGAAGATAGTAGAACTTCTATGGCCTGAGTATGAGATGGAGCAGAACCTATGGAATAGAATGCTAGTCGGTGAGAAGAAGATGAGCAGGATGTTGTCTAACGTTCTAACACACTTTGGTAATGACTACAAATGGGATGACAAACTGCAAATTCCAACAAGAACAGGAAGGGTCGCTAGATACAAACACTCAAAGTTACCAATGAGAATAGATGGCATTAGTAGAGAACTGTCTTTCATCGTTGAAGGTCAGGGAGATTATCATTACGAGGGCTATGGTGTGGGGCATCATTGGAAGAAGACATTGCCAAAGTGCTACGAGGGTAATGCTACTACCTCATTAGAGTATAGACAAGAGTTGGATGCTAAGTGCAAGAGAGCGATAAAGAGACATGGGTTCAGCCCTATCTATGTTGTTCTAAGTAGGTTCGGAAAGCCCGTGAAAGGTGTTCATGGTGACATCCCAATATGGAATCGAAGTTATGTGTCTGGTTCAAGCAATGAATGTATAGGGCTTGCAGAGACATTCGACATGCAAGGAAGAGAAGACATTGGTGATATGATTAGAGACTATCATCAGAATGTAGTAATGAAGATGACTAAGGAAATGAAAAGGAAATTGGAGGAATGAAAATGAAGAAAGAAATAAATGTAGAATTTAGGTTGGTTAACGATGAGGAAATGCCACCTATTGTAATAACGATGAACGATAGAGATGAACCAAAGGTGGTTCTAAATTCGGAACACAAGATTTGGCTCTCACTATATCGCAAGACGATTGGTGGGTGTGCTGAGGCTTTGTATGAGAAGATAGACGAACTGCTCACTGCTCATCTACAAGAACAACGTGCGTATGAGAGGATGGACTAATGGCTGAAATAACAGAGTTGCCAAGGAAGAGGGAACTCGGAGATGGTCATTGGGATAGGAAACTGAAGCAGAACATGGTTGACCTATCCAAGGCAGACAACTACGATGAAGCCAAGCATGAGTGGATTGCGACAGGCAACGTATGGTGGAGAACACTAGGCGAGAAGCCCGATTGGGTGGAGTCACTAGGCTACTGTATGTGTGGTCACAATATCACATATCACTTTGAGATACACAATACTGAGACTGATGTGAGGAGAGCCGTAGGTTCAGACCACATCAACTCGTATCTGATTCTCAGGGCTATTCGTGAGGAGACTGGCTTGAAGGCTGGTGAGATTTCTGAAGAGATGATTGAGCAGTGGATTAATGTTCGTGTGGAAGCACTGAAGCAGACTGCTTGGTGGAATGTTCACGGTGAGGATTTCACTGAGATGTTCGATGACATCAAGGAACTAGACCTTAGATTGAACGTCAGGCAGAAGAAGGGTAAGTATCGTTACGATGAAACACTTAGAACGACTGTTCCTGTTACTGCTATACGCAAGAAGGGAACAGGCTCATTCGGTGATACCGATTATGAGATGGCTTCTATCGTATGGAGATGGAATCATCCTGACAATGCGAAGGCACAGATAAACACAAGGGGATATCCCAACGACAAACTATGGGATGACCTAGTTATGTTCTGGGCCTTCATTGAGGAACACAAGGAGAAGGTAGCCAAGGAAGATGAGATGGTTGCCAAGAGGATTGAGGAACTCAATGACTTGGATGCTCAGAAGGAAGCAAGGAGAATAGCAATGGTAGAGAAGAATGCTCTACTACGCTCTGCTCGTAAGGAGAAGGAAGAAGCCAAGTTCAAGACGGTTTGTGACTACTTCGGCTTCCGCGTATTCACTGAGGATGATGGGATGAATGATTGGGAGAAGAGTTTCCTCCGTGATATGAGGAGAAGGCTCTCTAATGGGGCTGACCCGACAGAGAGACAGGCCCAAACTCTAAATAAAATAGTCCGGCGTAACGATAAACCGGCCTCTGATGCCCAAAAGTCATACGTCAAAGCATTAGGATACGAAGGGGAAATACCCGATACAAATAGAGAGATTTCAATATTAATTGATGAATTGAAAGGTGAAAGAAATGACTGAGAAGAAAACAACGAAGAAAACAACGAAGAAAGATGAGGAAGAGGCTCAGACGGCTCTTGCAGAATTGCAACAGAATGCTCTGAACCTACAGGGAACTGCACAGAACCTTGCGAACCAGTTGCAACAGTATATTGCACTCTGCAAGCACTATGAGCAGACAATCAACATCCTCACTGGTAGGCTACAGGAGCAACAGAGGCTTGTGGAGCAACTAAACCAGCAGAACAGACCGGAGGCTTCATAGGCCTCAAGATTATGGAAGAAACAAGGAAGGAATAAAAATGCTATTGAGAATAATGAATGATACAGGACACACGGAACTACAAGTTACCGCCAGTGAAGTTATCGACCAGATAAACGACCACCCTACACATTGGGTATTCGTGAATGGTGAGATGGTTTCAAGGGAGAATATTTCGGCAGTTAGTTGGGATGGGGTTGATTCAGTCAACCTGATTCCGGCTATGGTCGGAGGTTCTCTCTGAACCTATCATCTTCCAAAATCAGCAATGCTTAAGTGCAACTCTGTTAATATTGCCTAAGCATTATATGCGGTCTGAATAACGCAAAAAACCCAGCAACGGGATATGGTTGTCAGTCAGGTGGGAAGCCTGACAGAAATCAAAAAGAGAGTGAAATCTATGGAACTACAACAAGAGATACTATCGGAAATAACTTCACACATGAAGTATGCTAAATATGACGAATTGAATTTCAGGAGAGAATCTTGGGAAGAGATTTGTAATAGAAATAAGGAAATGCACAAGAAGAAGTTCTCTCACTTACACGGGTTTCCCGAAGTCATAGATTGGGCCTATGAATTCGTATTGGACAAGAAGGTTCTGCCTTCCATGCGTTCTATGCAGTTCGCAGGTAAATCGATTGAATTGTCTCCGAACAGAATATACAACTGTGCATACATGGCGATTGACTCTATAGAGTCATTTTCAGAAGCCATGTTCCTGTTGCTGGGCGGCACAGGGGTTGGGTATTCTGTTCAGAGACACCATGTAGAGCAATTGCCTCGTATATTGAAGCCTAATGCTGATAGAACTTATCGACATCTAGTTGCTGATTCCATTGAGGGATGGGCTGATGCCGTTAAGGTTCTAATGGAGGCATACACGGGTGTTAGAACGACAACACCACGTTTCGACTATTCGGATGTAAGGCCAAAGGGTTCACCATTGAAGACTAGTGGTGGTAAGGCTCCCGGCCCTGCTCCATTGAGGAAGTGTATTGTCACTATCGAGAACATGTTGCTTAATATGGAAGATGACTACCAGATGAAACCAATAGAAGCACATGACGTTATGTGTCACATTGCTGATGCGGTTCTCGCTGGTGGTATCAGAAGAGCGGCTATGATTAGTCTGTTCAACGCTGATGACAATGATATGATTAACGCTAAGAACGGTGAGTATTGGGATACTAATCCACAAAGAGCAAGAGCGAACAACTCAGCAGTTCTCATTAGAGAGAAGTGCGAGAAGGAGTTCTTCGATGACTTGTGGAATAGAACCAGAGCCAACAAGACTGGTGAGCCGGGTATATTCTTCTCCAATGACAAGGATTGGGGAACGAATCCCTGTGCAGAGATAAGTTTGAAAAATCATCAGTTCTGCAACTTGTGTGAAGTCAACGTATCAACTGTCACTAGTCAAGAGGACTTGGAAGAGAGAGTAAGAGCGGCAACTTTCCTCGGAACACTACAAGCGACCTACACTGATTTCCATTATCTGAGGCAGTCTTGGAAGACTACCACTGAGAAGGAGGCATTGATTGGGATATCAATGACAGGTATAGCAAGCAACAAACTGAAGGAACTAGACCTTCAAGCGGCGGCAAACGAAGTTATGGCTGAGAACAATGTCTATGCTAAACTATTGGGAATCAATGTTGCCGCAAGGACAACGTGTGTCAAACCTGCTGGAACAACCAGTTGTGTGTTAGGCACATCATCAGGAATACATGCATGGTATTCCAATTATTACATTCGTAGGATTCGGGTATTGAAAACCGAAGCCATTTACTTGTATCTGAAAGACAAACTCCCAGAGTTGGTCGAGGATGACGAGTGGGATGAGAACCAAGCAATACTAGCAATACCACAGAAGGCTCCATCTGGTGATATAATCACTAGAGAGGAGTCTGCTCTGTCAATGTTGAATAGATTGAAGAAGTTCTCAGTCAATTGGGTTCGTGCTGGGCATGTGTCTGGCGTTAACTCGCACAACGTTTCAGCCACAGTCAACGTAAGGGATGAAGAGTGGGATGAAGTGAAAGAATGGATGTGGGATAACAGACATTTCTACAATGGGATATCTGTTATACCATTCGACAATGGTGTATATACACAAGCACCATTTGAAGCAATAGAAGAAGAACAATATAATGATATGTTCGCCAAATTAAAACAAATAGACCTAACCGAAGTGTTAGAATACAATGACAATACAAATCTGCAAGGCGAAGTTGCCTGTGCAGGTGGAAGTTGTGAAATCTAATCCGAAGGCATGGCTACTTATTGAAGAGGAGATTGTCTCCTCAATGTCAAATGCTGGTGCTAAGGAATCAGCGAGATTGGCCTTTCACCTATATGAAAGGAAGAGAACATCATTCGCAGAAATGAAGTATGGCATAATGCGATTGATTAAAGGAGGTTACTCAACCTTCAAGAATTATGAGGAACTATTAGACCTCTACGAGAAAAAAGAATACTATACAATGAATAAAGATGAATACGGTGATTATTATGAAAATACGATACTGCATACCAAGACCTGATGACTCAGGGGAACTATACGAAACTACTTTTTTGATGAGAGTAACTGGCGTTCAGCATAAGTTAGGAAGGAGAACCAATCACTTAGGTGAGAAGGTTATTCAGAGTTCAAAACTATCCATTGCCTCAAGGGAAAGTAAGAAACTAGACCCTGCTAACGAGATGCTCGCTACTAGTGTGAGAAACTATCTGATACCAAAGGCTCCTAGCACTAAATATCGCTACATAGATGTGACCCCTTGGGATAGGTGGACTGCCATTATTACCTTCAAGAGGGATGATGGGGATGCTATGCTATGGATACAGAAGAACAACTCGGTCTATACTCTCAACAGTCAGAGAATGAATCTTGAGGACATATCGAGGGCTATTGCGAAGGTCATCTTCAAGAGTTGTTTTGACAGAAGTGCTGAAAGCCTTGAGAACTATATTGACACAGTTGTAACATACCCTGCTAATGTATTGTATGCTCTTGAGAACAGGACACCGTATCAGTTCTGGGATGATGGAACTAAGATAGATGTTAGAATCAACACATCACTGATAGGTGAGAAGACTGCGGTGCTTGAGATTTCAGAAGGCATATGGGGTGAGATAAGCGTTAGTAATTTGAATACCTTCATCAACACATTCGGTCTTAACCTATCAAGGTCTAAGACTTGGTATAGGATAACACCGAAGAAACTGTGGACTAGACTAATGGGTGAAGAGCCTACAGAAAGCCAACTCAAGTTGATGATAGCATGGTTGATGCAGAACAGAACACAAGATATGGTGGAGACTAGAGCGAAGGAACTCCTACAGGACTTATCGTCAGAGTATGATAACATAGAACTAGTTCTACATGAGGGATACATGGCACTATTCGTAAGAGGCAAGGATGCTGATTGGATTATCGCTGATGCTGAGAGGGGAATGAAGCAGAACCACCAGAAGGTGAATACATACTATTGGAGTGGCAAGGACTGGAGTGGCCCGATATGCATAGACAACCTACATGTCAACTCTAGCATTGGTGACCAACTAGCGGCTAGGGCTATGATGCTTCTAAATGATAGACAGGCTGGTGACATGATATACACGCTACGCAGTCTTGAACCACTATCAGCGAAATGGGATGGAAAGCATAGGTTCGATAGGACTCTACTAAAGCCCTACCGTTCTATTAAGGACAAGAAGATTGTTGCTAAAACATACCCGTATCCGCCTACTGTTGCTCTTAGGTATGAGGAGAGATATAGAAGAGAATTCTACAGACGTGACCCACAAGAAGGAGCGTTATACAGATGAACCTGACAACTACGGGTGACATGTGTAAGGAATGTGGTTGCAAGGATTTTACATTCATTGAGCATTTAGGTGAAAGGACATGCGATGACTGCGGTTTGGTTCTAGTAGTGAATCCATTTGAAGAAACTACACAAGTAATCAAACTAAGTGACGATGATAAACGCGGAGTCACAACGGGTAGATTGGGTTCTTATATCAAAAAGCAAGAGGCCTATGGCAGTAGTGGTAAGTTCGCTCTATATAGAGAGCAACTGAGAAGCCAGCCAGAAACAGAATCAGAGAGAAGGGCTAAACTCCTAATCAACACTACACTCTCATACTACGTTAGTGGTTGGGATATCAAAGATAGGACTCATGGGTATTACAAGACACTGTGTCGTGAAAGGATATTCAGAGGAAGCAGTGTAGAGAGAAGATGTGCTGGTCTTACCTACTATGTATTGAAGGAAGCAGGGATTGTTTGTAATATCCAAGACCATGCCAAATACACCAAGGTAAAACAGAATGAGATATCAAAGATGGCTAGGCGTATAGCAAGACATCAACGTAAGGCACATGTCTTCGCTATTGAGAATCATATTCAGAAGGCGACTGTGCTAATAGGTAAGTTGGATACTGAGGTGTCCCAATACTATAGGATATGTGTATTGAAGATGGTGGAATATGTCTCTAGGCATATAGAAGCATTGGACATGAGGTATTCCGATACCATGTTAGCGGCTACTTTCTGGTGGACTGCTAAAATGACGGATGAGTCAATCACACAAGATAACATATGTGATGTATGGAATTCATCAGTGATTGGATTGAGATTCGCTCTGCAAAAATTTGCAGATATATTCGGGCTTGATAGGAAGAGATTATCTGATATGGATGTCGAGGACTTCGTATCGGGCGTGAGATATTGAGGGGGAAGGAATACTGTGAGTGTGGACGTAAGAAATATAGACGCTCATATGTAGTGTGTGATAGATGCTACCTCAAGCAAAAGAAGGCCGAGAGAAAACAGGCTAAGAGGAATTAAGATGGGACTTGTCAAGGAGTTGTATCTTGAAATGAAGGAAAGAGGACTATCCTTGACACTAAAACAATATATGGAGATGAAAGAAAATGAGAAAGATAATGATAATAGGCGCAGGTGGAATAGGTAGTTACCTCATTCACAACCTGAATAGAATAAACCAGAGATGTAGAACTGATATGCCGGGTGTGCATCTATACGACATAACAGTCTTTGATGACGATAAGGTAGAGAAGGGTAACCTTGGCAATCAGATGTATAGTGACCATGATGTAGGTGAACTGAAAGTAGACACATGGTCTGCTAGTTGCAATGCGGTTCCATTCAAGGTTCACATTGAGAAGCAACTCAAGGGATATGACTTGGTAATCTGTTGCGCAGACAACCTTGCAGTTCGCCGTCTTCTATACCGACAGGGGTATGGAGACTCTGCGAAGATTAAGTGGCTAGATTTACGCGCACAGGGTAGAAACGCGGCATTAATTTCATACAAGGTAGACGAGAACTTGGTTGATGCATTATTGAGTGGGCCAGAAGGTTCCTTCTCCTGTCAGGGAGAGGGATGGGAAGGTGCGGCTGACACGATGAACACAATGCATATGGCTATTGCTGGCATTGCCGCACAATGGATTCAGAGATGGTGGCCTGACCACGATGATGTGGCTGACAAGATAATATTGAATGTGTGATATGCATGCCGAATGGAAATGTTAGAAACTACAACCATAAGAAATTGACAAACTCTCTTAGAGAGTTCTTCGATTTTCTTAAGGTCGGAGACATAGTTACTATTCATGAGGTAATAGATTACTTGGAATCGCTACCATATACCAAGTTGAAAGACCTAAGCATCGCGGGTGTGCGACAGGGGAATAGGAGACTAAAGAGAAGACAATTGTTTTCTTCTAAGAACTATTTCAACCGTGTAATTTACAAGTTCCCTGATGTTATATCTGGAATATTACATTCTCATTATGACAATTACAGAAAACCATTGAAGGTATATGTGAAAACGAATGAGAATAGGGATATTGTTTGTTTCAACTGCGAAGAATATGTTCCGGGTGGTGCGAAGAGGTTTGACACGCTTGTCAACAAATCAACCGCCACAATGAGTAAATATATCATGTGCGGAGAATGCTACAAGTATGAAATAAAGATGTTCAGTCCAAACAATGAATACTTTGCAGATGGATTTGAAATGGCGTATGGAAAATGGGAAAAGAAAAGAGATTGGAGTGAAGAAGAATGAGTGAAGATAGTGATATACACGATTTAAGTGAAGAAGACTTAGACAAAATAATGACTGTAATATCCACAGATGGGTATTATCTACAAGCAGAGATTGTAAAGGTTACATGCCCTGCTTGTGGGGAGGAGTTCTTAGGAACAAAGAGACATGCTGGTGGTTTCATTTCTGGACACGAAGCATATCATAACTTCCAGAACGAACAAGATGCTATTATAGCAAATTTAGGAGGAGCATAAAATGAATGAAGAAGTATTGAATAAGAATTGGAAGAAAAACATAAGAGATGCATACAAGCAACTGAAGGACGACATCGAGTGGTTGTATCCCAACAACACTACTGAGACTTTCCTCAGTGTGATTTGGAACGCATCGCAGAAAGCGTTTGACATCCCAAGGGAAGTCCAAGTGATGGTAGATTCAAATGAGAATCTATACATCAGTTACGGAACACCGGGATTCGTTTCCTTTGAAGGACATGAAGACGAGTTAATCAATGGCGCACCGATGAAGTTGCCCATCAAGTGCTGGATACACACACATCCTTTCGGGACTGCTTTTTGGAGCATGACTGATTGGAAGTCGTTGAAGACATGGAAGCCAGTATTGGAGTCGGCCATAGTGTTAGGAGACAATGAGTATTTAGCATATGGATTAGACTCGCAGATTGCGAAGAAGGTAATGTTCGGAGTGATGGAACCACCAGAAACAGTGGTTAATTACAAGACCGAAGAAGAAGAACTAGAAATAAAACAAGAAGAAATAAAAATGGAGGAAGAATAAGATGGAAAGAAAAACAACAGGAAAGAACACAAGACAGACTACCCTTGAGGAGTTTGGGTTCACCTTTACAAAAGAAGCCAAGCCTATTGTCGAGGAGGAATAGACATGGGTAGATGGCTAGTAGGCATGAGCGGTGACAAGGATGCTATGATTGCACATCTTGAGGAGTGCGAGAAGCGGATGTTGGAGCAGTTCGCATTGATACGAAAACTCGCATCAGAAATAGACGATATAGGTCTTCGCTCACATCGCATAGAAGCGACTGCGAGTATAATCGAACTATGCGATGTGTATCTTGACAAGCGTAGCGACAAGCAGAAGATGCAAGCCGAGATAGACGGGTTGAAATCTCAAATTGAAGGACTGATGGAAGAGAAGAGAGAAGCGTTCTTTGAGCGTAAGGCAAAGGAAGGTGATTCAGAATGCGAATGTTGCTAGTATTACTACTAATCAGCCCTGCACTAGCAGGTTGTGCTGAGATGATACCAGACCCACCAGTTGAGGGCAATGACCCTCTGTGGGTTACTGAGTATCACAACTTCACATACGAGGATACCAACAATAGCACATTACCAGTAATTACATTCGGTAATAATTCAACTCTTGTGGAGATATTCTCTGCAAGTGCTATCATGTATAATGAGACAGTTAACCTGACTGTTGACATGAAGCCGTATTTCACGGTGGACAATGTATCTTTCAGACAGGGACACGCACCAGTTATGGGTGAAGCCACATTGAGTCTGATTGAACTGAGGGGATATGACTACAACTGCACAGTTGTGTATAGGTTGTGGAAACTGTGAAACGTGCGGTGACTGTTAGATTCCCTGCACCATTACCTGCTGAGATTCCCTGCCCGATATGTGAGGGGAACAAGTGTAAGGTGTGTAATATGATAGGGAGAATAGAAGTCACTGTTGATGCTAAGGTTCCTATTCAACGACACCTGATTGTTCAGTATATTGCTGAGAACCTCGGCTCCATTTCCTTTGAGTTGACGAAGCACTTCGGGCTTGTCCCAGAAGTAGAGACTGAGGACATGTTCCAAGTCGGGGAGAAGACATACGAACTAGTGAAGATTAGTAGTCTCGGTGGAGTTGTGTGGGTAGCACACAGAGTGGATGAGTTGGAGTCCCCTAGATACTTCAAGTCGATTAAACAACTACAGGAATTCAAGGGAGGAATAGAAGATGGACAATGACAAATGGGATATTATAGCAAGGATACCAAGAGATGCAAACAATGAGATTCAGATAAAGGAAGGTGAGTATTGGAACATTAAGGTGGTTGACATCAGGTGGTTCAATAACGGTAAGCCAACCAAGAAGGGAATCCGTGTGAATATGAATGAAGTAGTGAACCTGAGTAAGGCACTCAATAAGATAGTAGATGGTATAGATGACACTGAGTAGATTCAGTAATTTATGTGAAGCGTTAGAGAACTCAAAAGGAAAGAGAAAGACTCTTTCTGAGAACTTCTCTACGTTCTTGGATGACGGTGAGATATTAGTTCGCATCCTATGTGAGGAATATGAGAGTAATAACATCGGACTCACTAATGCTAGGAAATGGATTGCTAATGCCTTGGGTTGCTTCGATGACGAAGTAGTAGAATACGAGAATATGTGGGGTGACTTAGGTGAAGGGATGCGTCAATTCATCGGGGAGTCCTCTGTTAGTAGTAACATATCAATGAAGAGTCTAATACATCTATTGACTATGGATTGTTCTGTTAGTAATGGTCATTCCTATGAACTCTTCAAGGAAGCCATCAACGAGATGAACGGATTGGAGTTGAAGTGGTTCTTGAGGTATTGGCTACGGACTCCGAGGAACGGTGTATCTTGTTCAACGGTAAACAAGGCGTTAGCAGATTACTTTTCCGATAACAAAGTATTGATGTATGGTAAATTCCACAAGTCATCAATCGTATATCGTTATCTAATGAATGGGCAAAACCCTCCATGCACAGTAATGCATGGGGGGTTCATACCTTGCGTTCTGGCGAAGAAATTTGCGGGTAAATTACCAGACCAGTATCTCATTGATGTGAAGTATGATGGTAATAGGTATCAGATTCATAGGTTTGATGATAACGTCATCATATTCAATCGTAAGGGAAATGTAGTCACTGAACAATATCCCGATATAGTGGAGATAGTCAAGACATTCAACGCGCATCAGTTCATTATTGATACCGAGATATATCCTGTGAGGGCTGATGGTTCACCTGCGGAACATAAACTCCTAGCAAAGAGAGTTCATTCCAAGGACAAGGAAGCCGCAGTTAGGGAGTGTCCTGTTAAACTAGCAATATTCGATGTGTTGTATTACATGGAAGAGACACTGATAGGTCGTTCTTATGGACTGAGGTTATCCCTTCTACAAGACTTCCCTAGTGAATACAGAGCAGATTCATGGGATGATAACCACCCAATAGAAGCCGCGTATAATACCGCAATTAGCATGGGACATGAGGGTATCATGATAAAGGACAAGAGTGCAGTGTATGACGTTGGTAAGAGGTCTTCCTCACTATTGAAACACAAGCCAGCAAGAGTAGAGTTGGATGTTGTTATCACTTCTGCTAGATATGGTGAAGGCAAGCGGTCAGATGTGTTCGGTTCCTTTGGTATATCAGTCAAAGGAGAATGGAGTGGTGAGTTCGTGGAGTTAGGATTCGTAGGTAGTGGCTTCTCAGATAGTGATTTGATTATGCTAACCACGGAATGTAAGAAGATAGTCGACAATTATTCTAATAACACGTTTGAACTGCTACCTAGAATAGTGCTAGAAGTCACTGGTGATTTGATATCACAAGACGCTTCTGGAAACTATTCGATAAGGTTCCCAAGAGTCAAGAGGATACGAAGAGACAAGTATGTGTCTGACATAAACAACATACAAGACGTAGAGGTAATGGCATAACTTTTAACTACCAAATCTAGCAGGTAGATGTATGTTCAGCAAGGGGCAGTTACAGGGAATCATGATTGCCTCTGCTATCCCTGAGATTATAGTAGCGAAGGAACACAACGTCACGCTAGGCTATCGAGTTAGATTGAGGATATGTCTTAGAGGACACAAGACGTTCCTCGTAGGAGTTCATAGGTCTTTATTGCAATATGAGATTGAGAGCAAGTTGAAGGAGAAGGAAAGCAAGAGTAGACCAAGACCAATCTTGCTGATTACTAACATGACCAACCTCAATAGAACCTGCGAGGAATTGATTCCTGATTTACCAATGAACCCATTTTGGACAACCTTCAAGGAATGCCTAGTAATGTGTTCTAATGGGGAACATCTAACCCAAAAGGGTCTTGACCACATTCTAAAAATAAAGGGATTAACATGAAGCGTTGTCCTAGATGTCAGATTAGGCCCGTTCTCATGGGTGAGTTGTGTAATGCTTGTAATGTCAATGTGGCATTCAATAATGCAGTAGCCAAGATGGAGGATGATGCAGAAATCATTGAACATCATGTGTTTGATAGAGTGAAGAAGGGTTGCAATGAGTGTGGTGACCAAGACTTCGGATACGATGCAGGGATAAAGGAAGAGAATGGGTTGAAGTGGTATGTCATGCAGGTATATTGTGCCAAGTGTGAAGCCAAATATGAAGAAATAATGGAAGTGAGGGTTATAGATGAGCCTAATGAAAACGATGAATCAGAATAGAGCAATAATAGTAGTAGGGAAAACAGACACAGAGAAGATGAAGAAGGCAATGTCCTTCGTTTCTGACGACCCTATCATTCAGTATGCTAATGAGTTTAACATAGAAGACAACTATAGCATCCCACCAGAAAGGGGCATCATCATTGATGAGGTTCACTACAAGGCTAATGTTGAATTGATTAGGAAGACCATACTAGAATACAGAGGTCAAGTAGTGTTGATGTCTGATAACCAAAAGGACGTTCCTAAGAAACTGATGAGCCTCTGCAAATTGAAGAGAGCCACTAAGAAGACAATGGCTGAAGAGATAAAGGAGATAGCACCGAGGTCTGACGAACCAGTGAACTATGATATCGATATGTTCCCTATGATTAAGGAGTATCTCAGGAATCCTGATAGGGAAGAGGTCAAGGACATGCTCATGATAAGCAAACCTCCTGATATTCAGATACTCTCATGGATTGCACCCAATGTGCATCCAAACAAACTATCCTTCATTGACTTCTATGTCAAGAGAAGGTGGTCAAATGACTACTTCTATGAGATGTTGGCCTACTCTCATAATGGTAGAATGCAACGCAAGATGGTAATGCCACAGAGAAAGGCATATTCGACATTACCGAAGATTTGCTATAAACTAAAACTTAGGAGAGCAGATGCTCACCTATTGAAGGACTTATTGAAGGATGAATCCTTTAGAGAATATGCGAAGTCCGTGTTAGATAATACGGAATGTAGGATGCTGAAACTAGGAGAGAAGAAGCGCAAGAAGCGTTATGCTCCTATAGCACCACAAGAGACACTAGAGGCGTGGTTGTAATGGCTGGGCCAATAAAACATACTTACAAGAAAAATGCTATGGTGAAGTTCGGTAAAATGAAGAAAAGAACACTGTTCTCTCTAGCAGAAATGAGGCACTATATGAACAACTATGTTGGAGTTAGTGGTAGAGTAAGTCAACATGCTGGAACCACTGCTATTCAGTTAACCAGTTTAATAAGGATACATCCTGATTTCAGGTTCTATCCAAATGCTGGTAGAAAGAGCGCAGTTGGACTATGGCAGTATATAGGAGAAATAGATGGGAAGACGTATGAGGAGGAAGAATAATGAGCATAAAAATGAAAGAATATAAAATTGAATTAACAGTAAAATTAGAGGGTCTGGTTCAGGCCACTAGTGAAGAAGAAGCAGTAGACCAATTACTTAGTGATGCCGTAACAGGTCATCATTATGGGGAAATGTTTGAGGATTCTATTGAAGAGGTAGGGTTTGAAGGCTTCGTATGTGAGAAGTGTATACCTTCAAACGCATATCGTATAAAACACAAACTGGATAATGTCCATGACATATACAATCTAATGTCTTTCCACGGTGATTGGGATGATATGCGGAATGTAGAAAATTGGTATTGTGATATATGTGAGGAGGAAGAATAATGTTGTGGACAGAAAAATATAGACCAAGAAAACTAAACGAGATTATCGGCCAAATGAACTTCACTTTGGACGCGGAACATTGGGTGATGGAACAAGAGATGCCCAATGTCCTATTGTATGGTATAGCGGGAGTAGGTAAGACTGCGGCGGCTATATCTCTAGCGAATGATATGCTGAGGGATGATGTCAAGTCAAACTTCTTTGAAATCAATGCTTCAGATGATAGGAAACTAGAGACTGTTAGAACTAGGATTAAGGAGATTGCATCTACTAGTAAGATAGGGGATGCTCCTTTCAAGATTATACTTCTTGATGAGATGGATGGTATGACTAGGGATGCGCAGAATGCGTTGAAGAGAATCATGGAAAGGTATGCTGACAACTGTAGGTTCATCATAACTTGCAATGACAGACATAAGATAATTCACCCCTTGATTTCAAGGTGTGCCAACTATGCCTTCAAGAGATTGGAGCATCACCACATGTATGCCATATTGACTAATGCGCTGAAGAATGAGGGTATTGCTAACACCTACGAGGATGAGATAGAAATCTTCATAGAGTCCCTACATGGAGATGTGAGAAGAGGGTTGACGGAACTTCAGGCGGCGATTTCTAGCAAATCCAGCCTCCTCAAGCAAGTCGACAAACACCTATTGCCTTACACAGAAATATTAGAATTGGTCAATGAAAATAAATATACAGAAGCGGTGGAAAGAGTGCATAGTTTACTTTACGATTCAATAGAAATGAAGACCGTATGCATCGGTCTGCATGATACTATCATAAAGACTGATATGACCAGTAATGAAAAGTTCAAATTACTGCGGGTTGTCGGGGAAGCAGAGTGGCGGAGTTCAAGTATGACTCCAAAGGTGCTTGCTTCTTGGATGATAGGGCAGATGATATGACAGGAATAGAGGTATTTTTTGCATTCGTAATAATGAGAGGATTATACAAAATAATATTTGATAACAATAGAAGATGGAATTGATATGGTAAAAAAGATATTAGATTTTAACAAAGATGGAAAGACAGATTTGGATGATTTCAAACACCTAATGCTTAGGTATGAGATTATTCTACTAGGAGGAATACTCCTGATTACACTACCCTTGCTGAAGTTAGCAGGGGTATTGACATTAGATTCCGATTGGTTCTGGATATTGGCAGGTGTTGTCATAAGTGCAGAAGCCGTATTGGAAATGCTAAACGAAAAAAGAAAAAGGAAGGAATAAAAATGGATGAAACAATAATGGAAGAAATAAGAAAAGCCGCCGATATACTCGGCATGAGTGAGGAAGAGGCATTGAAGAAATTCAATGACATCTGCACACAGAATGATGTGGATGCCACAGAGGAACCCCTCTTGGCAAGAGGGCTATGGAGACAATACTTCAGTGGTGCTAAACTAGCACAACAGAGGCCAGCGTCTTCAGGTGGTGATGATGAGTTCTGGAAGCCAGCATTTGGCTTCTTCATCTCTCTTGACGAGGCTAGGGATATGATGGCTATACAGAGAGACAGGATAGTAGGAGAGTATCACCGAGATTCAGACACTACATACGAACTAGGCAAGGTCGCACTGTTCACTCCTATGACGGGAGACAAGTATGAGGGGCAGATGATGAAAGACGGCGAGGAGGTAATTCGCGTGTTTGGTAAGTTACCTGAGAACCACGTTGAACTAGACGATGGTAGGTATCTAGTCCCTCTGGATTCAACAGAGAAATATGGAACCTTCGTAAACAAGAACTACGGTAAGCCCTTGGCTAAGTCTGAGTTCAGAAGGTCAGGAATATTCATCGGTGAGGTCGCTGGTAAGTTGGGGAAATACTTCTTCAGTTACAAGGGGCCACACAGTGTGAATTTCGACCCTAAGACGTTTGAGTTCGTATCGTTCTCATGTATCACTAACTCCACCCATGAGGATAGAATACACGGTGGGACTGATGTGACTGCTGGGTCTTTAGCCTACAATAGTGACAATACAGAACCAGTGGATGTCTCTGATGTTTCTATACAAGATGAACTGATGTCCCATTCTGAGGGTAACTTCAGTCCACTAATTGACTTGGATAGGTATCATAGCACTGTGGGTCAGAAGAACTACAATGATAGGTTTGTGTTCACTGATGGTAGTGTGACTAACATCAACATGAACCCTACCAAGAACGGTAACAGGATTATGACCCTTGATGACTTGAACACTGACTTCGACTTCAACGATGATGGATTCAGTGGAGTCACTTGTTGGATACCCTCTAACATGGAGATAGATTTCGGCATTGGTTCTAATGTGATTGTTGTAGGAAGGACTTCACAAGGAAGTGATTCTGAAGGCAACATACAGAGTGTGACGATAAACGTAACAGGGATACACGTTCTCAAGGCAAGGGGTGGAAACCCAGATAAGATTGAGTTCACAGAGGAAGAAGAAACGGATTGGTTTTTCTCATGAGTTATCACGAAGCAATTAGATTGGCTACATTCATAGCACCGGGCGACCTTGATGAGTATACCCGTTCAACCGTAGAATCTCTATGTGAGGACGTAGGATGTGAAACGGCAAGGGATTTCTTTGAGGCTTATGAGCGAAGGTTCGGTATAGGCATGAGAAAGCAAATCGCCTATGCAGTAGATTGGGAAATGAAGGAGGCCTTGCAATGAGCAAGGGATATTACAAATCCTACACTATCAGCACCTACGCTGATGGTGACTCCGTAATACACGGGGGGAGTTATTCTATTCCAGCACAGAACGTTGATTTTGTGACATGGAAGAAGAACCACGAAACCGGAGAGTTCTGGGTTAAACTCCATACTCTATCCGGTAAGGAAGTAAGACTGAAAGTCTCATACAAGGACTTGAATGAGATACTACGCACCTGTGGAAATAGATTGGTGCATTATGAAAATGGTGATGAAAATGACGGCATGGACTACGAGTAAAACAAATGAAGCAGTAAAAACGAATGACAAGGAAAAAGGCTCTTTCGCATTAGGAAGAGAAGCGTATCTCGCTAAGAGGAAGGCGGCTCAAGACAGGGATAAGAACTATCTCTGTTGTGGTATTTGGGGCGCACCCAAAACCGCCAAGTCTGCTCTTGCGGCAGACCTCCTCACAGAAGAGGATATAGCGAATGGTATGCATGTCTTTGTATGGGACTATGACAATAGGTTCATTGACGTAAAGAGGAATCATTACGACAATGTAGAGAACCTAGTTGTGTTCAATCCTATTGAGAGACATCCAGATACCCTTGTTGATATCAAGGCTACCAAGCATAACGCAGAGATGCACTATGAGGAAGCAATGACATATCTGAAGGATGGAACATTGAAGGCAGTTATTATTGACGGTGCTGATAAGTTCCTCACTGATGTATGTGAGACATACATGAGGATAAAGCACAACCTTGATGCTGATACGGTAATCAAGCAGTTGCCTTTCGTATGGGGAGATAGGAACACACCATACAAGAACTTCTTACACAAGAAGATTCTAGAGATGGATTGTCATAGGATTGTGATTGCCCATTCAAAGGAGAAGTATGTGGATGGTAGCCCCGTTGGTATCATTGCCAATTGGCATGATTCAACAGAGGACATCTTTACTTCTACAATAAGAATGGAAAGGAAGATTAGTAAGACGGAAACTGTATTTACTGCTCTGATAGAAGCAAGTGCGATTAAGCCGGAACTGATTGGAACAAGAAACACCGTTTTGACGATTAAGAATGGTGAGGTAGTTTGGACGGGTCTTCCTTCATTAAAGAAGGGAGAACTATGAGAGAGTATACCTATCAGTTCCAACCAGAGAACTATGACGACCCTGATGCACCAATCCTGAAGATTACCAAGTCTTCGTTTGGTTCATACAATTGGTGTCCGAAGAAATACGAGTTCAGTTACATAGACAAACTGCCTCAAGACCAAACTGAGGCAATGGTCAAGGGAACTATAATTCACAATGCAAGAGAGGACTTCTTCAATGCCTTCGACATAAAGAAGGCGGAGAACCTCTCCCATGCGGAACTTGTGAATTACTGTATGAGTCTTCATCCCATTGATGACTACACGGAGATGTATGAGGCTATGTCCATCTTTGAGGCCAATCGCTTCTTAGAGGCAAAGGCCGAATCGATGATGGAGGACTTCATACCCGTGGTCAATGAGGTGATGCTGGATGCTGAGATAACAATAGAAGCAGATGGCAACGAGAAGTTTCCCCTTAGTAGGGATTATGTTGTTCACTTACAGGGAATCATTGACCGTATGTTTCATGAGGATGGTGCATACATTCCTATGGAGTTGAAGACTGGTGCTTGGAAGGACTACAAGACTACGATGATGAGGAAGGAAATGGCCTTCTATCAGTTGTTGTTTGAGAACTGTCCTGAAGAGACACTGAGAGAACATGGGTTGGATAGGAACATACCCATCACGCATTGGGGCTGGTATTACCCAGCGTCTAACTACATCCATCTGGAACCGAAGAAGAAAGGAAGTTACACTTCGGTGATTAAGGGGATGTCCCAATTGCTTCATTCATATGAGAATGGGATATTCCCCACGAAGTATTTTGCAAAGACCTGTGCTAGTTGTAGTTACTATGGAATTTGTGATGCCGCTAACGAGGAGAGTTGGTTATGAGATTTACAATTAAAGCAAAGAAATTAAGAAATTATCTAGAAGACGTTTACCTAAAGGGTAAGTATTACAACGGACATGAATCAAAGAACGGTTCATTATCAGAATATGCAGTGTTACTTATCGAGGGTAATCCACCGCACACTATATTGAACATAGTGAATGCTAGTGCATCAGTCGCTTGTAGAATAGACCATTGGTTTACCGATGAAGACAATGCGACTGGAATGTGCGTTGTTGATATAAGTGCAATGTTGAAGCATTTGAAGGTATTCAGTGAGGATGTCACGTTTACCTCTGATGACTACATTACATTGAGTAGTGCAGGTAAGAAGGCATCCATGTCTAAGGTGCTAACACACCCTAACATGGATATGGTTACGAGGATTACTAACTATGACATGTTACAGTTGACTGGCCCGACCATAGAAGGAACCCCATCTGTAGGAGGAGTGTCATTCGGTAAGACAGAGTATGAATGTAAACTAAGCACTGTGGAAGCAGACATGATAGAGGCATCCAAGGCGTGTGACGTTCTTGGTGTGGCTAGATACAAGTTTGAATATGGTGGTGATAAACTAACCATTAGTTCAAAGAAAAGCGAAGTGGATAATATTGAGATTGAGATTGAGTTATTGGAGGGAGTTGGTGACCCATCAACAGTTGAGTTCACTGGCCCCTTCAGTGGGTTCATGCACGGCCCTGTAACGATATACATGAAGGACGATAGCCCGATACTGTTCTCATCATCAAACAGGATGATGATTAAGGCTCCTTACCTAACAAGGTGAGATTATGATAATTAGTAGAATAAACGATGGAATAGGAATAAGAACTAGAAACCCGGAAACCCTTGAGAGAGAAGAGAAAGTTGTCTCTTTCAAGGAGTTCCCGCCATACTTCTTCATTGAGAAGGACTCTCCATATACGGAGATAGAGAACTTGATGTTCAAGGATAGGTGGGGTAGGTTTCGACTTGAGATAAACACCGAGGAAGGTGACTACAAGAACCTAGAGGGTAATGATTTAGTCAAGGTCACTTGGAAACCAGCAAGGCCATCATACTCCTACAGGTTACGCGATAAGTTAGGTCAGACATATGAAGCAGATGTTGCACACCATTACAGGTATGCGGTGGATTGCATAGATGAGATACCAGAATACGAGATGCGTAAGTGGTATTGGGATATGGAGTGGATGCAAGGTGGAGAACATGACGGTGCTATCACTTGTATTGTTGTATATGATAATTACAAGAGAAGATACACTACTTATTGGTGGTGTCCAAACGTAGAGGAAATGCTAGAAAAGGGATACGATGTTTCTACAAATCGTCTATACCATTCAGAGCAGAAGATGTTAGTTGCGTTCATGGCTGATATGATTGAACAAGACCCTGACATGCTTATCTCTTGGTTCGGTTGGAAGTTCGACTTGCCTAAGTTGATTGAACGTATAGTGGCTCACGGTTTAGACCCACGTTTGATGTCTCCATTCAACGAGATAACAGGAGTGAACAAGTCAGGCTATGAAGAAGCGATTCACAACTACTCTCCTATATCACAACCAATCAAGGGAAGGATATGTGTGCCTCTGGACATGGCATTTGAGAGACAATGGAACGATGCACAAAGAGGGACACTACCGTCAATGGCATTGGATTACGTTGCAGAGACAGTTCTAGGTTCAAAGAAACTCGTCAGTGAGAAGTTCCCTGATAAGAATGAGTTCTTTGCAAGGGGTTGGCTTGAGGATACTGAAACCTATTTGGAATACGCGAGGGTTGACGTTGAACTATTAGTCCGAATAGATGAAATGCAACACACAACAGAAGCAATACTGTCACTCCAGAGACTTCTGAAGGCTCCCTTCGATGCATGTTTCTATGCAAGTAACATGGGAGGCATATATTTCATGAGAAATGCCCCTTGGAAGGCTCCTACTGGCGAGAAAGGGCAGAGGGTAGCATACGATGGGGCAATGGTGTATGACCCGCTCAGTGAGTCCACAAATGGATTACATTTGGGTGTCGCCGCATTCGATTTCGCTGGGCTTTATCCGAGCATGACAATTGCGCGTAACATTTCATTTGAGACAATCTCTGATGAACCGACTGCCTTTGGAGTCAATATCAAAACCCCCAAGGATTTCAGTGCTGAAACCGAATACGAGATGATGTATTTCAAAACTGATGAGTTGGGGATTCTCCCGAAGGCTCTACTTGAGTTGAAGCAATTGAGGAATGAATACAAGTCCTTGATGAGAAACGCTGAAACGACAAGTGATTATAACAAGTGGAATAACAACCAATTAGCAGTCAAGAGATTGATGGCTTCCTTCTATGGTATCATTGCATATCAGGGGTTTGGTTGGGCTAACGTAGACCTTGCGGCTAGTATCACTGCTAGTGCAAGACAGGCCATTAGAGAGGCCGCATTCAAAGCGAGGGAGTTATGATGATTAAGTGGATAAAGAAACTATGGAAGTGGTTGACCTTTGACGAAGGAATGACATGGGAAAGATACCAACGTAATATGGAAAGGAGGAATAAGAAATGAATAGTTTTTTCAGACCAAACTGCCCGAAGTGTGGAAAGGAGATGTATTACAATATGTTCTTGAAAACAACAGAGGAGCAGTGGCACGTTCGCTGGGATGATGATGAATTGAACGGCTACTATGAAGGGTGCTACGAAGTTTCCTTCAATTGCTACAACGAAGAGTGCAAACCGAAGGAGGATGACATATGAAATGTGTAATTTGTAATGTAGAAGGTGGTAATGTTGGTGTGGGTGTAATAACCCTACAAAGCACAACATCAGGCCCGGTCTGTCCAACATGTATCAACCAGTTAGTTGCTGATGTGATTCAAATGAGAACTCCTTGGACTGAGAAGGACTTGAAGAATTGGGGATATGGTGAGGAAGAATGACTTGGAAGACCGCTATGAACGTAAAATGTCCGAAGTGTGGAGAGAATATGTATATACAACCGTCCACTTATTGCTTTTATGAGGGTTGGAGAGGCCATCCCGAATACGACTCACCTATGGATGTAAACTACGAAGTGCAACATGAGGTTACGTTTCTTTGCTATAATAGTGATTGTCAGCCATCGGAAGGTGAGGTAGAATGACCAGTAGAGCAAGAAGCGTAGCCCATGTGGAATACGAGATACTAGAATGGGTTGGTCGTAGAGCATGGTTAGATGGACTAATGGCTGAGATGGTTCCAGAAGGAGACAAGGTTGCCGAGAAGCGGTTCCGAACAGGGGCTACTAACATCAGCACCTATCTTAGTAACATGATGGTTAGGAGACAACACAAGTTGCCCAAAGACCACACAAAATATATGGAGAGGGAAGAATGAAGTGTTATAATTGTGAAGAACCTGCGACTGTTATTGACTTAGGCTACAGAAGTTGTCGGTTAATGCCATCAAACAAAAGTGACCTAGTGTCAAAGACTCATTACTGTAAACAATGTTATGCCTATGAATTACAAGCAAGGGCAGGGCATTTGTTGGATGAACACAAGGAGGAGAAGAAATGAAAGTAGTTTACGGACATACAGATTCAATCTACTGCCAAGTGGATTCTGTTGAGGAAGCACAAGAGAACTTGGGTAAACTCAATGACCATGTAAGGAAGTTCTTTCCTAATCTCCTAGAGTTAGACGAACACCCTGTGGTTCTTGAGTTTGAGAAATACTTTGAATCCCTCGGTGTTGGTTGTGTAAAGAACAGAAACGCTGGTTTGATTACTTGGAAGGATGGTAAGTTCCTAGATGACAAGGAATTCACCATGACTGGCTTCACTGCTAAGAGAGTCTCTGAGACTAAACTAGCCAAGGAAGTTCAGATAGCAGTTCTCAACATGTGGGTTGAAAACAAGGATGAAGCAGAAATAGTGGAATTTTTGAGAGATAAATATTACACGGTTTTATCAGGACAGATTCCGATTACTGACATTTTGAAGCGTAGTCGATTCAGGGAAGAGAGATTCAAGGTCAAGTGCAGTAATTGCAAAAGGAAGAATGATTTCGATTCCTTGACTAATGGGGCGTGTTGCAATAACATGACATTGCAGACACTAGAAGGAAAGAGGCCAACCATTGGTGCTGGCATCGAGGGTATTGTATACTACAATGCCATCAATGATGTGCCGATAACAGACTCCTATCTCTTTTGTAGGATAGTGAATCCTAACAACGTGTATTTCCATCCTATACACCAAAAGACTGTTGAACCGAAGTATGTGGCAGGGCTAACGGAGAGCGACTTCGATGGATATACCCCTGATTGGCTACACTATGCTGGGTCAATCATGAAGAAGGCTGACCCTATATTCAGAGCAATGGGATGGAATGTAATGCAGATAAAGAAGGACATAAAACAAAGTAGTTTGGAGGAGTGGTTTTGAACGGTGATGACATAGAACATTGGGGGCAAGACCATTTCGCTACGATGGCCTTGTTTAGAACAGTAGCGGCAGGGGTAAACATATTCCTGTCGTTGTTATTGATAGCGAAGGTATTTGAGTTGATATAATGAAACAGATAAAAGATAGAGTTAAAGAATTGTTGATTGAAAAGAAATGGACTTTTGCAGACTTGCAAGACATGGAAGGTATTGTGAAAGAGTTTGCTGATATCCTAGAAAAGGAACTGGATTACGGTTTCATCGCTAGGATGTGTGAAGGAGAAGGTATCACAAAAATGCTAGAGGAAGCATCAAAATCAGGAGATTATTACGCTCATGGTATCGAGACATTTGGTGGTTTATTCTACAGAGTAAGGCACGATGCATTGAAGGGTTGGGTAGCACAATACCTGAAAGAAGAACTAATGAACGCAAATGTAAATTTTAATGGAGGAATTGAAAATGAGATTTCCGAGAGAAGTGTGGGCGGGAAGCCATCTAAGAAACGCACCACAGATGAAAAGAAAGATAGTGAAGAGTAAGAAGGAATTCGTTGATTGGGTTAATACCTACAACGGAAGAATGAACTGCTACACGACAGTGTATGACTACGCTGATTTCACTGACAATGCGAAGGTGGACTCATCTGTAGTAATCGATAGGATGTTCCTAGATTTCGATGCTCACGATGAGCCTCTTGAGAATGCGTATGAGGATTTCAGAGCAGTTCACGAATACTTTCGTAGTCATAATATCAAGCATGACACCATATTCTCAGGGAAAGGATTTCACATCATCGCTTACGGTGAGGTGGCTGATGATATCCGAAGCGTTCAACGGTATTATTCCGAGTTGGCTAAGGATTATCCAACGCTTGATAGAACTGGCATACAGACCAATAGACTTCGTAGGGTTCCTAATACGATGAACCTAAGCACTGATGGATACTATTGTTATTTTATCAATCCTAGAACGTTTGAGAAAAACATACCAGAAAGAACGTTCTCAGTAGGGAATGCAAAAGCCAAGACATTGTGGGGAGACAAACTAATACAATGGCCGAAGGTAAAGCCAGTCGCAGTATCGGAAGAGGAGGTAGAAGTCCCTAAGCCATTGGGTCGTCTGCCCATACTACCATGCTTGCATAGTTCAATCACTGTGGAGAATCCTAGCCACTATGCTAGGGTGTATCTTGTTCAGTGGTTCCGTGACTTATTGAGCCTTGGTGTGAGAGAGGTCAATGAAGATGCCAAGAAGCAAATCACTGATACTATCATGGAGGAGTTGAAGACGATTGCCTCTAAGGATGACATATGGTTGGATTGGGATGAGAGGAAGACCAAGAGCCATGTTGATTTCATAGTCAATCGTGGCTATCATGCTCCTAGTTGTAAGGGAGTTCTGATACCACAGGGCTATTGTGTAGGTAAGTGTTGGAGGTATCATGATGAGTAAGTTGGTGATTGATAGCAGAGAGGATTCAGAATTGAGTGCCTTTGTAATCGATAAGGCATCTACCATGAATATACCATTTGAAAAGGAATGGTTAGAGATAGGAGACTATGTATTCAATGATGTATGCTTTGAGGCTAAGTCAGCATTCGATTTCCTACAGTCCATATTGAACAAGAGACTATGGAATCAATTAGACAATATGGATAGGGCTTTCGACAATAACATAGTAATCGTGTATGGAGATTTCAATACTGCATACAAGGCCTATAGGCAATATGGCAAGGGACACTTCAATTCGATATCGAATAAGTTTCATGGAGCGTTTGGTAAGATAATGCTAGACATGGATGCAAGTGTCCTATGGGTGAAAGATGCTAAGACTGCGGCTCATATGATATGCGTAGTCTGTAAGATGCAACCCATTGACAGAGATGTATACAATCCACGTTTGATTAAACAACGGAGAATAAGCACTACTGATTTGAGATTAGACGTTCTCACTACTATCCCCGGAATTAGTGAGAAGAAGGCCAAGACGTTGATAGACGAATTTGGCTCCTTAATGGAGATAGGGGAAACACCACCATCAGAGATAGCCATGCTAGATGGGTTCGGTAAAGTGTTGGCTGAAAGAGTCCACGGATTAATGAATTCGGAGGATAAGCAGGTGATATGAAAATGGAAATATATGATAATGAAGAAGAAGATAGACTGTATTTTGAGCAACAGGAGAACACGGCTTCTCTAGCACAGATACAAAGACGAGCGAAAGAGTCTGTCCTACCAAAGGTGGTAGAGGCATACATGAGAAGCGCAGAGCAGGTGTCGCTATACAACCCCGTGCCTTCAGCAGTATCCTTCTATGCCCTATTAGGACAGTTATGCAAAGACATGGTATCAATCCCACATGGGAGGAGGATTGATGATACCAGAGTTCAATTCCTTTGGATGCAGACATCGGGAACTGGTAAGTCTACTCTCTATGATTTCTTTGGGCCTGTATCTAGATTGACTTTCGATTTGATTAATGACAAATATAACACAGACTTTGATATATTCTCAGTGAAAGACACTACTGATGCGGCATTGGTTGGTTCTATGGGAACTGAGTTTGAAGAAGAGGAAGATGAGAACGGTAATATGGTCAGAAGACAGGTTGCCGTTCAAATCGATGGAGCGTTGGAAGGCAATGGATTAGCCGCCTATGATGAGTTTGAGTATTCTGGTGTGTTCAAACAGTCTCAACACAAAGAGAACGTGGTAATGTATCTCAATACATTCATGAATTCTCTACACGGTGAGAACTGGGTTATCACGAAGAAACTCAAGGATGGAGATACCATTGAGTGTAGATGTCGTAGGTCACTCTTCGCTACCACATACATACCAAAGACACTGACTGGTGTGATAGCAGAGAAGGGTGTCATTCAGCGATGCCTGATTTACATCAGGGAAGTTCCTCAGACAATTCAAGACGAATTGAGGGATGCTATTCTAGATGAGGTAGGAACGATATCCAACAGAGATTTACCAATCACCAAATTCGCAAATAACTTCGTGAAGATATACGATGTCTTGAAGAACCACTACGATGAGAACGGTCAAGACCCGTTGACTACGGTGAAGTTCGGTGAGGGAGTCAAGGATTCCTTGAAGAACGAATCATGGAAGATGAGGAATTATGTGGCATCTGCTAGACCAGAAGTATTCAGTATTGCTAGTAACTTCATTACGAGGTTGAATGGGACGCTAGTTAGAATGGCAGTTCTCTCTGCTATTGCGGAAGCACCTAGTATCACTGATAAGTCCAAGAGGTATATTGTGACTGAGAAGAACGTCAGACAGGCTTCCTTCTTGGTTCGACAGTGTTATCAATCATTGGTATCATGGTTAGATACGGCACTAAAGGTGCAAGCAACTGGATTACAGGACAAGGCAAACTATGGAGTATTCAGGAAAATATACATGTCCATGAAAAAGAAGGGAGATGACGAATGGGTGAATAAAACGGCTATGTTAGAGCAAGTTAGAAAGACTACCAGTAAGGGTCAAGCCACTGTATACCGTTGGTTCAATGACTTGGGAGATAAATTTGAGACAAAGATGATAGGCAGAAGGGCTTATGTGAGATTAGTGGAGGCGAAAAACAATGAGTGACATATACGAACACCAATATCTAGTGTTTAATGTGAATGACGGCCCAAAGGTAATCAACGAATCGTTGAACACCTACGGGGCTGAGGGATGGGCTTTGTCCACCATGATAACCATCAACAATGGCGAGTATATTGTTGCATGGATAGTCAAGGGAGCGGCTATAGAAGCACCAGACCCAACGAAAACGAAGCAAAATAAGATTGCTGAACTTTGGTCAGGAACAGAAGAAGACACTGGTGGTAAGAAACAATGAATGTATTGGCAATAGACTTGGAAACTAAGAATATGTCTCATGACATAGGCGGTTGGGGTAACACCCACATGTTTCAAGTTAGCACAGTATGCACATGGGACGGTGATGTGGGCAATATCTACATCGACAAGGCAGTGGATGACCTGAAGAAAAGCAACGTGGAAATCAAACCCCTGTCGCAACTGAAGTTTGACTTGGATGACCACCTTGAGAAGGGTGGTGTCCTCTTGGGACACAACATAGTCGGGTTCGACCTTCCCGTTTTGAAGAACGCTATGGACATCTTCTGCATCAAGAAATACTTGGATAAGCGAGCATACATCGACACTAGTAGGATACTGAACAAGGAGTTTGGTGAGAGGTATTCTCTGTCTAACCTTGTTCAACACACCCTTGGCTCTGATAAGATAATGGAGAGTGCGATGGCTCCTGAAGTATGGAAGGCTGGTGGTTATTCTGAGGTCGCAGATTACTGTCTAAAGGACTGTCAACTCGTATTTGACCTATGGAAACACGGCCAGAACAATAAAGTAGTGAAGGGCTTCTCCATAGAACAAGAGGAAGTCCTCGATTTAGGAGTTGATTGGTAATGGCAACGGCATTAGAATGGATGGCATGGACAATATTTGTGGTAGTGATTAGTCTGCTTTTCTTCGCCGCCTTTGGTGGGTCGAAGTATGATGAGAGAAGCATTGACGAGTATATGGACAAGTTAATTGCAGAGGAGATGGAACGTGGTGGGACTCAAGGAAACTTGTAGGTTCTGTAGCGTTACCAATATTCCAATACGTCTTAACGCAAGAGTTGTTGGCTCTGCTACTAAAATGAAAATTTGGCAGTGCCGTGAATGTAAAGGGCTTTGGTCGGAAAATTAGTTCCGGCCATTGCCCCCCGCCTTTTTTTTGCGCAAAAATTGCGGTTTATTTTCTCTTTTTCCTCGTTTAATCGTTTCACATTAAAACTAAAGGAATTATATCGTTTTTAATTAGAAATAAACATTTTTTTGTAGGGAAACGGCTTGCCATTCATATTTAAACCTCGGAAAACCGCCGATTTTTTTCCTGTGTGTGGTTGCTCTATTGGAAAAATATGTTATTCCTGAAAGTGAGAAATAAACACTAGATAGAAAAATAGAAGTAATTGGTTGTTTTGGTGTGGAGCGTTGTGGAAGTAGGAAGGCTCACAGAATGGCTAATGAGAAAGATAGGGATAATCGTAGATTGAAGGAACTCATGGCTAAACATCCGGATTGGGATTGGGATTATTGGGTGTGTCAAGCATGAAGCAGTGGGTCATTCGTAAGTTGCTTTCACTAATGGGAAACACCTATGTTTGGTTAGACAAAAAACTCATTCATGAAACTGGCCCGGTGCTAGGACTGGAAATCGATGAAGATTTTGAGGCTATGTCCAGAAAGGAACTTTGTGAATACATTGAGAAGCAATTCAAGGTGGAGGAAAACCACTTTTGGAATTTACATTCGACACAGAAGATTCGCTTCTGTTGTCAGATTGTGAGAAACAATAAATTAGGAGCGTGATAAATTGTTTTTATTTGATAATACAATAGTAAACGAAGTATCATCTGGTGATTTGGTCGGCTGGGATGATGCCCTACCGATTCTAATCATTATTGGGTTCGCCCTTGGACTTGGATTGTTTGCCTTTGGTATGATGATGCGAGAATGGGCATGGTTGAGCCAGTGGGATGATGACTCAGATGACTATGACTCGGATATTGAAATTGTAGTCTCACAATAGGGGGGTAAAACGCTTAACTGCGTTGCATATTTGAAATGGGGTTGCAGATTTGAATCTACCACTGAAGAAGGTGAAATTGACTAAGTTCCGTTGGTGGGACTGTGAATTAATCTAAGTTCCCCAAAATCCGAAGTTATCACAGTAGTCTGAATAGTGGTTCTGAATATTTTCTTGGTATGCTGGATAGGATATACCATTATCGAATATCCAACTGTCTGCCCAAATAGTATCGAAGGTCGTTCCTTCGGGTGGAACCCACGTTTCAAAGTCATTTAGAATTAAAGTGAATGTATCATCTTTAGCACAATGCTCCCAAACCAAATCAATTACATCTTGAGAAATTTCAATAATGGTAACTGAGGTAACATCGGGGTTATCAATTAGTTTCTGATGAATCATACCTATACCAAGACCCCCAACCAATACATCACCTGTCGCATTATCCCATAACCATTGATGCTCATTGTATTCTGCTTCTGAGTTTTGCATTATAGGCATAGAACAAGTATCCTTGATTAATACTGTGTGAGTATCATAAGCACAATTTTTCATTGCTCTATATCCCTGCCAATCATAATCTGTTGTTTCTTTGTTATAGTGAGCAATTTGATGTTGCCCTGAGATTCCTTCAGGTATGTCTACTTCTATTCTAGTCATTTCACAATCCACCTGAGAAGTTAATTTTCATAGTAACATCACTAGCATCTGTTGTTCCACCACCACTTGTCGTTGCAGTTCCTTCAACCGTTACTCTCACCCAATCTCCATCTGCGGGAAGGAAGTATCCTCCCCTTCCACCACCGTGACTAATGCTGAAATTACCAATACCACCAGAACCCGTTCCATCTTGTGAAGTAAAAGCACTACCAGACCATGAAGCAGAACAACCATTACTAAGACTAGATGAAGCAATAGAACCCTGCATCTCATATGATGCCGCACCTGTAGCCCTGAGATAAGCGAAAACATCACCTACGGCGGTTGGGGCATTACCCCAATCCTGTTTATATGGGCCATCATTACCTTCTTCCATCAATACTATTGTAGTAACATCAAGAGAAGAACCGTTGAAATCAAGGGAAGAACCGGGGTTTCCCCCACCAGTTCCTACACTAAACGAGTTGTTGTAGTTTCCACTTGAACTCGTAGCAATGGAAACTCCTGTTGGCCCCGGAGTTGCTGACGCATCTTCCAATTGCTGACACGTTCCAATCAAGCCTGTCATGTATGACATTCAATCACCCGATATACAACCACTTGTTTGCCGCAGGGGAAATATACGTTCTAGCGGTTTCATCATCCATAGCCGCATGAGCAGTCCAACCAGAAACAATTGCGTTTGATGTTCCTAATGCGGGTGTAGCAGAACCACCTGTATTATTGATGACAACATATTGTTGCCCTGCTTGTGCGGTTGCAGGTAGTGTTAGTGTTCCACCTGTCCAATAGACTGTCTTTCCTGAATCCGCATCTGCTAAAGTGGTGTTACTACTAACTGCTTTAATTTCTGTCTTATAGCCCTGCATTGTTCCTGTGGCTACAACATCTCCTGTAACAGTTAGAGTGCTACCATCAAAGGTTAAATTTCCTTCAGCGTTCATCGCATCTGTCCCTGTAGCAGTCACGACTCTATTGTTAGAACCGTTGCTCATGAAGTCAGAAACATCTACTGTAAATTGTAGGTCATATGGGTCACCATCTGAACCATGACTTGTATCAGTCCAATTAATCTCAATGCCTGTTCCTTCTTTGAATTTAACTTCTTTATTTTCTGTAATGGTAACTTCTGTTGAATCACCGTCTTCTATTACAAAACCACTACCCATAGTATTTGTATTTGTAGTGAATGTTAGATTACCTTGCATATATGTTTGAAGAACAGAAACATCCATTCTCTTGAGTGTTCCACCATCACTTAGAACTAATTCATCAGTTGATGCTAAACCACTTGTTAAGGCAGTTGCGCCTGTAATATCACTCACAGAGAATGAAGAACCTCCACCTGCGGCTTCCCATGCAACACCGCTTCCTGTTGAAGTGAGGACTTGACCATCGCTTCCTTGCGCCCCACCTATCTTTAGATTACCAACATCTACTACTCCGCCAATAGTAATATTGCCGCTTGAGTCAAGTGTGAAATCAGTTTGACCTGCACGACCAATTCTCAAATCATCTTGATACGCATCTATACGATAGAAGTTGTATGTGCCATCATGGTCAGCCGCAGTTTCAATTTGTATTTCACCGCCTTCATCACTACCAGTAGCCGCACCAGATAGTTTCAAGGTTCCCGATGAAGCATCTTCCGGCATGATTCTAACTGAGCCACTTGCTTCAACATACAACCTAACAGAACCATTGCTCTTTAATCCAAGAGAATGATTGGTTGTCGTCCCTATTATTCCATAACTTGCTTGTGCTTGTAAGTGAATACCTGCGCCACTAGTCCTTTCAACGAATAACTCTCCATTACCCCCACCCACTCCTTCTAGGTGCAGTAAGTAACTTGGAGCAGAACCAGCATCTCCTATTCCTATTCGTTGTGTGTTAGCATTAATGAAGAAAAAATTAGCAGTCGCATCAGAATTGTAAACGAGGTCTATGTCATCTTCATTTGTATTCAATTCAATCTGTCTCACACCACCACGAAGTCTCATGTATTCTTGTCCTACTGCACCATCTTCTGTCAATTGGAAAATCATCTCGCCCCTTTCGTCACCATCTGAGGCATCATTGTATTCCATGAATAATCTACCATACTCATGCTTGTCGCCATTATCATTCGTCATAGTCCATTGAATAGCACCAGCATCTCCATTATCCGCAGGGGATGGAGTATTGCGATAGAACTCCAATATAGGCCCATCAACCTCATCAGCATTTGTATTCTCTAGGATGAGAGTAGAAGTGTCTGATGCGTTGTTCTTTATCGTGGTCGATTTAGTCTGTGCATCCATTGTTATTGTCCCATCAGCATTCACCGAAATGCTTTGAACTCCTGAAATATCATTGACGCTGAAGATATCCCCACTTGACATTGTAGGACTGATTGCGAAAACCTGTCCTTCTGTTCCCTCAAAGGAAAGCGTGTTGTCATCAAGCACCTTGAGATACATCGGTGAGTTATCCTTACCTACGAATTTAATCTCAGGGTGAGTTGTTGCTACACTCGTATTAGGAGTGACTGTGATTATCTTATCGCTATCCGCCATCTAAGCACCATCCCTTCCACGCAATGCGGCAGTTATTTGCTTTGCCTCATCAGCACTTAGTTCCCTGTTGTAGCATAGGAAATAGCCCATCTTGGCATCCCAACCGGAGGCATACACATCATCTCCACCAATCGTGGCCGCATCATCACTCAATGTTGGACAAGCCCCTGCATTAGTTCTAGATGCTACTTCCTCGCCATCTCTGTATATCTTCATCGTAGCCCCGTCTGCTGATTTGGTAAATACATGAACCCAAAAGTAATTCACAATATTGGTTAATGTATCTGTATTCAATCTACCTCCACCACTTTGAGTAGATGTAGAACCATTCGTGTCAAAGTAGATTTTTGAATTATTCCACGGAATATGTGCAAAATATCCCCTTGCATCGCTTCCTGTCCCATCATACATATACCACTTGAAAGCAGATTTAGCAGTTAATGCATCATTGGTGCAATAGAAGACAAATGAAGCACCTGTCGAAGATGTTATCCCGAATGAATCAGAAGCAGGGCCACTACACATAGCAGAGTCAATTGAATCTGGTTGTTGATATCCACCAACAACAGGTCTTGTATTGTATGTGGGTGCAGATGACCAAGTGAAGTCTCTACCATTTCCGCTAACATCAGTCCAAGTTGTTCCACTACCGGGAGAACTCTTGCTATTGGAAGCATCTAGATTCAATTGCATACCGCTTTGTGGTATAGAAGGGCCACCCGAAACTCCCATTTATTCTTCCTCCGTGTGTAATAACCTAGACCGAATCATCGCCTCGTCAAATGTAAGAGGAACAAAACTACTACCTTGCTCTAATGCTAGTAATGCGGCATCTTGTAATTCTACAATAGGATTACCTTCACTATCACAATACTTAGCAGTAAGACCTGATAATATATTCTCTAATTGTTTCTGTGAATACTCTACTCCATTTATCTTGTATTTCATATTCCCACTCTCCCTCTTGTTGCGTTGAAGTTTTGTAGAACTTCTGCGGCTGATAATGTCTTAGCATAGATTCTAGCACAAAGCATACTACCTTGAAAACCATATCTAGAAGTCCCAGATGAATAACCTGCCATTAACCTATTAACTGTCGCGGCGGTATCTGCGGCTTGAGTTGTGCCACCAAGCAAAGCACCATCCACATAGAACCCAATGTTTCTACTTGTATCAGCAGTAAACACAACTTGATGCCAGTCATCCGGCCCTGAAACATTGGTGTCAGCACTATCCCTGTAATAATTGGAATTGTTATCTCGATAACGAGGATACCATGTGCTACTTCCTTGTTGCCAAATCATCCAATTATTTGTTCCACCCTTACCTGCTAGACTCAGAAACGTATGTTCTGAATCGGAATCGGGTTTTGCCCAAAATTCCATACTCCATGCGGCTTGGTCTGCAAAGACAAGATTATCAGCCATTGCTATTCTATTCTCAAAGTTAGAAGGGTCAGCAGAATCACCATCACTTCTTCGATATGTGACACCTGTGTTGATTGCCTTAGCCGCACCTGTATCAGTTGGGAATGAGATATTCGCAACTATGCCTTCACCACTCATACTCCTATCTGTTCTAGAAGAATGTGCGACTGGCCCAATGTCTCTCATGCTTGCTAATGCATCATCTGCATCTGTGCATTTATCGCTACCTGCATCGAAGCAGAATACAAGCGAATCATTCACTACTGTTGGGCCGCTATAGAATCCCATTAGTATTCCACCACCATTTTCTCAACGTCCTTTCTCTCAGCCTGTATGAAGTAGAAGCAGTCAATTGGTGTATCAGTTTGCGTTCCCACATACACCTTGTTGTCCTCTATGTGGTCAACGTATATCTGCTGGAATCCCTTGTTGGGAGTTAGTTGAACTGTGATTGTATCCTCATCAACTAGACCTAGCCAGTAGTCAGGGAGTTCAATCGTATCTCCTTCTAATCTGCCTCTAATGTAAACACCGTGTTCCGGCCCTTCAAGAGAACCGTGATGCAATCTCTTCCCTTCTTCTGTTGGGTGTTCTATATCGAAAGACTTCGTAGTGGCTGAAAATGCGCCATTTAAGGTCATACTTCCTGTTCTACTGAGGTCAAGTAAGTCTGTTCCAGCCGCATTCCTAAAGAGGAAACTATCTCCATCACCATTATCTCGGAGAACGAATCTCAAATCCCTATTTAGCGGGCCGATAATATCAGCATACCCATCTGAACCTGCATAGTTCATTGTAAGAGAACCAGTTCCTGTTAATGCACCTGCTATTGTGGCATTACCGGATGTATCAATTGTGACATGGGTGTTGCTACCTTCGACAATGCGGAATTTATCACTATCTCCACCCCTTGCCTGTAATTTCCAATGAGCCGCATCGTTCTTTATCTCAACCGCAGGGTTGCTGTTTGAACCTGCGTCTTCGACAAGAATTGCCGCATCGGTTCCCTTTACATGGAGAATATCATCGGGACTCGTAATGCCTATTCCGACTTTACCATCGGATTTGATTGTCATCTTCTCTTGACGAGTTGAACCTGCATCAGTCGTATAGAAGTGAAGACTACCTGTGATTGTAGTATCCGCAGTAAGCCCTGCGTCAATCGTAGCACCAATACCACCGACTTCCTGTGGAGTGTTACTATCGTATTTCTTAGTCCTAAAATGGATGTTAGAACCTGCGCCGTCTGCGGCCATGTTCATTCTTGTGATATGTAGTGGCCCATAATTTGCTGAGTCGCTATTGGTTGATGATGCCTCACGAATATCCCAAGGCACAGGACTTCCCGAACCTGTGTGACTTGCGAGAATAGTTTGACCTGTCCCTGTGTTGTCAATGACTACGTTTCCGGTGTGGTCGCCTTGTGCTTGGAAATCACCTTTAACGTGCAATTTGTAATCATCAGCATCCAAAGCACCTATGCCCACATTTCCTCCTAGTGGGTTAATCATCAACTGCCTAGCACCATCTGTATGTGTTCTTGCTTGCATCCAATAGCACCACGGACTTGCGTTGTGCAAACCAAATGCCAACTGTGAGTTTTCAGATGAGATAACTGCCGCCGCATCAGCATCAAAAGTTAACGAAGCCGCTACAACGGTTCCTCTATCAACGTGTAATTTACTACCATTCCAAGTAAGAGTAGATTCACCATTCAATCCTGTAGAACCAGTAGCAGTAACTATTCTGTTATCTGCACCATTTGCTAGAGTAAGTCCATCTCCACCACCAGCCGCAGAAGTAGCATCAATCCAAGATAGTTGACCGCTTCCATTAGTAGAAAGAATTTGATTTGCGCTTCCATCTGCTTGAGGCCACTTTTGGCTATCAAGAACAATATCTCCTGTTCCGTTAGGTGTGACTGTAATATCTCCATTTGTGTCTGTGCTAGATATGGTATTACCGTTAACGTTGAGATTGTCTACCTGTAGAGCAGTTAGAGTTCCAAGAGAGGTAATGTTTGTCTGCGCCGCACCTGTGACAGTAGCCGCAGTTCCACTAGCATTTCCAGTTACATTTCCAGTTAGATTTCCTTCAAAGGTTCCCGCTACCATTGTCTCAGAACCGACAGACCACTTATCTTCGCTCTCATCCCAATAGAATGACTTGTTAGTTGAAGTTCCTCTCTCAATCTCTATACCACCGTCTTGTGAAGGAGTTCCTGTCTCATCTGAGTTTAGCGTGATTATGCTATCTCCTATGTTTACGGTGTTTGAATTGACAGTCGTAGTAGTTCCAGATACAGTCAAATCACCTGCAACAGTTACATCTGCACCGGATAGACTGAGAGCAGTAGTTCCATCAGATGCTTTGATATCATTACCTGTGACTGTCAAATCGCCTGTTACTGTTACACCTGTTGAAGTAGTTTCAAGTGTCTTAGTGTTATCATAATATAACTCAACATTACCATCTTTGTTTATCTCAATTCCCTTGTCACTACCGATGTTGAATTGGAAACCTGCACCATCTTCGTTCTTGAATATCATCCAAGAGTCTGTTGCCGCATCATGGGTTATGCGTGAATGCGAGCCATCGAAGTCAATATCCAATTGTCCAGAAGAGCCAAGTTTTAATTTTCCATCAAGACCTGAAATGATGCCAGCAGTAGTTGCATCAGCCCCGGATAGAGTTATTGCAGTAGTTCCATCAGATGCCTTGATGTCATTTCCACCTACCTTCAAATCCCCTGCAACAGTAACTAACCCATTTGAAACTACGAGAGAACTATTGGCAGAACCTCCCATTATCTTGAATGGATATAGGTCTGTTCCGTCTGTAGAACCCCCTGTATCAATTTGGTAATCCTTGACTACGAAGTTTCCACCATCAGTATATGCGAGGAACTTACCCTCGTTGTTCTGCATTGATACTCCAATACCACCTGTCGCACCAGTTGCGGCAATTGCAAGTGTGCTTCCATCGAAGGTTAGATTCGCCTCCGCATTCATGGCATCTGTGCCAGTTGCAGTTAGAATCCTATTGTTCGCACCATTTGACATGAAGTCAGATACGTCTACTGCAATAGTAGCAGTTGAGCCTTCTGCCGCAGTATGAGTGACATCTATTCCTGTTCCAGCAGAAACATCCGTCATGTAGTTTCCAGTTGTGTCTGTTCCTAGTGCTACGCTATTGGCTTGTATTGTTGCCGCACCACCAGCCGCTATTGCGATATCTCCACTAACGTTTCCGAAGATGGCATCCTCAAAGTTAGAGGTAGTCATCTTCACAAGATTACCTGAATCTGATGTATCAGATAGAATTACCAAGTCATCTTGAGCGAAGTCTGTGATAGCAGTTGCGAGGGAATCACCATCCAACTTGTCCATGTCAATTCCAGTTGCTAACATTCCATTCTCAACTGCACCACTACCAATGGTCAACGCCCCACCTGCGGCTATTGTAGCGTCACCACTTACATTGGCGAAGATGGCATCTTCAAGATTAGAGAATGTAATCTTCTTCTCAGTCCCATTGTCTGAGAACATGAAGTGGTCTTGCGTCTGATGAAGCCCAGTTCCACCAAGAGCAGTAAGACCGTCTATGTTCACATTGAAATTAATCAAGTCAGTTCCGGTTGTGATTGCAATTGAGTCTCCCTTGAGAACTAGGGTATCAGCAGTATCACTAGCAACTACGTTTGCCTGAGAGTCTGGCCCTGAGTTCCCATCGTCTGGAACGGAGATTGTTTTGTATGCACTAATGCCACCTGCACCATTTGATACTGCGAAGTCAGATAGGTTTGCTAGAGTCATTACTCTCCAAGCACTTGAACCAACATCCCATACCATCATCTCGTCTGTTCCAGTAGCAGTTAGAGTAGAGCCAGCACCATCATCCGTGATGACAGTAAGACCATCAGGATTCTTTAAGTCAGCAGAGATTGCTAATGTTCCATCTCCCCCAGTAATCGTCATGTCTACTGTAGTAGTATCTGTTCCTGTTGGGATTGCATTGTCCCAAACACCAGCAGTTGAATCATAAATGAGAAGATGCCCAGCCGAGAGTGAACCGATATTGGTATCATCCAATTCAGCAAGTGTGTCCTCAGTATCCACTTGAGCATCTACATATGTCTTGATTGCCTTAGCCGTAGCAAGAGTATCATCACTTGCACTGACAGATGACAAGTCTGTATCCAATGCCGTGATATCAGATAGGTCAGTTGTCGCTATCGTGATATTGGCAGAACCATTGAAAGACTTCCCAGCAATAGTTCTAGCCGTAGCCAGAGTGGTTGCAGTATCGGCATTGCCTGTCACATCACCCGTTAAGTCGCCTACGAATGTTCCCGTTACAGTTCCAGCCTTCAAATCCCCATAACTAGACCCTAGTTTCAATTCCATTCTATTAGCAGAAGCAAGATACTGTAGAGTCATATCATCTCCACTGCCTCCTTCTAGAGTAAGGCCTGTTGCATCTAGAATCTCACCAGTATCATTACCAGTTCCTAAGACTATGTTTTTATCTTCAATAGCCAAGTTAGTTGTATCAAGAGTCGTAGTTGTTCCATTTACTGTTAGATTGCCTGTAACTACCAATGCTCCAGAAGTAGTCACAGTTACATCTGTTCCATCACCGATTGTCACATTTTCAGTAATAGCAGTTAATGTAGTGCGGAGGTTAGGTTCTGTTACACTAACATCTGTGTTTGTCACCTTAGCATCATTGAGTGCAACTCTATTCTCTAGTTTACCGAATGCGGCTAGGATTGTGTCTGTAGCCGCAACTGTTCCACCACTACCTGTAGAGAGGTTCGTCAATACCTTACCAGTTATCGCAGTAGCCGCAGTTGCAGATGTTAATGCGCTTGTAGTAGAGAAACCACTATTCGTATTACTGTAGTTTGCTAGGTCATTATCTACTGTGAATGTCAGGTCATATGGGTCAGCATCCGTTCCATTATCTGTATCAGTCCAATTAATATCAATTAAACCACCCTCAACAAATTTGATTTCTTTGGAGTCAGCAATTGTAATTTCTGTTCCATCTCCGTCTTCTAAGACGAATGACATTCCTCCAACTCCACCGGGAATGCTATCCACATACGCTTTGACTGCCTTTGCAGTTGCTAGTCCAGCATGGTCATCTGTGATACTTGCCAAGTTGGTTTCTAATTGGGCAATATCAGTTAACCCGGTGGTGGCTAGAGATGTCAGATATGTGTTAGTATCAATGTCATATGTCTCAGAACCAGTCCTCTTAATGAAACCAGTATCGCTATCTGGTATATCTGTGTGCATTACCGCACCTGCGGCATTCACAGTCGTTGCATCAGTAACGTCTGCACTTGCGTCAATTGCATCCAATTTGGTAATCTGAGTTGAAGTCGCTAGGCCAGTCTGTGAAGCAGTAGCATTTGGTATTGCAGATGTGTATGCAACATTTGGCTTATTGAGAATCTTGGCATCCCCACTAGAGGCATTCCAATCAGATTGGACATTCACTTCTGCACCTGTTGCAATGCCACTTAGTTTGGTTCTCTCAGCAGAGGTGATTACCGAACCACTACCAGCATCTGTAATCCCATCAATCTTAGCCATTGTAACTGCATCATCAGCAATCTTAGCCGTAGTCACATTCGCATCTGTAATCTTAATTGTGGTGACTGCATCATCAGCAAGTTTTGCAGTTATTACCGCACCTGTTCCTAGTTTTCCAGAAGTGACTGCATTACTGTTTATCTTACCTGTAGTTACTCCAAGGTTTGCAATCATACCTGTAGCAACAGTCTGTGAATCTCCTGTTGTGACTACAGTTCCCGTTATGTCTGGGAGAGATATTACTCTATCAGCAGTTGGGTCTATGATACGAAGAATGGTTTCGTAGTCATCAGCAGTCTGCCCTTCAAACTTAATTGCATCTTGAACGTTAATCTCAGTCTGATTTATTGTTGTAGTTGTTCCATCAACAAAGAAATTGCCCCTGACCCTAACAGTAGTATCATTGCCAGCATCACCAAGGTAAAGAGTGTCACTCTCATTAAGAAGTCCAAGAGAAGCCACCACATTTGCCTTATCGGTAACATCTGCTAATGCCTCGATACCAGCCAGTTTATCAAATTGGTCATCAGTCATTAGACCGTGAGCATCTGTTGTGGCATCAGGTAGAGTCGCTGTAGATGTAGTCCCATCATCGTGAGTTAGAGTTAGTAGACCTTGATTGAAAGACGCGCTGGCTACTGCACCCTTTCCTGAATCTGAAATAGTCAGTCTCCCAGAATTTACACCCGTTGTTATTCTATCCCCACCAGTTACCTGAAGGGTGGATGAACCTCCAAACTGGTCTGATATTTTAATCAGGGGAATGCTACCTGAGAGTTCTACACCAATCGTGTATGTGTGGTCTTCTACTTCTTGTTGTGTGATATACTCCTTAACTGCCTTCGCAGTTGGAAGTTGAGCATCAGTAGAATTACTATTAATTGCAGTCACTAATGCGCTTATGTCAGATAAATCCGCTACTGCAACAGTGGAGAGTTTTGTGTTTAACTGGGTTTGTATTGCCGATGTGACTCCATCAAGATAGCCAATCTCTGTGGCACTAACACCTGTGACACCATCTAGGATGTTTATCTCTGCCGCAGACGCAGTGATGTTTAAATCGCTTAGAGTCTCAACCTTATCAGAAAGATTGGAGACTAAGTTTGCTATCTTGCTTTGAGCAATACTAGCATTGCTTGCTATCTGAGCATTTTGTATTGCACCGTTCTTCAATGAAACTACACCGGAAGAGACATCAAACATATCAGAAGTGAAGGATGCTACTCCCTTATTGGAAGTAGTAGCATTTTCTGCGGCTACAGTTAATGTCCCTGCGCTATCATCGTATGTGGTGGTGATTCCCTCTCCATCGGTTATCAGAGCATTGACTCTATCATCGACTCTCTCATCAGTGTAGAACTTGTTGCTACCTTCTGCGAAATCGTCTGTGTCTAATGTGAGAGTCCCACCAAGATTGACTGAGTTACTATTGATAGTAACTCCTGAGTTTGCTAGTTTGGAGTTTGCAATGCTTCCAGCAAGTTGTGCGTTAGTCACAGAAATATTAGAAACATTGCTACTCCAGTCAGCACCAGCAGTAGCACTAGCGGCAATTCCATCAAGTTTGGTTTTCAGTGTAGCCGTAAATAGTTTGTTAGTTGTTCCATCAGCAATCTTATCTGCACTAATTGCCGCACTGTTCGATATGTCAGCATTGACAATAGCCGTTCCAGTAGCCCGATAGTTTGCAGATATGTCTGGTATGTCCGAGGCAATGAGAAGCGCGAACAAGTTCGCTGGATTGATTCTCCTCAACCCATTGGTTGCATCGTCATACATCAGATAATCAGCCGTTCTGTCAATACCATTCTCGATAGTAAGACCATCAATGTCAACCTTCAATGTAGCACTGCTTCTATCCAGCCCATCACTTATGGTGAGGCTTGGTTCCTTACCACTTAGAGCGGATACTAATCCGTCTATCTTGCTCTGCGCTATTGCCGCATCACTGGCAACACTTGCGTTTACTACTGCATTAGACCCCAATTGGTCAGCACCGACTGCATCGTCTGCTATCTTCGCTGATGTTATGGCATCGTCTGCTATCATTGCCGTAGCGACTTGAACCTCTCCAATCGTGCCAGCAGTAGTAGCACCTAGCACCCTGTTGTTAGTGGAGGTGTCTTGCATCTTGGCATAGGTGATTGCATCATCTGCAACGTTACCAGCGACTATCGTTCCATCTGCTATCTTAGCACTAGTCACTGCGTCATCTGCTATCTTGGCAGTGGCAACCGCATCATCCGCTAGAGTGGTTGACAAGGCTACATTTGCCGCACCCGTGAACCCAACGGCACTTGCAGTGACATCACCAGTGATACTGAAATTTCTAGAAGTCGCTAGAGCAGTCGCAGTAGAGGCATTACCTGTAACACCACCCTCCAAATCTGCTACTATTGTTCCAGCAGTTCCAGAGAACACTTCACTGTTATTGGTAGCATCAGGGATGAAGGTGAATTTCCCTGTGTTATCATCGAACCCGAAGAAGCCTATCTTTCCAGAGGAACCATTATGCCACTTGAATTCTATTCCCCTATCCTTGTTGTCATTGGCTCCTGTGCCATCCCCACCCAATGTGAATACAGGGTCATCAACTGTGACAACGGTTGAGTTGATAGTCTGTGTAGCACCATTGACGGTTAGGTTTCCGCCTACTGTTAGATGACCAGTAAAGATAGCCGTGTCATTGGTCTGTGAACCTATAGTGAAATCGCTACCAAAGTCAGAATTTAGTTTGGTCTTTAGATTGGCGGTGGTCACATCTGTATTGGTATCAGTCTGATGAGTGTCAATCATGCTCTTGATATCAGCAGGTGCATATCTCTTGATATCAGTAGAACTACCAGCAGTCCTTTCTGCTGAGGATACTTGGCTGACTCTGGTATTGTAAGCAGTCTCAATCTCAGCATCCGTTTGGTCAGCAGTAGCACTTGCTTCTATACCAAGCATTGAAACTAAGTTTGCTGGGGTTATTTCCTCTACAACACCTGCCCCAGAACTATCTCTACCTAGAATTCTATTAGTGGCAGAAACATTCTGCATCTTCGCGTATGTTACCGCATCATCGGCTATGTTTGCAGTTGCTACACCACCACTAGGAATCAGTCCAGAGTTCCCTTCTGAAATGGCAGATGTGTAAGTTATGTCAGAAGTGAGAGCAACAGTTCCTGTGGATGAGGGGAGTGTAAGTGTCGCGGAACCCTTGGTTAGAGTTCCATTGGCATTTATCCTCAATGTCTCTGACCCACTGTTTATCGCACTGAATCCCTTAGTCGTTTGGTCATAACCTAAGAACTGAACTAGTCTGTCTATAGCATCGTGGTCTGAACCTGCTGGATACTTGATTATAGCAACAGGGATATCACCAGCAGTCAATGAGGATACAGAGGCAGTGCTTAACGAATTAGCACCAGTCCTAATCTGTATGACATTCGATGCGTCAACTACAACAGTGGCATACCAATCATTACCTGCTCTTTCTCCTACACCGGGTTCTATGTCATTCCTAGCGGAGATAGACACTAGAAGACCGTTTCTCATTATCTTACCAGATGCAACGTCATACTTCGTGTATGCACCACCATCTTCTTGTGTGATGTTAAATCCACTGAGAACGCTATTACCACCAGTGGCAACGTTCAGAGCGTTGATTATACCACTGTGTATATTGTCTGTCCCATCTACAATTCTAGTGCTGGGACTAGCAGATAGAGTCGACAAGAAGCCCGGATTACTGTTAACCATTAATCTACCTCCAATCTAATTGTGAATGTCACTGTATCTGCCGATGGCACTACTCCAGTATTCGTGAAGGTAACTCGGCTCAATAGGGTATCGGCGGTATTGAATATTCCGATTTCTGACACTCCTTGTGTTCCAATCTCTGCACCAGTGAAAGAAGCAGTCCAAACCAACTGTGACCCTATTCTAGAAGGGGTTACTGTCTTCTCTGCTACGAAGGCATCCAAAGCAGTCTGCGAAGATGCCGTGTCATCGCCGCCATTGCCTATTCTTACCTTTGTAAACGTGCTTGCCATTGTTGATGCTAATGCTTCCTTTCCACTATCTACTATCATGAATACTCCTCCTGTTCATAGAACTTATCTTGGAAACTCTTCTTGGTAACTGTGCTATGCTCAAATCCTACTTCCTCCGTGAACCCAACTAAGTCATCGAAGCCCATGTTTGAGTTATATGATAGAGCATTGGATGACCCCGTTATTGTATAGGAGAAACTGATGTTCTTTAGTTTAATTGCATCGAACAGGAATTTTCCAGCAGAAAGCACTACCGCATCTCTACCCAATAGCACAGTGCTATCATCTGATTGTCTACTGGATAATTCACTAAGCCTCTCAGCGATTGTCTTGTCAAATGTCCCTACTTTCAATTTGAGGGTTCCAGCAAGAACGTTTTCTATTTCAAAGACGATATAGTCATCTATTGGAATGTTATGGTTAGGGAAGTTCAATCGAAGAATATCTCCGGCTTCAAGTAACTCTAGTCCTTGTTTCTGTAATTCGATATCTATTTTTCTTGTTCCTTCATTATAGATTTCCATTAACTCTACGGCCTTTGTTTCTGCATCTGTCCTAGTCTTTATCGTGGGGTCAACTACCTTCACTGCTCTTACTTGCTTCTTAGTAGGCTCTTCTAATTCATATTGGACTTTATCTCCGATAACGATTATCTTGTTAGCCTTGTCGAACATGGATTTATTTGACCCTACTTTGATTAGACGACCAGACTCCTTGTAAGACAAAGCATAACTACGCAGACTATCAGTATCTTCTATGTTCCTTGTTATGAATTCCCCGTTCTTTATTCGGTAATCTAATCCACGCTTTACGATTAATGAATTGAGTGCATTATACATGTTGCTATTATCGAACTTCAAATTAGTAACAAACGTCTTATTGTTTATCGTCACTATTTCATCATTCTGCGCCGGAGCATAGTATTTTTTCGTTAGTGTTATCACAGCGTTTGTCACGTTGCTTACCTCCCCAATTAAATGTCCATCATAAGAATATATGACATCACCATTACTAATGCCTGTGACGTTCTCAGTGCAAGTTATTGTAGTAGCAGAAGTGGTTCCACTGCTAATGATATTACCAGTTGGTTTGGAGAAACTCCTTGCCGCATTGTATTCAAGACCAGCGAGTTTCACTATATTCTCCACTTCCTTTTCCAATTGAGAACCAATGGAGTATGTGGTTCCTATGTGACATTTCCTGATTTCCTTCAACTTAGGCTTCCTTCCTAGTGTGATATCAAATACTTCCCCAAAGGATGCAACACCATTAGCGTTTAACGCACCATCAACCTTTAGGGTCAACCCGGATTGACTATTACCATCAGCAACGTCTATTGTTTTCTTGAAGACTATTTTTCTACGTTGTCTGTTTTGTCCGTCTGATACGTTCATGTCAAGAACATCCCCATCAGACAAATCAGTAAAGAGTGATAATGCGTTTGCTGGGGTTCTTCTTTCTATCGTGGTGTGGATGTTATCAATGTCTAAGAGCAGATACATGTGATACGCGCTTTCTGAGTATGTTGCGTCAACAGAACTCCTTGCACCTCCGGTTCTCCAATCTCTTCCCTTGCCGTCAGTTAGGAGAGTGTTGAGTTTGATTTCTCCCTCTACATTATCGAAGGCTACCTCTGAGGGCCGCATAAGCCTACATCTCCCAGATATAGCCGTATCGACTACTATTGTATGTGCTTCTGTATTGCTAGTTGTAGGAGGGGTGGTTATGGTATGACTCGTTATCTTCGCAATCGTGGCAGGTATAATATCAGCAGTAGTGTTTCTCAGAGTGGCAGTTGCAGTTCCAGAACCAGTGGATAAGTTGTAGTTAGCCGCTTCCGTGACTAGGTAATATCCTGTCAAATCAGGCATGTAACTAAGCCATGCGTGTTCGGTGTCTGAATTAAGAGTGAATTCCATAGTAGTTGATGATACATCAACTCCATTGCTCCCATGTGTGATGTTGAATGTTGGTTTTACTAGCATTTGTGCAGAGAAGACCCCGCCTTTAGTTCGGTCACCTATTAAGCCCGTATCTCTTATGGTTGTAGAATTAAACGTGCTTGAGGATGCGTATCTTCTTGCGGCGCGTGTTCGGTCACTTGTGCGGAGAGAAGGGTTGTTTGCTAATATGCCATCAGTTGCTTTGGTTCCTACCATAGCGAGGCTAATCTGGGTTGCTTCTACTAGAACTCCCACGGCGTAATCATCATTCAGGTCAGGGACAGTCAGAGTGTTACTTGATTTATTTGTCCAAGTGAACGCCACACCGTTGATGAATCCACTACCAGCACTAGCAAAACCACTAGCGTCATCAAGAACTAGACTAGTATCCCCATCAGAGTAGGCAGTGGCTACTGTGGAGTTGACATCTTCATATTCCTGAACCATCAAGTTTCTAGAAACCTGCTCAAAATCATTAGTATTACTAGTAACGAAGTCTGAATATGAGGCATCATTGGATAGGGCTAGTCGTGAACTAAGAACGATGTCATCGTTCCCTATTATATCAGCACCAAAACCATCAGCATGAACGTCTGCGCCTTGTTTGAATCCTCTGAATAGCCCAATGCACCCATCGTATATGTGCGCTAATGATGCGCTATTATCAGCAGTTTGACCAACACTGTATCTGAAGGTCTTAGTTGAGGAAGTATTGCTCAGTTCTCTATGATACAACCCCGCCATCACTCTAGAAATATGCCTGTGTGATGATGCGAAATAATGGTGAGCAGATACATTCCTGTCCTTTCTATCAGGTTCTCTAGTGAAGTTACTACTACCTCCACCTGCCCACGTTCCCCTGTATTCCTCTGATATTAACGGTAGAATAATATCATGGCCTTGGAATGTGTGGTTTACATTACTAGAGTCAGCCAATTGTTTAGTCCACTTGAAATTGGTGCTTACTACGGTTGGAGAGCAAATCCACACATGGCTGAATCTAACGTTGTTTCTACCATTTGCCCTATCTGCTTTCAAATCAATACTACCCTCGCTTGCAGATAAGTTGTCAATGTTGAAGTCAGTAGTGGAAAACACTCTGAATGGTTGAACTCCATAGTAGTGATTTCCTCCTTCATGTCGCAATAGTCCTGTTAGAGTGCCATGTCCCGTTGAGTCGAAGATTAGATTTGGGGCATATCTCGTTCCAAACCCACTAGGACGGTAAGACATCACAAAGCCGTTTATCCCACTAGCAAGCCCAAAATTAGTAACCGCACTGGCGGGGTATTGTCCTATGTTGGCTTTCTTGTAGAACACATCCCCTGTGGTTTCTGCTACAGTGTTGCTAGTATGAACTCCTTCGCTATCAATCACTATTTCATTTGTGGAAGTCTCGACAGTAGGGGGCATGTCTGCCTGAACATAGTCAAAAGCCCTGACTGTAGGGATGTCCTCTGCCTTTGGTAGCGATTCGTAATCCACTGGATTGAAATGCCAATCGAATGTTGCTTCCACTAGTCTCATCACACCGAACCTTCTCGCTTGATTCGTGGTTTGGGTGGCACTAGAGATAGAAGATTCCTCAAACATGTTACTGGATTGAAGAGTCTGTTTGGTTTGCCCAGTGTATTTTTGATGAGAGGTGTTTCCAATAACAGAGGATTCGGATTCAAGGACTATTGAAAAGTCATCATAGTTCTTGGTATGATAGCCTAGATTGTTATGTCGCAGTTTGGATGCTGGAAATGTGTCTCCCACGGCTAACAATTCATATGTCTCTGACCGTGGGTCTATATGCTCAAACTGTGAGTATTGTATGTCTTCCTCGTATCCATTGGGAGCATAGCCGCTATTGATTCCATCATAAGTTCCTTGGTCACGAATTGTTGGATATGATTGAATCAAAGGCGAATCAGTCTGATTTCCGAGGAAGTTAGCAACGTATGTCCATCCATTTACTGTATTGCTTCCAGCCAGAGGCTTGTTGTCATTCGTTGCAGTTGGTGTGAATATAGTCCCATTGGGGCGCACACCATAACCTACTCCATATCCTTGTATCTTCTGGGGTTTCACCCCATTACTGTAGATACTGTCGTGTGTCTTCGTTATGGTTCCACCATCGAACTTCTGCAAATCCCAATACCGTATGCTTTCTTTAGGCCCGAAATAACCAGACCCAAAGGTGTTTTGTAGTCTATGGATAAATCCACCAGTGTCTATGTTATTGTTTACTAGATAGATATTGCAGTTTCCTCTATTATCAGAACTGTTGCTATCTAGTCTCCCTAGAACTACAGGGAAAATCGGAGACACGGATAACGTTGTTGCTCCTTCATCCTTCTCGTTGATACTCACGATATCCAATGACTCTTTATTGATAGTCGCAATGTCTATCTTATCTACAGTAACACCGTTCTCATTACCAGCAGTAAACGCAAATATGGAATCATTCACAGACACAGATTTAGGACTTGAAATGTCATATCCCAATGTTCTATCTTCCTTGTAGTTACCAGTGTTTGAAGTGGCTTTCATCTCCTCATATGTGAATGTAGCAGAATTGGAGCCAAATGTTCCTCCTAATGATAAACCACTATTGAATCCCATTCCCTTCTCGCTAATGGATGTAAACCCATTGATACCAGTATTGTGTAACTCATTACTTGCTAGTGCTTTCGTTCCTGTGATATAATTGACCCATGAAGACGTATATGGATGATAATACAACAACGATGTAGTTGTGGTAGGAGTAGAATAGGCCGCATCATAGAGAGTTATCCTATCATTGCCACCACTGTAATTCTCCTCATATTGCTTGACTTCCCCAATCAACTCTCCGGCTTGGTTCATAACCAAACCATATCTTGTGGGGCTTAGGTTGGTAGTATCATTCCATGTAATAGTAGTTCCAGATATGCTGAGATTGCTTACATTGTTTCCCTCAGAATCAGTTATTGCCGTAGGGTTCAGAATAGGAGGGATTGAAGTGTGTATTATATCCTCCATGAAGGTAGTGTTCTTACTGACTGTCTGGGAAAGCAATTTGGAGGTTTCATCTCTGCCAACTACACTGTAAGTGGTCAATCCGTGTTCGGACTTGCTAGAGACATCCTCGACAATCCCGTTGAATGCTGAGTCACTTATGGCATATCCACCGCGATAGTAGTAGAACCTACTGGCATTCTCATTGCTTCTTTGGTAGAACACTCTATCAGAGTCTTGAATCTTCAGGAACTTGTTATCCTTATCACCATAGTCAATCTTGTTATCATGTCCATTGTAAACACCACTCACTAATCTGGCATTATACAGTTTGGTGTTCTCCTTGTCTACAGTGACCTCTGACATGCTAAGTTTGCCAGTTGCATAATTATACTCCGTGTCTGGTTCCAATGATGTGTTAATCACGCCAGTGTAGGGAGGTAGGAACAATGTCTTACCAGAGAAGTTCTCTGCTACTGCACTACCACTCCAAGTATTAGCAGTCTTGAGTTTCTTGTTCTTTATCGTAATGTTCTGCGTTCCGCTTGATTGAGCCGCTACAGAGGCAACTGCATAATGATATCCATCAATCTCTATAATGTCATTATTGCCTAGTATATTCCTTAAATCCGTTTGTTTTCTAATGTCACTCATTACTATTATAGATGTATTAGAGGAATCTCTAGCCGCTTTTCCTTCAAATGCAATCAGATTCAAACCATCGTTGTGAATGTTTCTTTCAAGAATCAAGGTGTCTTCTTCTTTGATTCTCAAATGTTGTATACCGCTATTATCCAATATGTTGAATTGGGCTAATTGGCTCATCTTATTTCTCGGTTGGTTTAGTATTGCGTCAGTTATGAGAGGAATTTTGTTATTTTTGAAATTCGCTTTTTCAAATGTAATGTATTTCCCCGGCCCAGTCATGTTCCCATCAAGGGTAGTTGCTGTTACCGAGTCAGAGTTGGCTGTGTGCCTATGCATCTTGGGGAAGGCATTCTCCCATTTGTGGAAGTTGCTGGAATTGCTATCATCAGAGGTTCTGTTAGCATCTACGAGAGTAGCATTCATTCTCTCCTTGCCTAGACTATGTATCGTATTGCCGAATTTGCCTTCAGTTCGGAATGCCACATTGTGAGCGGTCTTCCCTATTTTGATGTCAAAATTGGTAGAAGTGCCAGTTATTGCTATTCTGGCATAGTCTAGTCTGAACTTGTTTGTCAAAGGTGTGACAACGGTGATGTTGCCTAACAACACATTACTAGCATTAAACACAGACATACCTAGAGAGAGTTTCAAGTCATCATCGGCATCGTGTAGAGTGAATTCCTTAGAACCACTACCCGCTTCATATTGGGCATGGGTATCTACTGCTGTCACTTCAAGGGTAGTAGGATAGTTCCACCACCTTAGATGAGTGAGATTGTATTTGGTCATGTAATCCAATTGGTCTTTCTCATCCAACCTATCGTTGTAGAAATACCAAGTAGGGCGACTGCAATGTGCTACCCTATCATGCTTTGATGTGGAGGTTGACGTATCTCCTCTCAACCCATAACTGACTGCGACTATATCCGTAGTAGTCTTGGCTGGCCCCTTGTAAATCTCAAACTTCGTGTTTATGGACACCTCTGTCGGATATGCTGGGGAGAACTCAAGGCCATCCCCCATCTCATCGAATGATATTATCCTAGTTACTTTGGCGAAATGTGGTCGCAGTGTATCAGTTCCCATCTGATATGTGTCGGGATTCAAGAGAATGAAATAGTCATAGTTCTCTATATCCAAGCCTACTTCCTCTGTGGCTGGGTAATCAGAGGTAGAGTAAACGAACTTCCTGTTTGTCTCTGAATTAGCAACTTGAGAATCATATACCTTGACCTTGAATGAATGTGTCTCATCTCGGTTGGTTGCATATGAAGTCAGGGTGTTATTGCCGGGATATACCCTATTCCCAATCTTATCAGCATAATCATTGCTTATTGAACCACCATGTGGGTTTTTCCTTATCTCCATGAAGTTAGCGGAATTAACTAGAGAACTTCCACTGACTGAGTTTTCGTATTGTAGGTTGTTCTGGACAATGGTAGGATTGACAGAGACAGACAGATATGCTTCGGTGGTTCTAGCAAAGTGACTACCATAGTCATAGTCTGCTTGGTTTTGAGCCGTTGCTTCTAGAATATGCGTATCCCTCTTTCCCGCATTCAACGGGAACACTGCCTTACCGTATGCACTCGTTCCCATTCAAGTATCCCCAAAAGTGTAGTAAAACATGATATCCGAATAACCCGGAGTTAGAGTCTTTTGTGTGGCACTTGGCCTTTTTCCCTTATGCATCGCAATCTCATATAGTTCACCGAAGAACTGCTCTGCGTTATTCGCTCCTCTGCCTATCTTACAATCGCTAGGGTCAAGTTTGAATGATGTGATAGTGTGACTGTCTTTCTTGATTAACTCATCATTGAGATACAATTCAAGGGTGTTATTGTTGTATACCAAGGACACTTTGTATACCTGCTCTAGATACAATGCCTCTCTCAGTTGATTGGTGTATATCGTTGACCCTACAGTGCTACTAGGTGCAGTTGCTAGAGTAATGGTATCACCTGCTACGCTTGATACTGTTCCTAGTAGGTTAGCCGAAGAGTCGTATATCTTGCTACCTGCTCCTAATTCTTCTGCCTCTCCTGAGCCTACGGCTATTTCATTGCTAGTGCCAGCAGAGAAATTTGTTGCAGTCAAGTCGGTGATGTTATCTGACATGGCGGCACTTCCCATTGCCGCTTGATTCAACTTGGCAGTCACTACGTTACTCGCTCTAGTTGTGATGATTGTTCCATTGTGTCCATTAGCCCCATCGATGGCAGTCTCTAGATTAGTGGCAGTGGTGTCATTGTTAGTCTCTGCTCTGAAGAAGGTGTATGTCCCATCAGTTGTTCCAGTAACTTCTATTGTAGAAGCCTTGTATTTCTTTAGAGTCCCAGCCGCGTCTGTGAGGCTTATGAAATTGTCAGGCGTTGCTCCACCCGTAAAATCTGATTTGGTCACATTGGTTGTATCACTCAGTGTGATATCGGTGTTACCACCAGTTCCTACGGTTCCCTGTGTCAAGGAGACTGTTCCTGATGAGTTACTAGCGACTATGCTACCATTGTGACCATTGGAGTGATTTATCGCGGTTGCCAAATTAGCACCAGTGGCATTGGCATTGGCTCCTTCTCGGAAGGCCACTGCTCCTGACACATCCCCTATGGTCTGAGTAGCACCTGTCGCAAGAGCATCTCCCACCGCTACTGGAACATACTTCTTCGTCACGGGTGTTCCAGCACTATCGATAATCTGTATGTATGGTGTGTCTGTGGCATTAGCCTCAGTTACACCACCAGTGAATCCAGCGATAGTGACATGTGTATTCGTTATGCCTGTCGTCCTAGTTATCGTATTGTTCCCACCAGCACCAACAGTTGCTTGTGTCAATGTCCGTGTAGCCCCGCTAGTAGATACTGTTATCTTACCATTATGACCATTAGCGTGTAATATTGCATTCCTAAAAGAAGTGGCAGTTTGAGTAGCATTAGCACCTATCTTATACATGACGCATTGATTACTTGCAGAGTCAGTGATGAGTTGTCCAGTTGTGACTGCGGAATCCGTAGATGCCTTGTATTTCTTGATTGTGTCATCTGTGGATGTTATCGTGATGAACTCAATGTCCTCCACTTCATTGACACCAGTGACTAAATCCCCATCTCCGTTGTTGTTAGTAGCCCAACCATAGGGAATGTAATGTGAGTTAGTCATATTACTTCCTCTAGTGTTTGTGTCATTGTTATGGTTGACTGGTGTAGAAGCAGTTGAAGTCAGACTGACTGCCGAACCAGAACTAGTCGCAGAGCAATCCAAGGAATACTCACCGTTACCTGCCACTGCATTAATCGCGGCGGCTAGATTTACCGCGACATCAGTGGTGGTTGGCATTCCAAGCCCTCCACCATCTACGAAGCCGAATGCTAATGGGCCGTAAGTCCCATTGTCTAATGCAGAGCCATTGCTCACTTGCCCACCGGAATTGAACTGGAAGAATTTGTATGTTGTGCCACTTGAGTTAATGACCCCTATCCAATCATCCGCACCCGGATTCGTGCTGGCTTGTTGAACATACATCACTTTGATTTTAGCCGTGGCATATACAGGAGGAGTGTTACAAGGTATGCTATTCGCATTGGCAATGGTGTATGAACCAGTAGCGGCTACGGGTGAGACATAGTTCGCTATGTCATTTGCGTTTATAGCAACTTGACCAGTAGCCTTCGCGTTCACTTCCAAGTCATCGTAGTCTGATACGGTTATGGTTCCCTGTGGATTGCTACCAGTGGCACTAGCGGATACTAATTGATAGCCTGTTGTCATATCATCGTAGTAGCCAGTAGCATCATAGTATCCTTGTAGAGAATCTACTGCCTTGATTACCGTATCGCTTTGTATGGTCTTAGTGGTTCCACCCTTGGTCAGTTCAGCAACGACCTTGTATTCTGCTGGTTGGTTGTATGAACTTGATGTGGTGTTCTTCAAGTATAGTTTCAGGTTCGTATTGTGGAATAACATCATCTTCTGCGTGAGATAAGCAGAAGTTCCGAGGTAATCTACGCTCTCATATGAAGTCCGACTACCCAAGTCATCTGTAGGGTATGGAGGGGTCTTTTGTGAGTCAAGCACCCCATGCTTACCAGAAGCCCTAGAACCCGCTCCATTTACGTCATATGGGGTAATTATGGCCTCTATTACGAAGTTGCTATCATGCGCCCATATTCCCCTTTCCCTAAGTTCGGTTGTAGTGGTTATATTCTTCTTTAGGTTCTCATTGTTGGCTAATGCCTCATCGTTGTTAGCGGCCAGTGTTATCTGTGTAGCAGTGACGGCACTAACAACACCAACCAGAGCATTGTCTGCATCATACACATTGTCTCCAACCTCAAACTTAGTAGTGGCATCTACGGTATCTACTGCTATGTTCGTGGTTGAGTTGTCATTGATAGCCCCGTTAACTAGAACACCAGTAGACTCTACGGTAACAGGGTGTTGTATTTCCCCAGAAGCCGCTAATGCATCGGCTTCTAGTGTGACTACTGCTGGGTCATAATCCAGATTCAGATAACCTTCGCAGAACAGGGGGAAAACCAGTTTGTAGGAGTTCTCGATGTAAGCATTGACCATATTCACCCATCCAAGAAATTCTCCGCAAGGACATATGCCTCTTCAAAGTCCAATGTGAAACCTATTGCTGGAAACTCTGCTCCAGTTATCGTAGTGTTGAAAGAGCGGATGAACCCAGTCATTCCCACAGTAACGTCTTCTGCTCCTGTATATGGGGTGAAATACTCTGAGTTAGACCCAGCACTTGCAAACAGATTGTCATATCCCCTGTTCTTCCATGAGAAGGGTATAGTCTGTAGTTCTGATACGTCCTTTGTGGCAAGTGCGTTGTCTCCTCCATGATAGGCAAAAGTGTGGTCAACCCTACTTGGCCCCAGCACTATCAGTTTGTTGAAATTCTGGTCATCTTGAAAAGTAGATGCATCCACATACGAGTGTATTAGTTGAGCCATCTCAAATGAAGTTAGGTTGACTTCCTTGGCGGCTTCACCATCTCTCTGTTTCTTTATTTTCTGACCAAGCAACTGTCCACTGATATTGACAGTCTTCTGTGCCATGCCCACATCGAAGGCTAGGCTAAGTGACTCCCCTTGGATTGCTCCTGAAAATGGCACACCCATGTTCATTACTGTCTTGGAAGTGTTAATGGTCACGCTATCAGCAAAGAGGGGAATACGATTTGTGGTTCCTCCACCATAGTCGTTCCTCCTTTGTAGTTCTAGGAAGACCTTGAAATTTGCAAAGTTCTCACCAGCCATTAGAAACCAGACCTCGCACTTGTCGTTCTATTCATCTGCAATCCAATCTCCCTAGCGACCTTCTGGGCAATGTCCCTTATCTCAGCATCAGATGCACCAACCCTGCCATTAACATGAACGTGTATTGTGTTCCCAGCCATTCGCCTTGATTGACTATTCGTATGCACCCTTGCCCCATTAGGTAGTGAGACTAGTTCTGGGCCGTTTTCTCCAACTAGGGTTATATCCTCATTTACTATTCCACCCGTTGCCCTTCCAGTGATTTTCTTCTTTAGCCATCCACCAGCCTTCTTTATCCCACCGCCTTGAATGAAATCGATAATGCCCTTAACGGTGTCAATAATTGTTTTCACTAATGCTTTCAGAATTGCAAATATCAAATAAGGCAGTTTCTTTGCCGCGCCCCAAATAACCTTGCCTATTGGGATAAGAATCCGTTCAACGTATATCTTCAACGCCTCAACTACGTTTCCCTTGAATATCGCTTTGAATATATCAAATACCGCAGTTAGTATGTCCTTTACAAAAGTGAGTGCTTTCTTTATGTCATCCATTCCTAGACTCATACCCATGTCGGATAATATACCCTTGAAGTTCTTGAAGAATTTAATCGCTAGAGGCAAGAACAGGATTAGGAGTAACATTCCAAACATGGCTCCAACTAAGAACCTAGTTGCCATCTTGAAGAGGTTCTTAGTGAACTTCCACATCTTCTGCGCTTTGAAATATGCCTTCTTGTCTAATCTCCATCCTAGTTTTGAATATCGCAAATCATCTATGGCTTTGTTTTCTAACTCCGTAACCAATTCATTGTTTATTGATAGTTGTTCCTTGATGTCTGCTAGAAGTATATCTTGGTAATCATCCTCACCAAACGCCTTCTTGTATGTTGCTTCGGCATCTTGATACTCCTTCGTCTGCATAACCTCAGATTTATCGAAGTCAACACCGCCATATGCGTCTGCTATCGGGGCTGGCATGTTGTCTCTTGCTTTCTTCAGTTTAGCCATAGTGTCAGCCATCTCACTCTGGGCTTTTATGGACTCCTTCACGTTCTCGTTGTATGCTGAAACGGCATCGGCAACTGCACGAAATTTATTCTGCACCTTCCAGAACCCACTACCAGAAGTCATTCTGCTAACTACGTTCCACGCCTTGGATTTACTGGCGGCTTCCGCCATTCCTCCTCCAAGTTGGCTGAAACTTTCAGAGAGTTCTTTGTTAGCGGCGGCTATGGAATAAATTTCATCTGCCATTCACTCACTTCTTTATCTGCTTCTGTATTTCTTCTGATTTGTATTTCTCTACTTCCCCATGAATAAGTAACATTTCTACCATTGTCGAAATCGTTGTGTGTTTGGCCTCCATTGGATTTATGCTGAAAACTTTACAATAGGAATATAGCAATATCTTGTATGCTATTTCCGGCTCTACCTCTCCTCCACTTATTGCTTTTCTAATTAATCGGCTTTTCCCGTATCATCCCCTATCTCCATGAAGGGGTTTGGTAGGACTTCCTTTAATTGCGCACCAATATATGGACTCAACCGTAGGATATCTAATGGCTCTAATGGGGGTTCTGTCTTCTCAATGAATTCTGTCACTAGGTATTTGTATAGTTTATTCATGTTTATTTCCATTTCTTGTGTTCTAGCATTAATATCCATTAACTGTGAGGTCGCCTTTTCCACTTGCAACCATGTGGGTTCCTTTACCCACACTTTCATTATTTCATCTGAGTCAGGACTTACCTTCAACTCATGGCATTCTGTTTCTGTCCTTGCGAACAGCATACTCTTATCATTTACTACATTTGTCATTTCTTATTCCACCTTTTTTTCTAACCAACAAACAAACAGTGTTGGTGGAATGTTTTTGAGAGATATCGTTACTCTTGATATCCCTCCTAAGTATCTATATTTTGGATAACCCACTTACCTTTGTAATATGTTCCCGTAGGAGTAGCACTGTTTCCTTCAACTAAAGTTCTAGCAGAAAGTGTCACTGCCATTTCTATTGGCCCCTTGTCTTCAGGGAAGGGAACATCCATAGATTGTATGATGTAATTGTCCAACTGAATTTGAATAATGTCATTTGCATTTTTCTGGAATTTAAGAGTAAGAGTTTCATCAGTAGATGCACTACCAGTATGTGGGTCAGTAGTAGTCAAACTGTCATGTTCTCCTTGTCTTCTTAGATTATCCCAAATATCAGTATCAGTAACTAATAGAGTCAATGAAACCTCATAGTTTCTTTGACCGGGGATATGTGCAGTGGTTATCCCTCTGTCATATGTGCCGATGAATCTCTGAGGAGTGATGTTATTGTTAATGGTTAGACTTCCACTTTTAACTCTAGCAACAGTTTGACCGAATACCTCAATCACTCCTTCTGAGAACAAGAATGGTTCTGAATCTCTAGAAGTTCTATGGTCAGCATCATCGTTTTGAGTAGTGTTGTAATTGAAAAGTGATGTATGAGTCGTTACTCCGTTCTTTGGAACGTAGTTTTGTGGAGAGTCAAATGCTCTTCTACTTACTAATTCTAGATTTGTCTTCACTTCTTGTCCTTCTTCAAAATTAAGAGTAAGAGTATTTACTTGACATCCTGTAAATATTCTTGAATAAACATCCTTGAATGGTCTATTGGATGAATAAGCAGAAGATGCCTCAGCACTACTTCCTTCAGAACCAACATAATACTCATCGGATGTTAACCCGTCTTTTTCCATCGTTATTTCTAGAGCAAATGATGGGAGAGCATCACCATCTGAAGTCCCGAATCCGTATGTTATGACACCTGCCCCTACTTCATATAATTCCGTAGTTCCGGATAATGCGCCATCTGCACCTGCATTACCGTTTGCAATATGAAATGTGCTTGCCTCTGATGGAGGAAACGTCATTCCACTAAATGCTCTGATAAATTTAGTCTTGGAATTAGCATGGAGGCCAGTCATCACATCACTAGATGCTTGTAGAACTTGAGATGTGCTTGTATGAGTTACTGTAGCAATTTTCCCTAATGCATAGTATAACCAAGAACCATTGTTCAGGGACATATCAATTGAACCACCACTTATTGTCTCATTTTTCTTGAATTGGTAGCCAAAATCTCTACCGGAAAGTGCTAGTGATATCTGCCCTAGTTCTACATCTACGGATGGGGGTGAAACAGTATTCACAAGACCTAACCAATTGTCTGCCAGTAATGAAGGGCGAGCCGCACTGTTCTTTGTGATAGCCGGAGCAGGTGACGGTGCGCCAAAAGCAAGTATGGTAACATCAATATCGTTGTTGTCTGCACTACTACCTATGGTTCTATCAAAGGTAATGGCGTTAGTAGTGTTAGCGGTAATCATTGCTATTCCACTGAAAGAAGTATCATCGTTATTTCTTATCCTAGCCATACATCCAACATATAGGTCAGGAACTAATAGGAAAGCATTTGCTCCTGAGCCTAGATTTTCTACAGTCACTCCTGTGGGGTTAGCACCATCTCCGTCACATGCATCAAGGTAAATATTCATCTCTGGTATCATAGTAGCCGATGCCCCTGCACCAACCCAAACCTGCTGATTTAGTGAATTGCTATTTGCCATTTTTTTCTCACACCTAGACGCTGATAGCCATCCTCTTCATCTCAACCGTTAACTTGTAGCCCAATAACCTTTTGTTCCTATCGTTGGCTTCACTCCTACTCTGTAGTTTGATTAGTTGCGCACTGTCCTCTACGTTATTGCTACTATTACCGCCAACATATACCTTTGGTTGTAGACTATTATTCTCAAGGATATATCTCGCTATCCTATAGAGTGATTGAAGCCTATCCCTAGAGAACGTAAGTTCGGAGAAATCCCTCCTATGCATAGTTCTAATGTGAACAGTGAAACCGAATGTCTCGTTTCTTACTGCATAATCGATTGTTGGATACTCAGTAGAGCCACTGTCCTCATAGACGATAACTACTGACTTTGAATCCATATCGACTCTTCTCCCCTCATTAGGAGCAATTGAACGGACATCTATGAAATTAGGAGTCTCATTGTGGTTGGATGTTATATCACCGCTACTAACCAAAGCAGAAGCGGCTGATGCCCAATTATCACTTAGGAGTCTAATTAGGAAAGTTACCTCATCCACCTTTCAACACTTCCTTAGTAGCCTTCTTTATTTCATCCATCATTCTTGCGTGGTATGCCTTCTGTGCCTCTTCTACAACACTCTCATCAGACAATGCGAACTCTGCATAAGCACTATCCTTGAGAAGCGCGTTCCTTTCTTTCTCCCGTTCTAATATCTCTTCAAGAATTTTAGTTGCATTTATGTTTTCCATATTATCACGAAATGAAGTAAACCATATTTGCCTTGCCCTTCAAAGTCTCATTAGCCTCTTCCACTAGGATATCGTGCTTCGTCTTCAAGTCAATATTAGATTGCGTTTCTGCGATTAGGATTGAGTTGTCATCATGTCGTATGACTTCGGCGGCAACTAGTTTCGTAGCGGCATCATGAATGGTAGCGGGAACCCTGCCTTCACCTGCGACATATGTGACTCTGACTGAGTGTCTCTCCAAGTATGGATAATTCTGATGGAAGAATATCTTACCCTCATCTCCTATAGTCCAATAGTCACCCATCCTACGCTGGTCTTGATTGTCAGTGAAGTTAGTGACTGACCCATATGTCGAGGAGATTGTGCAATTAGTTCCATCCTCTCCCATTAGCAAGGATGAGATGACAACTGTGGTGCTATCCTCACTGTTAGTGGTGGCATAGAAGAAATCAGATATGTTGACTGAGTTTCCAGTATCCTGAAGCGATTTAGCGGCAGTCTCACCAGTGAATTTAGCCGTCTTCATTGGGTATACCTCGTTGATTGCATCGACAATCTGACTAGCAGTCGTCTTAGCACCGAAGTTGTCATAGAAATCCCTGACAGAATTGTTAGCCAAGTTCCTGATATTGAACGTGTATGTCGTAGGAGAACCAACGGTGAGGGCTATAGTCCAGTCGTTTGTAGTTGCAGTAGACGGAACCTTCAGAGTAGCAGTAGCAGAAGCCAAGTCTACCCATTCAATTCCTTGCCATACCTCTAACCTAACTATTTTCTGCACTTTAGGATACGATAGTTGAACGAATCCTACATAATCCTTGTATGTTCGTAATGGGTATTGTCCTTGTTGAAAGCCCTCAAACGAATGGAACTCGTCTTTGTAGATAGTTGGTCGATAAGAGGTCTTCGTCTTGTCATCTATCTTCTCCTCGACTCTCTTGATTATCTTCCCTACCTCTGCAATAGTGGGAGTAGTCGAATTGGTAAACGAATTGATTTGAAGGAGATTGGAGACATCAGTATGCGTGGTGTAATACCCAGTCCCATTAGTGTAGTTAGGATTGATTGCTGTGAAATCACTAGGTGAGGATACCTTGCCCATTAGTTCACCAGCCCCTTCAATCTATTGTATCCCAACTTCAACTCCATTAGGGTTTTGAAATCCTTCTCCTTATCTGATGCAACATCTCCACCTACGGCTCTAGCAGTTGTTGGCCCCTTTCCACCAAGAGGCCCACGCTTGTCCTTTCCTGTTATTGTCTTGCCTTCGTAGTCTTGGCTTGGGGTGAATATCTCGTATTTCCTAGCACTGACTAGTTTGGTTGGGGTGAATGACACTCGTAGTCGAATCATGCCTTTCTTCTTTTTACCAGCATCCAATACGGGGAATGTATCTCCACCTCCTACTGAGTCAATTGTCTTATCAGATGTCTTTGTCTTACTTCGTTTGTCGGTAACTGCTGGTTCACCGCTTTCTGTAAATTTTCTATGCTTCTCTGCTCTTGGTTTGTCTGTAGGGGTTCCTTGGATGTCTTGTTTTGCTCTGCGCCTCTTTATGTCTGCGTTTATTGCTTCTAGGGCATTCTCGACACCAGAGGCAAATTGACCCTCACGATGATATCCCATTTCACCTTCAAACCCTCTAGCCATGTCTTTACCCAATGCATGTCTCCAAATGGCATTAGCCAAATCATCAACCTTGTCTAGGTCATTACCTGTTGGTTTACCATTATCTTCCCAGATATCATACAGGTCTTCTGATGTTAAATCATCAAGAACCCCATCTTTCATTGCTTGAACTTTTTGCATTTGCTTAGAACCGTCAAGTTTGCTGAATGGTTCATCTCTTGCAAATAGATTGAAGGCTTGCATTAGTAGGTTCTCTATCTTCGTTACATTTGGATTCGTTTCAGAAGTCTTCCCCTCTAATGCTCTAACCCAATTAATCCAACTCTTCTTGCCAATTGGTTCCGTCTTACCAAAGCCAGCCTTACCCTTGTCACCCTGTGATAGTTGGTCAACGTGTATTACCAACTTACCAACATCCAACATTCTGTCTTCCGGTTCTACGACTGAATATAGGATATCTGACAATGGGGATTTCTTCTGTGATAGAATGGTATCCTCTATGTGCTTTTCCAGTTTCTCAAGGTCAGTTGCGTTTCGATATACGTCCCATGCTTCCTCAATGTCATCAACCGTTCTAGTCTTGTCGAATCCCTCAATGCGATATCTACCATCATTTGTATTGCTAATGCTGAATATCTCTACGGTCTTCTCTATCTCACTGGATTTCCTCGGACTAGCCACCACTAACTCTGAATCATCCAACTTGCCAAAGCCCTCTGCTTCAGAGATTTCAGAGAGGTATTTCTCTGTATCAAAATCAATTTGATGTCCCTTGACTTTGATATGTCTTCTTATCTCCTCGTATAGTATTGGTCTTGATTCTAGGAATGCTCCCATTAATCCAGCAGATTTCTCTGGGTCTACGCCTTCTGTTAATGGGCCATAGGGTTCCTTTCTTCCTTCTCCTCTAGCCCCATGAGGAAGACCGGGTTTGAAGCCCCGTTCTGTGGTCTTAGCATCGAACATTCTCTGTGTTTTGTTGGTATCCAACAAGTCATTCATAGTGAAGTCCATCTCTTTCATCTTGGATAGGATGTTTCTAGGAATCACCTGTGCAGACAGTAAGTCCTCTTGTTCCAATGCCGCTACTACTTGTGGTATCGTAGTAGAACCAATGGTCTGAAAGAATGCTCTCTTGTATTCTCTGAACTCCGCTTCATCGAATTCATACTCCGTTTCTGCATATTCCTCATTGAACTCCTGTTGGGTCAAATCCAACAAGTCTCCTAGTCTACCTTGTATTAGTTCCAAGGCGTGTCTTGCCTTCGCCTTATGTGTCCTTTCTACCCAAGAGAAGGGATATGCTAACATCCATCGAAAGAGTTTGTTCTCCATCAGTTCTTGGAAATTGGCGTTTCTATCTCCCTCTAAGGAAAAGTCGTAATCATCGACTGAGTATTCTCTAGGTAGAAATATCGCCATTCACTTCACCTATGCAAGCCACTTAGCCCAAGCAATGCCCTTACTTACGGCATTAGCAAGACCAAGACCACTTGCAGGTGGTGTATAGGACATCTGCCCTGTATTAGGGTCAATCCAGTATGGGTTATTCATATTGTCATAGCCAGCAGGTGGGACTGGATATCCAGATTGGTTGTTGAACGCCATCTGTTGTTGCATCATGGTATTGTTCATTTGGACAGAAGCGTTGCCACCTTGTATCTGTGATGGGTCAATCCCACCCGGATTCATCTGTCCCATTCCTCCCATGTTGTTTGCTGGCATTTGTTCCCCTGCTGGCATAGCGAATCCCTGTGATTCTAGATACTGTGCCTTTGCCATTCTCCTTTGCATTATTACCTCTGAGTTTATTGCCGAGGCAAGGAGTGCTTGGAGGTCTAAGTTGATGTTAGCCTCAGTGATGTTTCCAAAGGCAGTTGTAGAATCAGAATGCATGTTAAGGACACCAGAACTGTCTGTTTGGAATTTCAATTGTGGTAGCATTTGCCCAAGAACCTTCTCCACGGTATCCTCAATCAATTGAGCCAATGCCGCTAGGAATGCCTCACCGTGATATTGGAAGAAATCCTCAACGTGGTTCTCTTGAAGCGTCAACAAATTGTTCATAGTTTTGAACTGTGCTTGTTGATTAGTTTGCATTGTATTCATCAAATTTGAATTACTTGTTCCAAATAGTCCCATTACTGCTCACCCTCCACTGGTGCTACCTTAGCCCCCTCAGTCAATAATGTTTTCACCCTTTCGTTGATTGTGCTGGATTCTATGACAAGTCTGAATAATTCTTCTTCCCTACTCTCTGTTTCAGAGACAGGTGGTTTGATTGTCCATCCCAATGACCCCAACGAAGCAATATCTGTTGCTTTCAAACTCGTTAGAGGCCCAGAGGCTAGAGGGTTCAAGGATTGCATTGTAGGAGCCTTTGGAATATATGCGCTAAAGGATAGTCCGTGTTCATCTGCTAGAATCTGTTGCTCTAGCATTTCATACTGCCTATGAATGCCAGCATGTTTCTCACAGTATGTTCCTCTCATTGGATATCCCTTGCGAACCTTGTGTAGAGGTAATGGCGGTCTTAGGTTATCACTGGCATCCCAAACCTTGTGAGTTCCACAAACCACACATCTATCCTTGATATTATACTTGAACTTGTATGGAATCTTTAGGAATCTCTTAGATTCTGGTTTTAGGATTTTGATTATTTCCTTAAGTTGTTTCTTTGGCTTCGTGTTCTTATACTCATATTGTGTTACTGCACCTGCCGCTCTCGCCGCAGACTGTCTATCCATAAACGCATTATTAGTTACGTTTGTAGAATTAGCACCGATGAGGCTAGGTGGCTGAAACTGCATACTCATGGGTCTTCACCTCTAGTAGTCCTTTATCATTGTTAGGACTCCCCTGTATACCATCTCCGAGTCAGATTTAGCACTGACTATGTATTTGTGACATGGTATTCCCTTGTCATTCAACTTCTGCATACCTGCTCTGAATGCCTCAAAGATGGGGTGATTCTCTATTGGCCCATCATAGTCATACCTGTCTTTCCATAAGTCGTATTTGTTGGCCCAAATGGAAACTGCAATAGGGTAGTCTATCTCTCTCTTTTTCTTCTTTCTCTTCCTGTTATGCCAGTATGGTTCACAGATAGTATCCACCAAGAATGTCCAACACAGTTGTTGCTCTATGTCATAGTGCTTATTCATATGCCTATCATCTATCATGAAGATGATGTATTTCGGTCTTCTATTGCGCATGTCCTCTATCCATTCATGCCAATAGACAGTCTGTCCTCCCAAATCAGCAGTCTTGACAGTATGAGCGTCACCATCTAGTTTGACGTATTTCCTAGTGGCACGTTGTATCCCCTCGGTTCTATGTCGTATATCAGGAACCTCCCCTCTTGTCCTGAGTTGATGATTCAATGTCGTCTTCCCTGCTCTACTAGCACCATAGATGCCGAAGTTAATCGCATGGACTCTTTGGTATATCTTGTTTAGTCCTTCGACAATAAGTATGGCGAAACCCGCCATTACTGACATTCAATCACCACAGATGATTCCAGAAATCCACTAGACCATTCCATGCTATGGAGAGAGTATTAATGCCGAGGATAGCCATAGCCTGTCCTAATACGAAACTGGATAACCCACCAACTATTCCCCAAAACCAGAACCTAGCCCTGAGAAACCAGATGTCAGCAGAATGCGCTCGTTGAAGGTCATATGCGAGAGTGGATTCATCCATTCCAAATAGGATTTCGCTGACCATTCATATGCCTCACTACTGCTCAGTCTCCAATGTTAGGAAAGATGGGTTTACTCCTCCCTTGGTTGGATTCAGACTAGGTAGGTTGCTATCCCCGTATATGTTTGAGGGAGAAGCGACTGTGGTATTCCAATTCTGCTGGAACTGCCTGAAGGACTCTCGGACTCTCTTGCGGTTCTCCTCTTCCCTAGCCTTCCTAGCCCAATAAGCGTCTATTCTCCTTTGTAGTAGGTATTCCTCAATCCAGTCATTAACGACCATATCGAACAATGCCTTCATTATCATTATCCCACCAATGGTGCTAATCCCGAAGAGCAATGAATGCTCAACCGCACCGTAAGGGAACGTTATTCCATATTGGGAATAAAAGTAGATATTTATTCCACTGACTGCTCCTACGAACAGTATTGTCATCACTAGTCTTGTGTCTGTATCTATACTTGGCATATTAATCACGCATATTCTATTGAGTAAGCACCTGTTCCAGTGATATCAACAAAGATACCATTTTGGCATACTACCCCATGCATGTCGTATTCCATTGAATTCCCTCTGGTTGCACCAGTGGAGTGTATTTGCATTCGTGCTACTTCTACTTCACCTGCCGCACTTGGGTCGTTGTCAGCACTATCGTAAACCTTTACGGTGAATGTTCCATCTGTAACTGTAGATGCTCTAATTGAGATTAGTTTACACCTACTCTTGGTAATAATTGCGTCAGCAGTTCTGACACCACTACTGAAGCATGTTCCGCTACTCATCTAACCATCCTCTGATAGTCTCTTGATGAGGTCTGCTTTTTTACCTTCTGTTGAAAGTTTCCTCTCTTCTAGATGTTCCTTCAAGACCTTAACAGTGAGTTTGTTTAGGTCAGGAGGAAGAGGAGTTCCCTCTTTCTCTTCTTTCTTTGGTTCTTCTTTTACTTCTTCTTTGACTTCTGGAACCTTGGCTCTACCGATTATCTTCTCTTTTCTAGAACGAGGATATAGAGAATCCATAACTTCCTTTGCATCAGGCCCACGCAAGTTGAGATACTTGGCTAGGTGCTTCACCTTCTTAGGTGAGGTTTCCATTAGTCTTTGTATGGTTGCTTTATCATCAGCAGTGAACTCTACCTTGACGTTTCTATCGCCGTATAGAATGATTGCATCACTAGTTGAAACTCTGGTTCCGTTCCTGTCAAACCTATAGTTCTTCCAAGTCATCTTGCCAATCTTGCTTCTAACTACTGCCATAATTTCACCAATTATATTGGGGTAGTAACCCCTGTCCTGATGTTCTAGGACAGAGGCTACTACTTTATGTTTTACTCAAACGAGTCCGTAGACTCTAAGCCTGAATTGCATGCCACTGTGGGTTCCACCGTCAGCAACTTCTGCTGGTGTAGCCTGTAGTGCTTGCACTAACAACATGGTAAACGAGTTGTTAGATGTGTATGCACCTGCTTCTGAGACTACGAAGGTTGGGTAGAACAACACATTCGCGGTTCCGGTCAGTGTAACTGCATTGACTCTCGATAGTCCGAAGTCACTTGCACTAAACACTACACCAGATGCGTCATATGTTGAAACATCCACTACTGCATCCACGAAATACTCATCACCGTGAACATGGGGAGCAGTGTGTCCTTTGTGGTCAGGTAGGATGGTAACCGTAAAAACTTCTTCAGTCATACGAAATCACCCACCTATGCACTCGTTATGTTCGTAATCTTTCCTTGGCCCTTGAAGAAGGAGCAACCAGTCTCGCCCATTGTGCGATACATTCCCTGATTCCCTAGAGAACCAACGCCGAATGGGTCACCATTGGTAATACCGTTCTCAAAGTATTGAGTAGGCTTCATGACCGATAGCCACAGATGGTCTGTGTCTAGTAGCATGATGTCACTCAACTTGTTAGCCGTTGCGTTACCAGTCTGTGCCATGTCCTTTGCTGGGATAATTGGGATGTCGTAGTAAGTGGCGACCCTAAAGCCAACCTCTGCACCCTTCACTCCTCTTACACCGTTGTGCGTTGGAACAATCTCCTTCCTGTCCATGAACCTCTCTTGGCTCTGTAGCAGGTCTGAGATGTGCTGGATAGTATCGTATCCAGTTAGCATAACCTTGGGGTTTCCACCGTTCTGCCTGATTCTCCTAATCATGTCGTTTAGAAGAGTCAGTGTTAGAACTCTTGCGTCACCTGCGGCGTATCCTGAACCGAAGTCAACCTCAGCCGAAAGGAAGTTATCCGTTCCGGTGTAGTCTCCACCGCTTCTGGTTACAGTCCTGTCATCTCCGAAAATCCTAACCAGTTGTGTTGGTAGGTCTGCGGGGGTAGTGCTGTTTGCAGTCATGTCTGCGTCACCCATTGCGGCTAGTTCACCAGCAGACGACACAATCTTGTATAGTGACGTATAGTTGTTCTCGATGTCAGCATAAGATGCGTGGTCGTAATGCTCAAGTGGCATTAGTAGCATCTTGTTCTGAACTTCAGCGTGGTGCTTGCCCATGTCCTCTCTAACGATTGAGCGGATGTCTCCTACTCCATCGTCAATTGCGGCCATCTCCATTCCAAGTTCTGAGAACTCAAACAGATGTGCAACAGTCTTTGGACTGACGTATAGTTTGGTGTATTCTGGCGACAATGCTCTGAAAGAAGCATCTCCACCAAGTTCAGCGTTCTCTGCAACACCACCAATCATGTCGGCGGCTATTCCAGATAGGTCAGCCGTGTTTGCACCGGGGTCAGTTGTTCCAATACCGAATGCAGAGCCACTACCACCAGCAGGTCGGCTCTTTAGAACTCTCCAACCACTGGAAGTGTATGGCCTCTTGGAAATCATTGACAGTGCATTGACTTCCTGATTTAGCATCGACCAGACTTTCTGTCCGTATAGCAAGTTGTAAAGGTCACCTAGACCACTTGCCGCACTGAAGGCATTCGATGACGCATCGTGTGGCGTTCCGAGTCCTCCAACTACTCCACTGCTCTTTAGCAGGGCGTTCCCTGTTCCTCCGACCATGCCGTAGGTTGCGGCTTCTAGGTCTGCCATTGTTCTAATATGTCCTGTTGTCATACTTAATCACCTCACTGATACCTCTCCACAATACTGTGAATATCACTCCATGAAATCTCAGAAGCCTGAAGAGTATTGGTTGGGATTCCTTCAGGAATCTCAAAAGCAACCTCTCTTGCCTTCTTTATCTCATCGCTTTCTGCCGAAAGGGACTTGCGTAGTTCCGCGAACTCTTCCTTAAGAGCCGCTACGTCTGTGCGAGCATCATACTCTGCTCTCTCAGCCGCCGACTTCTTTACAGACAGTTCTGCGGTTAGACGCTCACTGAACTCCTTGTTAAGGGAATCATATGCCATTGCCTCTAACTTCTCGGCCTTGAATGCTTCATATGCCTTCTCGACATTCTCCACACTTAGGTCAAGAGTAGAGAAATCGCCATTCTCCAATCCCTTAGAAACCTTCAGAGGTGCTGGGGTTGCAGTCGGGTTTCCGCCGCTAACAACTTCCTCGCCAGCCTCGTAGTCTCTTGTTGAGTCCTCATCAAGAGCCTTCTCCTCGCTGTCGTCTGAAAGTTCTAGGTCGTCTTCGCCGCCCATTTCTCCCATGTCCTCTTCGGGTTCAGTGTCCATATACTCGTCACCTTTCTCCATTATTTCTTCGCTTTCTTCTTCCTTTTGGAGCGAATTGACCTGCTTCATCAGGCTATTCAACTCCTCAAGGGCTTTTTCCAGTTTTCCACTCATTTTCTTTTCCTCCATTTTCAAAATGTCGAATTTTGCTTCCGGGTTTATTCCTTTTTCACAGACAGTAACTTCATGCAACTCAAGTTTTTCTATCTCGTTGTATTCCCCAAACTCCTCAGATTTTCTCTGTTTCTTTGATATCGCCTGTCCACCTATGCTGAAAGACCGTAATGTTCCTTTCCTAATACCTCTTGAGATTTCCTTAGCCTTCTCGATGTCATCGCGCATCTTGATTACTACATAGAACCCAACATCGTCTACAGCAGTTTTGTGTAGGACACCGTTGGAATCTCGGTATTTTTCTATGACCTCCCCGACTTGAACATTTGAATGATTTGACATTACATTTCTGTATTTTTCTTTCGTCATGTATTTCTTGACTGCTTCTTCCAATGCTTCTAGTGTAATTAAGTCGTTTTGCTTGTCTACAATTTCTATAGATGCATACCCTCCAATTACTAGATTATCTGATTTCAGAATGCTAAACTCAGCATTGTTTTCTGCTTTCAATAATACTCCTGTTGTTGCTAACACTCCAATCACCTTTTTTTCTTACTATTTAATCTACTCGCTCTTTTCCTTGGGAAATGGCAAATTAGCCCATTTATCTTCTGTAATTTTCCATACTCCCTTATCCTCTTTCTTGTCTAGCATCTCTTGCTTCTTTCCTGTCCAAGCCAACCATGCCTTCTGCTCATCCAATGGCACTACGCGAAGATGCATTCTAGTCTGGAATTTGTCACCATCCAAACGATATTCATGATAGCCATCCTTCTGAACTCCTAGTTCTAATTCACCAGCATCCAATAGTTTGTTCTCATTAACGGTATCAGCAACTATAGCGGGGAATTTACCTGACTTCCCAAATAGATTGAATACGTCTTCCGTATCTTCTATGTCTATAGTCCAAACCATCTTCTCTTCGCCAGCAGAAATAACGAAGTCTATGTTTCCGTCTTCTCGTTGATAGAGTTGAAATTCGCCTTTTTTAGGAGAGTCTTTTTTTTTCACTTCTTCTATGTCCTTCTCTAGAACATCATCCATTGCTTGGAACTTGTTCGGATGAACATATTGGATATCTCCCTGCTTCTTCATCCATGACATTAGCCTCTCTGGGTTACTCTCAAACAGTTCTTCAAAGACTTCCTTGTAATGCCTCGCTACGAAATCAACTATCTTGTCGAAGGGCTTTGGCTTGTCTCCGTATTCGATAATGTCATTCCTGATTCCCATTCTGAGTTCAGACCTCTTGGTCTTCAGTATCTTGCTGAGTTCTTCCTTCCACTCATCTATGTTGTAGAGGGCGTTCTTCTGCATCAACTCATCTCCCTCAAAACCGTAAATGGTAAACCCATCCAAGTCACTCTTCAGGATAATCTCAGCAGTTCCGTGTATACCATCAGTGATGTAGATGCCCTTCTTCACCTTCTTCTTCTTTTTATTTCTGGCTATATCACCAGCAGTCTTTACTTTGGCCGCAGTTTGAACCCCGCTCATAACCTTGAACCTATCACCCATTGCCTTACCAGCAACATACTCTATTGCAGACTCAAGAGACTTCTTCGTCTTAGTAGAGAGTTGTTCTAGAGTATCCACCTTATCGGATTCTGTCACTTCTGGTATCTCAATGACCTTGGCAGAATACAGGCTGAAACCATTCTTTGTCTTCTTAACCTCATCGACCTTGACTCTGACGATATCACCAACACTAACCTTCTCCTTGGTATTCAGAGCCTTCCCCACAGGAAGGTATGCCTTATCTCCCATCTCAACAGTCTTGTAGTTTCTTGCGGTTTCAGCATTGACTGGCCCTATTCCCATGCTATAGGAATGTAGTCCCTTCTTCGTTTTCTTGTCATCCAATACAACTACATCCAAGTCAACGAACTTCTTCCACTTAATCCACTTGGGGTTCTTCTGTTTTCCTAGTATGTATGTCGATTCAATGTCCTTGATGACGACTCCTTCAGAAGCAGGTAGGGACATTATCTCCTTTGAATAGTCCTCGACCTCCTTGATTGAATCAGCAATCCTAGTGTCCTTCTTCGATGGGAAGGCTAGGTTCTCAGTGGAGTGGGAACTGTATTGGTAGAAGAGTATGTTGATTCTCTCCCTCAATGGCTCATCTGCAATCATCTTGCCCTCATGCTTCATGATGTCAAAAACGTGAGCAGATAACCTACCCTTGGTTTCTTTCTTGAATACATGGGATACGGTGTCTGCTCTATGTAGTGGCTCATCATCAAGGAACAATGTTAACTCAGCGTCTAGTATGCAATCCCCGAAGTTCTTCTTCTGCATCTCCTTCACTTGCAGTTTACATTTCTCGGTTATGTCCTTCTTGTTATAGGAGTAGATTTTGATGTCTTCCTTTTCCTTGTGTATCTGTATTCTCATTCCATCATACTTCTCTTGAACTAGCCAATCACCACTAAATCCCTTGAGTTGCTTCAAATCATCTGTTTCAAATATGCGATACATGGGCTTGTTAGGAACCAGAAAATCTACCTCTTGCTTCTCCTCTTCACTCTTCTCTGCCTTGACGACATCCAAATCCACCAATGAGTCCCACTTGTCTTCAGGATATGTATCATTATACATCTCCTTCAATCTCGCAAACGCTCCCTTGAACTTCGATTTCACCCTACGAGTATCTTTACCCTCAGCCCCATAATGCTCTATGATGTATAATGGGATATCCTCTACCTTCAAATCCAATCCCATTGTTCCCTGTGTAATCTCATCAGGCTTCAAGTCGTGCTTCTCCCAAATCTTGTCAGGTAGGGTATTGGGATGTGAACGCATCGCATAGTGAATGAATGATATGAATACGTCTGGTTTTTGCATGAAGGTATCAATCACATCATCCCCTAGTAGTTTTGAGAATGGGTCGCTTATCTTCTCTGACTTGAATCGCATCTCCTTCACTTGTGAGAACAGTGTCTCAGCAGTTCTGGACTTTGGGTCATATACATCATCATCGAAGAGTTCCTTCTCTTGGACGTATTTCTTCAACTCCCTAGCGAAGTTGCTTATCTGGTCGAAGTCCTCTCTGAGTTTCTTGACAATCTTCTTCCACTTAGGGCCATACTCAGATGGGTCTTCCCTAGCAGAAAGATAGGCGAATCTGGTTCGCTCAAAGAAATCTAGAACTCTTTTCGTGAGTCCGTCTTCTTCCTTCTCAAACGCTAGACCAGAGTGAGGCATTCATCCCCACACCTAATTATCCGTCTTACCAATGTAGTGCTTGTCACCAACGTGACCATAGCCAGATGACGTATCATCCTTGGCAGTAGGATTCTTTATCTTCTCCTCTGCTGGATTTTTCTTGGGCTTCTTGACCTTCACTTCCTCACCCTTCAAGTCATCCTTGTTCTCAATAATGCCTAGATGTTCGGCTTCTTGTAGAATTGCCTTGGCCTTTGCTATAGCCTTGTTTACATTCTGTAGATTCGTTGCCATTTTTCATCACTGCTTTTTGTTTTGTTGATATTTGTCCATTGCATAATTAGCACCCATCTGTGCGCCTTGTGCTATTACTTTCTTTCCTGTAGGTGAAGAGGCGGCGGCTCTTGCCCCTGCCGCCACTGCGGGTAGTATCTTCTCAAGTTCTTCCTCTTCTTCATCGAGGTTTTTCTTCAGAAGTTCTCTCCATGCCATACTATCCCTCTATTGTCTCTATGATATCGCTAATCTGTGACCAATCCATCTTTGCTACTGTATCTCCTGAGAATGCGGTTGTTTCATTGCCTAGTGATGGCGTTGGGCTATCAACTACTACGAGTCCACTTTTCATAAGTAGATTATCTTTCTGATAGACGACCTCCTCAAGTGACTTGACTTTATTGACTAGTTCCTTCAGTAGTAGTATCATCTCATTGTTTTCTTCGCTTGTCATTATATCTCCTCCAAATGTTCCTTCAGGGCCAGTAGTGCTTCTCTATCTTCCTCGCCCCAATCTTCCATCGCTATGTAGTAGCCACTATCACCTGTATATGAACCTAGTCTAAGGTGATTTTTGTAGTCCCAGAAGTTCAAATCGAATTCTATTGTCACTTCCTCATCCTCTTCGTGTTGGTATGTTGGCTCTAATGAGATGTAGTCTGTAACATGTGTTTCACCACTGTCCCTGTATCCATCCAGCATGTCATCGTAGTCACCATCGGGAGTCACACCCATAATGGCCTCGTTGTTGTCCAGCATGTCAGCAATCTCACCAGCGAGGTCACCAATATCTTGCTTAATGATGCTGAACCACTTCTGCTTGCGAAGGTTGTCCTGTAGTATTCCTCTCATGTTCATTTCAATCAATCCATCGGAGGAATCCCTTGTTCCTCATCTTCCTTTCTTCTTTCTTCCATTTCCCTTTCTATGTCTTCGGGTGTGACTTTAGTGCCGTATCTGCCTTCAGCAGTAGCAGGTTCTTTTCCTCTAAAGTTACCTTCGGTTTCTTTAGGGATGGGAATCTTCTTCAATATATCTTGCCAACTCATTTCTTCCTCTCCTTCTTTGGGTAAATCTCTTTTCTCAACTGATTGTATAGTGTCTCGTAATCCTTCCGTAGTTCGGAGGCTGTAGCAACTAGGTCTAAGTTGTTTTCATCGAACTTCTCAAACTTCTTCTGCATGTTCTTATCGTTCTTCACTAAGTCAAGACCCTTCATCTCTTCCAACAAATCAGACAATTGCGCTATCTCCTGACCCATGAACTCTGTTGGTTGAGCCGCCTGTAGGAGTTTCTTTATTCTCTTCTTCTGTTTAGGCTCTAGTTTCTCTACTAGACCATTGGTTTTTAGGATAGATTGCCAACTCATTCAGACTCCTCCTCTTCATCCCACACATCATGTGCGTCTATTATATTTCTGAATTCTCTATGGGGTTGGAATGGCCTTGGACTCTCTATCTCTTCTAGTTCCTTCAATACTTTCTCATTAACGTAATCATCCGTCTTTGTTATCTCAAAGACATGCATCAGGAACTCTATTGCTGTTAGATACTTCTCGATGTTATCTTCTGTCTTCTCATCGGTTTCATCAGCATCCAGATAGTCATCATGCATTTCCATGACATCTTCTATTAGAATGTAGAGCGCACTCTCTAAATCATCGAATGAGTCCTCTTCAAACAATACTGGGAATTTCTCTAGTAGATTGTCCTCTGGTATCAAGTGGAAAATCTGGTCAAGGTTCTTCTCATCGAATTGTATGTGTTGTTCTAATCTTCCTCTAGAAATATCCTTATCAGAACCACGCATGATTTCTAAGCCCAAGAAGTTCATCAAGTCCTCCCATACCTCTTTGGAGAGTTTGCCATTATACTTCTTGTATGCTGATTCCTCTCCTTCCATCCACTCAGAGGACTCCTTATCGAATCTAGAAGCATTCGGAGATTCAAGGAACATCTCTCTGACCGAACCTGCTACTGGCTCACCGTAATACAGGAAGGCATCTATCTTGTCCTTGTAGGAAGCGAAATCCGTTCCCCAATCCTTGATGAACTTCTCTTTCTGTGGGAACTTCTCCTCTAACATGGCTGGGTTATCGAACTTGGCAGTCATCCGGAGTATCTCTTCCATTGCGTCTACATCGAAGACCCGTTGTTTGAATTGCTCTTTTTGCTTGCCTCTGCGTTCCATCTCCTTTACATAGCCTTCTTGCAAGCCTTCTAGGATTTCTTCTATCTCGCCTCTCAATGAGTATTCTGCACTCATCATCTCTTCGGGAGTAGTAGCGGATGGCAATGCCTCTATTCTATCTAGAACCTTACTTGAATTAGCCATGAAGCCGGGATTGGTTTTCCAATCTCCATCTGCTCTCGCCCTTCTGTCTTTTAGTGGAGCAGGTTGTGCTAGTAGGTTAGGGCCAAATTGTTCCTCATTCCATTTGCTAGATGCAGTCCTCAATTGCTTTGGGGTGAGATTCCCCTTGATGTCATAGATGTCATCATGGACTTCCCCACCCTGCTTTCTGAGGATATCCATGTATGACAACTAATCAGCCCCCTTAGAATGGTATGTTCTCTTTCCTTGGTTTCTTCTTCTTTGGTAGTAAGATTGCATTTGGAATATCTGCTGAATCAGGCTTATCCTTTTTCTTCGTGTTAGGGTCTACCCCACCCACAGAGAAGTCACGGGTTTTCGTGACCTTATTCTCATGCTCCGCTCTTTGTCTGCTCCTTGCGGCTTTCAGTTCTCGTTCCAATTGTCTTACGCCTTTTTCTTCACTCATTTTCCTTCCTCCAAATATTTTCTTAATCTTTCATCAGTCTCTGCATTCAATTTGTCAATTTCTTCTTTCCATCTTTTCGCTATCTCAAGCAAATCGCTCAACCGACTCGCCTCTCTGTTCGCTTATCCACGTTTTCATTACCTGCGTCTTTCGGCAATCCACTGAATCTCTTATCAGGCCCAACGCTCATACTAGGCTTATTCCTAGATTTTACCTCTGCTGGTTTACCCGCATCTGCCATTGAGGGTTTATTACCCGCTTCCATCATCTGACCTAAATGACCAGCATCGATATTGGTTCCAGCGTATGGGTCTAGTTCTACTTCGTCTTGTCCCTGTTGGTCTTCTGGTTGTGGTGGCTTCACATAGGTGAAACGTCCTTCGTCATCCATATTGACCTCAAATCCAAGGTTCTTGATAGCGGATGCAACGTTGACTTCAATCTCCCTCTTACGGAGTTTGGCTATCTCATCCTCTTCCTCGGAAGGTGGGAGTTTCAGTTCCCAATCTAAGATTCCGAATTCCTGCGTGACGAATGGGAAGACGTAGTTGTTCCAGATTGTCTGGGCCATCTCAACCGCTCTGTTCGTAACTAGAATCTGCATACCCTCATTGTTCAGGCCACCACTTGCAGAGTTATCTGCCATGAAGACCTTGCTCACTCCATAGAAACCTGATATCCTATCTCTCAAGTCATCCTTGACAGAGATGTAATCCATCTCCTTGAGGCTATCCATGAACTTCACCCACTCAATCGAACCCTTACCGTTCTCTGCCTCGATTCCCATTACAGGAATGAAGTGTGGGTCAGTCTCCATCTTCTCCTTGACGCTTCGCCAGAAGGACTTCATGGAGTCAATGTTCCTAGTCTGGACTGCGAGCAATCCCTTCGGCATTCTAGCCTTGGTGTATGATGAGTTAACGTAGTTCTCCATTGCGATTAGCGTAGTCACATGATTCCATAGTGTGATTATTGGAGATAGCCCATACATCCTACCGGGAGAGTATTTGCTGAAATGCAACACCTCTCCCTTCGTGAAGTATTGCTCCTCTCCCTTCACTCTATTGACATAGTGAACTGGATGAAGTTCTGAGTTGCATTCCTCACAGAGTCCAGTCGAACTCGTTTCTATTCTATCTCTGTGTTTTACACAGACATACCCTCCCTTGCCCCTTTCCCCTAAGTCGTTAGAGTAGATGTGCATAGTCACAGGGTCGCCACGATAGACCTCCTTGATTCTATGCATACGAATCTGGTTGTTGTTATCCATGAAGTATTCCTTAACTAAAACCAAATAGGCATCATCCATGATGTTCAAGTCATCCTCCAATTCCTTCAATACGTCAATGAACAGTTGCTCTGCCTTGTTGACATAGCCCTCTAGGAACTTCTGCGCATACTTCAACTGCTCAGGGTTGGGCTTCTCTAGATTGGGGGATTCACACTCTGCACATTGGTCTACTGGTGATTGGTGTTCCTTACCGCAATCCATGCACTTCTTGACGAACTTCTCTTCCCAGAGATATCCTCTTCTGAATACCTCATTCTTCAACTGGGTTACACATGTCCTGACAATCACTGACTGTTGGGCAATGTGATAGATAACAGGTGAAGTCAATAGGTATGATGTGTCCTTCTCTTGAATCCCCGGATTGTATACCGTCCTATCTGCTGGCTTAGGGGTAGTCCTCCTAAACAAATTTCCAATGCTGAATCTCCTTTTCTCGTCTGCCATACCTACTCTTCCTCCATCACCTTATGCTCAAAAAGATAGTCAGACGCATCATCTACTGAACTCCACTCATCCTCTGATAGGTCATGCTCCTCAGCAATCTCCTCTAAATCATCAATGGCCTCATCTGCACCCTTGATGACTCCTTCGATTACATCCATCTCTGTCATCTTAGAGTTATCATGGAACTTGAAGACTGTTTCTCTGTCTATCCCATATTTAGCGAAATCGTAATTCGTGTTATCCTTGTGGTTCTCATACTTCATCAGTTGGAAAAGTTCTTCCCTTCTGGGCTTATACCAATCAGCCTTCTTATGGGATTTCTTCATTCTCAGCAACTCAAGGAGAATGTCAGCATTAGTCCCTTTCATCTTCAGGAAAGGCCTACATTTCGTAAGTATTTCTCCGACATCTGCCGCAGAGTAAAAATTCAGTCTATTAACGGGTTTCGTATCTTGTGGGGATTTTTGGTCTAAGTGCAGTCTACCACAACCTAGCGACTTGTGCATCTCTAGCATGAATGCCTTCCCCCTATCGCCAGTGGCAACGAGTCCAACTCTTGGATTAAAATTTTTGTCCATTGTAATGTATCCATCTGAGTCAATGAAAGCGGCAGTGTATGCATAGATGTCCTTCTTGATGTCATCACTGAACTTGTAGAACGCACCATCAACCGTGGTGATATTCTGAGTCCTAGCCATCTTAGAGATGATACTAGGTGACGTTTTCTTGAAGAGGTTCTTAGGTAGTCTCTCATGTATCTGCCTAGCAGATATTCCCGGCTCTTCACATACTGCATGTAGAATCTCTTGCTTGATGATATCCTTCGGCCCAATGCTTGGCATGTGTTCCTTGATTGTCTTCTTGAATGCCTTCTTGCTATTGGTCATCTCCTTGGTCAACGAGGAGTATCTAGAGTTGTATGGGCTTTCTGCTCTATCCAACCTCGCTTCCCAATACTTGCAGAGGGAGTCCAATGCTTCTCTACGAGTGTTCTCATCGTGGATGTATGAGAGTTTGATTAGTTGCTCCTCGGAACAAACCATCTCCTTGACCACAGGCTTGTATTTGGCAAGCCAGTATATCTTCTCTATTGTCTCATCCAAATGGGATGCATAGCCCTTGATGAGATTGTCAATGGATTGTGTAATCTTGACTTTCTCCTCGCCTTTCAAAGTCCTACGGTAGTTCTTGAGTTCCTTGATTAACGATGGAATGTCCTTCCCCTCTACCTCGTATTTCTTGAAATCCTCATTCAGTTGCTTCTTAGCATCGGATAGGGAAACCTTGTTCTCTACTGCGAATTTCTTCTCAATGTCAAAATGGTTTGATACGGGTTGGTCAGACAACCAAGAACGCCTTAGTTCTTCAGTGAGTCTCTGTTGCTCTTCTACTAATGTCTCCTCTTCGTCAGCAAGAGCGGCAACTTCCCTTAGTTTGTCTCCTTTCACACCCATAGTATCACCTAGATATTCAATCCCATTATTCCTCCGGGCATAACGTTGCCCATAGGTCTTACCGGAGTCGTATCAAACAAGTCCATATCATCTAGGAGGATAAAGTTCTCGCTTGGTGCTTGAGTCGCGGCATTGGCTAAAGCGAGGCTCATAACCAAGTCGTCATGTGCGCCTACTCCCTCAAAGCGACCAGACTCCGTGATGCTGAACATGGATAGTTCCTCAATCAACAGGTTAGTCAACCTTCTGCTGGCATTATCGCCATAGGGGAAATTCAATTTCCCATTCTCTATGTTCATTTGTAGGTTGAGTATTATCTCTTGCTTCTTCTTACGAGTGGTGTCAAAGTCCTTGATGTTCAAGTCAGAAATACTTCTCAACTCCTGAGTAAATGCCTTGGCGAAAGTGTTAGTTTCATAGAGAACCACTTCCGGTTGGAATATCTTACCAATCAGTCTAATCTTCTCTATGTTTTCCCTGAACTCAACGTTCTTTGCTCGGTCTACATGGACAATGGTTTTGTTTGCCTCATCATCCACTTCCAAGACTGTTATCACATTGTAGTCACCATCAGTGGATATCGCTGGGTCAACCCCAACGTAATACTTGTATCCCTTGTCCTTCCTATTTCCTAGTTTCAGAACGTATTCCTTGTTCTTACAGTTCTGTATGAATTCTGGATTGAACAGCGAGGTTCCAGTTGATATGGGAACACACAGATACTCACGGGTAAACTTGAGGGAACCAATCTCAGCCTTCCTTTGTAACAGAGCATCACTATCCCATCTCTCAGGCCATAGTGGTTCGTTCAATGCATTGAAACAGGGATACTTGGTTACGGTGTATGCTTGGTTCTCTTCCAATTGTGCGAAGATGTCAGTGTATGTGAATGGTGTCCCAATCATTCGCAGGTTGGATGTGTGGTGAAGAGTGGGTATCATGTCACCGAAGAACCAGTCAGTCACTCTTTGGATAGCAGATAGACTGAACTCCTTCAAGGGGTCGTCAATGATAATCTCCTGTGGATGGAGTCCTCTAATCTGAGAGCCAACTGACCTCTCTAGGATTGCGTTGCCATTAGTGAGTTGTATGTTACCAATGGCCCAGTTCCTACTGGGGCGGAACTTCTTCAATGCTGGATGATTGAAGTATCTGTCAATCTCGCGCATGTGAACAAGAGTCTGCTTCTGGTTCGATGAGATGTATAGCATCTGATATGGTGGCTCTTGGAATACTAGGTTCCATACAACCCAACAATGCATGAAGACGGACTTGCCGTGGTCACGACTACAGATGATGACAGTCCTATCAGTCGTCTGCATCGACTCAAGCCATTCCTCCATGTATGGTGGGAACATCATACCGAGGACGTTCTGGAAGAAGTATGGGAAGGATGTCTTGGACATCTCCATGTCCATTGCAGAAACGAAGTCCATGTCATCTAGTTCCATCAGGTCTTACCCCCGAATGGATTAGGTGGCCCTCCTCCTCCTTTTCGCCTTCTCTTGTTATCGATTTGCTTCTTATCCCCACCCATTGCCTTTGTTCTTTTCTGTTCTAGTCGTGCTATCTCAGTCTTTCGGAATTCATACTGACCATCGCCTTTGTATTTGTTCCCTAACTCTCGTTTTTTCGCTTCGTATTTCCTTTGTTTCTTTTTATATGACTCCAAGTCTTTCTCATCTCGCTCTGTCCAAGTAACTTCAGGCTCGTCCTCTTCTTGTCCCTTGACTTTCTTCCATCTCTCGGCATCATTCGGCCAAAGAGGGAAAATATCAGTGACCTCATTAGCCGCCATCTTTGCTTCTATATTTCCTATTGGGTCATCATATGCATTAACGTCTGTGGGGTATATGCTATCAAACACAACTATCCCTCTGGGTGCATCATTATGTCCGAATCCTCTGACTTTAGGTCTGGCTTTTCCTGTTTTTGCTTGTAAAAGGCCACTACCGGGCAATTCACTTCTTGTGTTTACCCTTCTCCATGTGACAATGTAATCCTCGTTATCAGGAGCGGCGAATGAGAAATTCAAATCCCACTCCTCACCTTTGGCCCCTATTTGCCTCCTGACTACTTGGAGGTCATCTTTGTCTAGTGCGCCTACTGATTGTGACTTTCCCTCAAAATGTGGTCTAGTCATTGTGGTGTTTTTCACACTGTAGCCGTGGTCACTTTTCGGAGTCTGGTTGTCTTTGAAATGGGTATCGCTGAATTCTACAGCATTGAGTAGTTCCTTGCCACTGATTTTTAGAATATCGAACCAACTCATACTAACACCTCATGCCGCACTTGACGGTGTTGAATAGAATCTCCTCTCACATAACTTGCAGACTTTCTTACCGTCTTGCATGGGTTTCATCTGACCATTGAATGAGAACTTATCACTACCACAAATCTGACAGGTTTCCTTCTCCTCTTGTGGTTGGATGTCCCTTTGTGAACTACTTTGCACCCTTTGCATCAATCGTTCCCTCTGTCTTGCGGGGTCGAACTTCTTGATTTTGTAGAACCACTTGGCAACAGGCTTGTAGTAGAGTTTCCTGATTGCGGTTGTCTTACTTCCTTCGTTCTCCAACATTGTGAAGACCTCCCTTATGTCATCAGGAATGTCATCTTGATTAATGACTTTGTTATTTGAGTCGAATTGTATCGGCTGGAATCCTTGTCTATCAAACACACCAACTCCGGCTGGTTTTGCCGCTCCTACGATTGGCTTGTTGCTGTGCATGTCAATCACTTTGTTTGATATCCAACTACCAGCACCTTTTGTCTCTTCCTCGCTAAGACCAGATTCCGCCGCGTGGCTTACCAACCCAGTTAGAAGATAGATATCCTTGTATCCTCCGATGCCTTGAACAGCCAATGGCTTGCCCTCTTCCACTGTTGGATAATACGCTATCCAATAGTTCGGGTTTATCGTAGCAAAGGGAGTGCCGTTGAGTTTCTCGTATCTCTCTGCTCTAGTTTCGTAATCTATGCCATGTTCTGCAAAACGTGCTTTGACTTCATCTTCTGATATTGGCCCTGCCATTTGGAATTCTGCCATCTAATCACCTGAAAGTCGCCTTTAGGAAATAGACGCTTTCAGATGGAATGCCGTGTCTCTTGCTTAGACCTTCCATAGAGTCAATATCGTTGACTATGTTTTCTATCTCACTAGCCGTAACTTCAACGTTGTATTCCTTCTCCATGATATCTATAGCAGATTCCATGTGGTTGAAGTTATCGAGTTTTGAAGTATTGTGATAGACAGGCTTGCCCATCATCTTACGAATGGTATCATGAACCTCTATCACTGGGACATCATTCGATTTGACTATGTTCATATCATCTATTGCGGAATTGAATGCATTGACTTCATCACTCATACCAGCCTTATCATAGACTGATTGGCTTCTCTCCAAGTATAATTGAACTGCTTCGATTGGGTATATCTCGCTCTTCTCCCATCTACCTGCCAACTCAGCCACACTAGTCCCTCTAGGGAACTGCACATCTGGTTTGTTGTTTCGCTGGAGGAAGTCATGGAACCACTTCCCTATTTCAATTTCCAAAGCGTCATTGAATGATTCCCCACTAACTGACATAATTTGATTAGTGACCTTCATTAATCCTCTCAACGAAGATTTCAAACGCTCCATATCCTTGAACTTTGATGGTGTGCTTAATTCCTTCAAGGCGGCAGTCATTCTGTTCAACTGCTTGGGTGCTATTATCCCGCCTTGTCCTATGCTCTCAGCCCATAGTAGCATGAAGAAGGCATTCGCGTTTCGATTGTCTTGTGCAAGAGTCTTGAACAAATCAATGGCAGAGCCTAATTCCCCTCTGTCACCGAAGGCGATTGGGTCATCGAATGGTCTGTATCTGCTATTGACGGGCTTAACGTAATACTCAAAGATAGCATCCAGCATCTTATTGAAGTCCTCCTTTAGATTGCCGAGTTCATCTACGAATGATTCCGTTCTAGATGAGCCGAAATGAGTCGTTGACATGGTTGGGGAAATAGTCCTCCCCTCCTTGTCCTTCTCACTGCTCACAGTAGTGCTAACCGGACTCGATAGTCTCTCCATTTCATTCTCACTACTGTCTATCATCCTACCAACAGTCTCTAGGAAATCAGTGATGTTTTCGACATTGCTACTGTAGTCCTTCAGCATCTTCCTTGAGTCCTCATCGAGTTCGTTCCACAACTCTCTATCCTCAATCATCATAATCAGTTTGTTTGAGACAGGAAGATGATACTCCTTCCTAGTAGTAGCGGCCTGTTGCATTAGCCTATCAATGTGGTTCGACAACTCGGAACCTATGTCGACTGTATATTTGGCTCCGGCAATTGCGAAATTCCTTGTGAGCCTCCTCATTTCCTTCAGGAAAACAGGTGTGTCCAACCATGCCTCGTATTTGTTCTCCTTGTTCTGTTGGGGAGCGAAGACATAGTAGAATAGAGGGTCTACTTCGACATCTTGCATTAGGTTCTTGAGTTTCCTACCGAGTCTGCTTCTCTCTTGCATATTGCTTCTTGCTTCCTCAGAAATCCTTGTGGGTGGGGAAATCTCAGTATCGAACTTTCCCTTTCCTGTAACTGCCGCTTCATCGTCTAAGATATCCTCAGTTTCCAATGGTGATAACTGCTCCGGGCCAGATAGCGACCCTGCCTCATCCATTCCCAAATCATCACTAGCATTATCTCCTCGTATGGGTTTGCCTTCTTCATCTCGTCTGAAGGCCGCGCTTCCTATTCCAAGTGGCCCTAGTTCATCCTTCAATTCCTCTATCAGTTTCTTCTGTGAATACCTACCACTTCCGAGGTTCTGAGATATGGTCATCCAACGCTCAAAGAGTATGGTGTATTTGTCTCTCTTATCCACATGGTCTTGCATCTTGAATGGCTTCATCTGGAATGTGTATTGCATACTGTGTGGGAACTGGTCGAATTCCTTTGCATAGTCCTGTATCTTCTTGATAAGGTCATTCAGTCTCTCATTCTCAGAATCGAATCCTTCCAATGCGTCAGTGAAATCCTTGACTGCGGTTTGCAGGTCTGCGAATTCTTGCTCATGGATTCCCTGCCAGTAGTCGTATATCTCCTCTCTACGCGATAGGAACTTCAAGTCCAATTTGCCGATTAACTTGTCAGCATCCAACTTGTCAGCCTCGTAATACGGCATGTCGCCTTGAATGTAATTAGACAAATAGGATACTAAGGGAGCCATACGACTCCTCAACTTACTGTCCTTCTCAGACTCTAGGACTCTCTTGTATGTCTTCAGTTTGCTAGGGCTAGTATCACCGACAATCTGTAGGTTCCTCAGAGATGGGACTTCACCAGATAGGAACATGTGAAGATTGAGCCTCTTCCCCTCTGCTTTGAAGTTCCTCAGAACCTTCTCCGTCTTGGTGGTTGCCTCGGTAACTACCGCACTAGCCTTGCCCTTAGTTGAAAGTCTCTTCAATTTAGACAGAACGAACATGATGTATTTGTTCTCGTTTCTGAGTCTGCCTAATGATGGGTATTTCTCTCTGAGTTGTTGAGCCACTACATCCGCTTGAGCCTCTGTCTCTTGCTCCTTCTCGGAATCAGCGAGCAGTTCAAACATCCATCCTTGTAGTGTGATGTCACCTTCTCTCATTAGGAACATCCTATTGGTAGACACCTCACTAGTTACTTGGTCATCCTCCACTACTTCCCAGAACTCTTCAGGTGTAATCTCCTTGCGGAATTCTCTCACGATTTTACCAGAGGTTTCCCTAGTATGTTCGGCCTCCTTTTCCGGGTCAACCTGATTGAGGTAATCTACCACGTTATTCAGGAAGGTTGGCTTATCCTCCAAGAGGAACTTCCTAACCCATTTGGGCTTCTCCTTGAGTAGTAGTTCTAATGTCATGTTCTCTCCCACAACCACTCCAACGGCTCTACCGTGTTCTTCTCATGTAGATAATTACTGTTGTAATCACTTAGCAACTCTGACATCTTTTTCTTTATCGCCTCAAGGAAGGCAGTTCTGATTTTACCATACTGAGTAGAAGACAATGCTTCGGTTAGTCTCTCTTTATTCTCTTCACTTTGCTCTACTGTGTATTGGTAAACTGCTTCCTTTACCTCACTGTCTCTATCCTCATACACTTGTTCTATTCTAATCATGTATAGGACGAAATCTCCTATCATCACTTGGTTCTTATTTCCCTCTGCCGCTTCTAGGATTATCTTGTTCGGACTCTCTGCTTCTGCGAGGGTTTGCAGATATTGTGGGAATGCCTTACCGCTTGCCATGCTAGAAGATAATTCCTTCAAGCGTCCTTCAGAATCCCATAGTTCTATTCCTTCATCCTCTAGGACTTCAGAATTCTCTAGCCTTTTCTTTGTTTCTCCATCAACTGGCCTATAGAACCCAGATACCTTCTCCTTGAAACTAGCGAGGTCTTCCTCATGCTCATCCATCATCTCCTCAAGAGCATCCTCGGAATTAATGCCGTATACCTTCAATGAGTCATCATAATCTACTGCCATCATCTTCTCATAGGCTTGTGTGGGAATGGAGAACTTAACCTCTGTAGTGATATCCTCTACTTTCATCTCACTTCCAAGGGCTTCCATTAGTTCCTTGAAGTCCTTAGTGAGATTCCTATCTGCGGCAATTGTATTCTCAAATCCACTAAGTGTTTCGCTATTGTCCCATGCATCCTGTATGGCTCCTCCAACTTTGCTACTTCTCAATCGATTCAATATGATTTCTTTCTTCGTGCTTGTCTTAGTATCTGCAACTGCGAGGAATTGCTCAAGGTCTACATCCTCGTTCTTCAGAATATATGCAGTGGCAGGTGGTAAATTCCCACCTTGGTTAGGGGCTAACCCATAGACCTTTATCGCAAGATTTCCCTGTGAGTGGGTGATAGGCAAATAGGATATTTTTCCTAGTCTAATCTCATCCCCTTTAGTTGGTAACTTCAGGTCATTTACTATCATCTTCACATAGTCGTATACCAAGTCATCTCCGATTGCATCAGGTGATACCTGCTTCTTCCTCTCCTCTACGGATTCTAATCTCTTGAAGACCTTCTTGAATTTCTCAGCAAGGTCGGGCTTGTCCTTCAGATACTCGCGTAGTTCATCCCCGTTTTTCTTGTTCCATTGTTGAATAGCAGAAGCCAATCCCTTCATCTTGCTCCTTTCTATGAGTTCCAATAGAGCATCATGGTTACCATCCAAGAACGTTTGAATCTTATCAGCAATGTGAGGTTGATTGTCCTTTGTTGGCTGAGTTAATTCTTCTCTTGTTTTATTGAGCAACTCTAGAATCTCCTCTCTATCTGATGCGTCCCAACCTGCTTGTTGGAATTTCTCCTCAAACTCCTCACCCTCATACCTCTGTATCTTGTTGATTAGCCTAGTCAGTTGCTTCTTGCTCTTGACGCTATCTTCAATCTCCATTGGGATAGAAGCCATTTGAGCGGCTGTGGCCTGTCCAGCAAATTTAACCTCGTCTTTAGTCAAGAAGGGTCTTCCTTTGAGAACAGTATGCCATGTCATTGTATCACCTCAATTTATCCTCAACAAATCTTATCACATCTGGTTCAGCATTATTCTGTCTCAAGATGGCTAGGTTTTGTGTGCTAAACTTGAAGCCCTTGTTATCGAAGGCTCTTATCTTGTTTCTCACTTGTTGAATAACCCAATCCTCGTCTTGTGCCATCTTGTCATCGAAGATTTGTCTCAGGTCTTTGCTCAGTTTATTAGAAGGGTATACATTGTCCTTATCCTTACCCCTCTCCAATGCACGACCACGACCCATGACTCCTCTCAGTGTCTCCATGTCCTTTGCATTACTAGGGTCATATCCTTCTATTCTATAGCCACCTTTCCCTACCTGATGCCTGTTAGTTGTAGCCCATACCCTGCGTTCCTTCATCTCTTCTGGAAGTTCGTTCTGTTCCCAATGCGCATCCACTTGTTTCTTCGTCACTGGTCTTAGTTCATCATAGTAGTATCCCAATTTATTCTCCGAAGATTTGGGGTATGGCGGTGGACTCTTCAATATGTCAAACCAACTCATCTTATTCACCACGATTCTCTCGGTCAATGCGTTTGTTTTCTTCCACTAACTCTTCTTCTCTCGTTCTTTTTTCTTCTTCTTCGTCAGTCTCTGCAACTGAATCCCAGAACTTATCGTCATCAGGGAAGTCTTGTGTAGGTTCTCCTCTACTACCCTCAGAACTTTCCCAATTTTCCTTTTCCAGTTTCAGAACACTGAACCATGTTTTGCTTTCTTTATTATCACTTGCCAATTTGTAACCTCCTTGATTTCTGTATCGACTTCTCATTTGTCCGTCAACTCCTATCTCTTCCGCATTCTTTTCCAATGCAGGTGCTAGTTGTTGTTTTAACCAAGCCTTCCATTTCACTGCGGGACTACTTGGTAGACTAATCTGATGTGGCTCGTTTTTAGGGTCATGTTGTTCAGAAGGATTCGCTTCAGTATATCTTACTATGCCTCCATGCACCCTATCTGGTATGGTTTCAACTACTTTCCATTTAGGTAAGTTCCTCTTGATGAATCGCGCTACTTGAGCAACCTTGCTCATTTTCTTATGTAGCGTTTCTTCCCTATTCATCATATCACTTTCCATACATTAGAGTGTGAGCATCATCCTTGGCTTTCTCATGAAGTTTCTTTGGAACCCAAGGGGGATTCCATCCGAGTTTTGCCTCCTTGTGTTCCTTCGGTGGCTCCTTGTCGAACTTGAATCCCTTTGGTGGTGGAACCTGATAATCAAAGTTATCACCACACCATGCACAGTATTCTTGGCCCTCTTCTACAGGCCTTATGCAGTTATTTCTACAAAGCAGGTATCCCAACTTGTATTTCCTATCGGCATATACCTTCTTCGCTTTCACTATATCCTTCCAACTCATTGCATCTTCTCCTCCATTTGCTTTCTTACATCTAACCATACTTCAGGGTGGTTCTGTGCTAGAACCTCCTTGATTACTTGCATCTGATGAACGATAATAGTGTCTTGCCTCTTGTGGACTAACTTGCCCTTGAACTCCATTAGATACTTCAGGCTCTCACGAATCTCCTTTGCCAACTTGGTTAGTGAGTCAATATACTTGGGGTCTACACCATCCTGTGCGAACAACTCATCCACCTTTGTCTCCAACCTTCCGATGTTATTGCTGAGGACTCCAATCTCGTCAACGTCCTTCTGTGCGATTAGTTGAGCGGCTGACTGTTGGACTAGTGGTTGCAAGTGGTGCTTCATGTGCCTCATTATCTGGTCTTCCGAACAACCGACAACCTCAGCCGCAACCGTTGGTGTCATTGCCCCATCGTGAACTTGTTTCTCAATCTCGCTTCTGATTGGGTGTATGCAAATCTTGCATCGTGGGTTAGACGCATTGGTGTAGCCAGCCATGTGATTCCTCTGATGTCTTGAGGATGTGCCACTAGGCCAGTTCATCCTATTGTCCAACTCATCGGGAGATATGGCAATGCTCTCCAAGTCCTGTTCAAATTGGTCACGGTCTTCGTGATTGCAAAGTGCGCATCTCTTTCTCGTAATCATGAGAAGTCACCTAATCCTGTTTGCTTACCAGAGATTGCTTCTCTCTTCTCCTTATCTTTCTCTGCTACTAGTTCCTCATGTTCAGCAACATTACCTTCTCCACCGTCTTTGAATTCACCATAGCCCTGTCCTTCATCTAACCTGAAATCCGATAGTTTGCCTTTTGGTATCTTTCCACCATATCCCGGCAGTCTTCTCCCTTTCGCATCTCTACCAAGTCTAGTTTGAACGGTATTGTCTTTCGTTTTCTCCGCGTTGTCCGCTTCCTTCTTTTCTCTGGCTTCTCTCGCCGCTTTAGCGGCTCCAGATTCCTGTGAGCCATCTGACATTATATTACCAAAAGTAGTCTGTCCGTCATCCTTCACTTCACCCATCCAATTACCCGCATCCCATTGCTCGGCACTGCTCAATTGGTCTTTCACATTCTGTGATAGTCCTTCTTCTTCCTTTGGTGGTGCTTTCCCATCTTTTTCCTTTGGTGGTGCTTTCTCGTATGGGTGTAGTCTCTCTCTTTCGGCTTCAACTTCTTCCCTTGTCGATTGCCCGGTTCCAGTTATCTTCTTGCGATTCAGTTCTGCTAATGCGTTGTTCTTCTCACGTTGGATATCTACTCTGTCCTCAGCACTAGCATCTCTTAGGCGAGTCTCAAACTTATCTTCTACTTCTCCTATTCGCCTGTCAATGCTTTCCAATGTAGCAGGGTCAGTTACCTCTTGTGTTCTACTCATTTGCCAATTTGGGTCTTTAGTCTGCTCTTGCATATGTGCCTCGTATTCCGCTAGATGTTCTCTCCTCTGTGATTCAGTGGGTTTCTTAGTTCCACCAAATCCAGTCCAGTCCCTTATGATATTCTTTGCCTTTGCCTTCCCAGCAGTGTCAGCATATCCCTTCTCTCTAAGCCACTGCTGATAGTTGGCCCCTTCTTCGTTGAGTATTGGTTGATTTCTACCTTCCATTTGTGATACCCTCTCTTGAAATTGTTCCTCTGACTCACCAACGTTTCTAGTTGCCCCTCTTTTACTCTTGACGGGTGATGCGGATTGGTGATAACTCGCAATGTTAGTAGGGGTTGGAGCCATATTCTTAGCACCTTGCACGATGTTTTGTGGTATATTCCGAACACCTCTGCCAATTTGACTTGCCGTTCCTCTGGCCCCTGTTGCTACATCATGCATGATGTTTCTACCAGTTTGCACTGCCGCATCTGTTCCTTGTTGCAAGGTCTGTCTAACATTCGCACTAAGCGGAGCCGTCTTGTCTGCAATATATTGCCCTGCTCTTCGCATTGTTCCCGGCACTTGACTACCAACAGTCATAGCAGGGGGAGGTGTGTTGGCTTGAGCATAGGCCTGTTCGTCTGCTAGTCTTTCATCTCTTATTGCGGCGGGGTTGCTTGTGTCTACTGTTCTAGTGGCTTGCTCAAGGTCTTCCCTCATATCCTTGAGAATGTCAAACCAACTCATTTTATCCACCTACTGTTGTAAATCTTGTTGCCATTGTGGTTGGGGGTCAGGATGCATTTCATCGAGTCTTCTATCCACCCCAGCATAACCACCTTGTCTACCCCATGCACCTTCTAGCATAGCATGTCTACCTGCTTGCATTTCATTGCGAGAGTGTTCATCTAACTCGGAACCATCTGGAAATGAATCTGGATTTGATGCCATCCATTCTTGGAACATCTCATCACTAGTTCCGTATCTGGCCTTCTCTCTCAAATCCTGAGCATCA